TCATCGAAGAAGTCATCCTCGATGACTTCTGCTTTAACAACATTATTAGACATTTTGACCCTTTGCTCGTTTTAAAAGTATTTAAAAAGTTTTAGTTAGGTAAAATGTTTTTAAGTTCTTCAAGTTCCCCATTCCATATATCAAAAATATCTTTGTTTTTCAAATCGTTATATTGAGATTGGAGTTTAACTTTTTGTGATGATAATTCATTTATTTTTTCTTCTGTTAAATTTAATAAATTCATTTGAAGGTGTTTCTCAGCAAATTTTATACCTAATTCATCACATTTTTTTAATATATTTTCTTTTTTATTTTTGTTTATAACAATAACACCATCTATTATATTTTGGATAAACTTTATACGGTCACTTAAAAAATCAATTTCTTCTTGATATTTATTAAGTTGGTATTCTTTTCTTTTGTGATAAATTTCAACTCTTTTTCCAATAAACGCTTCAAGTAATTCAATTTCATTTTGAAACTCAACTATTTTGTTATGCTCGTCTATACAAGTAAAATTCTCTGTAACTTTTTTAACTAATTTCAACTCTTTAAAAATTTTATCTTCTTCTCCTAATTCATACCAATCCGTAAGTTTTTTACTACGAATTTCAAATTTAAACTCGTCCTTATCACTCAAATCCTTATAAGATTGAATAATTTTTTTATCTTGTAATTTATCAAGTTCTTTAATATAACCTTTTAAGGTATAACCTATTGGAACTTCTGAAATGATAATCTTATTTTTTTCAACTTCAAACTTCCCAAAAACACTAAAAGACCTTTTTGATGTCTCCCCAGCAATCGTTCCTTTGAAACCATTATATCCAGGTACAATTTCATCTGGTAAATTTTTATTTTTGATGTAATTTTGTAAAACTTCAATTATCATTTTAGGTTTTCTTGGTAAAATTTTTTGAGAAAAACCTAATGAAATACCTTCAGAACCATTTACTAAAATTAAAGGAAGTATAGGCATATAATACTTGTATTCGACCTTCTCACCTTCAAAATGATTTTCTTCTAATACAGGTGTATCCTCACTCCTAAAAACTTTTTTGGCATACTCTGATAAATGAGTATAAATATATCTACTTGCTGCTGGTGCAGGTATAAATCTCGTACCGAAACTTCCTTCAGGATGTAAAAGATTTATGTTATTGCTTCCTATAAAATTTTGAGCAGTATTTACTAAAACCCCTTCAAGTGATTTTTCTCCGTGTATATAATTCGTAAAGTCAGCAATGTTACTAACTACTCTTGCAACCTTTACTTCTTTTGAAATGTTTTTTTCTAAAAAAGTATAAAGAACTTTTCTTTGCGACAACTTCATTCCGTCAAAATAACTTGCTATTTTCCTAACATTGTCATAAGAAGCAAATGAAATATATTCATTTTCTAAAAAGTCTTTAATTGATTTTTTAGTTTCATCTACTTTATCCGAAGTTTTATTTGCCGATGATTCAATTATTTCTAAAATACCCATTTTAACTCCTAAACTTTATTTATATCTAAACTATAATTTTTAAGTAATTCTTTTCTTTTATCACTTTTTTCTTTACTTAACCAATCATCTAAATCTTTTTCGTCTTTAACCTCAAACGAAATTAACATTTTTTCAAAACCTTCTTTTTCAATTACTTGCCCAAGTAATTCAGGAGTATATTCACCTAACCCTTTCATATATTTTAAATCACCTTTTGATGTGTCAATATCTTCATCAAGTGTAAAATAATAGTTTTGAATTTTTTTATTTTTTTGAATAATTATAATAGGTGTTTTAAATCTTTTAATCTTTGGTAAGTATTCTGGTAAAAATTTACAAAAAAATCCAACCAATAAACCAAATATATGATGTCCATCTACATCATAATCACTCGCGATAACAATTTCTTTATAATTTTCATTTGTGATAATTTTAAACAATTCACTTAACTCCACATTTTTGTTTAAAACAGAAACATTTACTTCCCAGGCATTTAATGGTACTCCTTTTAATTCATAATAACCATTTTCTTTTCTTCCTAATGACGGAATTAAACCACCAACTGCCGATGCTCCTTCCCCAATAATCAATCTTTTCTTAAATTGAGTTGCTGGAAGATACTTTTCACTTTTTATTTTTTTAGTTGTCTTAGCAAGTTTTTTTAGTTCAGCATTTTCTTTTGCTTGTTCTTTAAGTGTGAAATACTCTGTTATACTTAACATCAAATCTTCATCTTTTAGTAACTCTCTAACAATTTTATCCCAATTAACACCATCAAAAACCTTATCCCAAGTCGATTTTGAATTACTTATTTCAATTTTTTCTTGACTTGTAAATTCAAGTGCTGGTACAAATCTCGCGATAACCATAAGTTTTATTTTATTTTTTATATCAGCGGGTTTGATTGTTTTAAACTTTTTGACTAATTTTTCCCTTATTGGTGGAATAATTTTATCCAAAATATAATTCACTTGCGAACCACCATTTCTTGGGTTTATACCGTTTATTATAGATAATTGTGAGAAGTCGTCCGTATCATTTGATTTTATGATGATTTCAAAATTATCTCTTTTTATGTTACCATATTTCATCTATTCTCCTTTTTATAATTATACTAAAAAAATTTCTAAAATAAACTGTTTGATATTATTTTGTAATTTTTAAAATCGTAAATTTTATATTTATCTGGAATTGTTTCAAAAACTAAAATATCATTATCTCTTAACACTTCATTTATTTCTTGTTTAGTCATAAGTGAAGGAACCAAATCGTAACAATTCATTTTATTTTCTAATGCATAAATAGCAGCATTTACATCAATTTCATTTTCTGTAAAGTTGATAATGGTATCATAAGAATCTTTTAGTTTATTTAACTCAATTTCTAAAAAGTTTTTTGATGCACTCCCAACTACAACTAACCCTTTCTTGAATTCCCTTATATTGAACCAGACATAATTATTCTTTTTATTTAACTTTTCAACTTTTTTAATTTTACTTTTTGAATCAATTATTCTACCACCAAGTATTTCTGCGAGGTCGGTAGTATAATTTTTTCTTGATGAAATTTTACCTAAAATTTTATAATTATAATCAATTTTATTACAATTACATTTCCCAAATGAATTATTTTTAAAAGGCCTATAATCCACATCGTGGTGCCATCTATTAAATTTATATTTTAATTTAGTGTATTCAGGATATGTTTTCCAAAGCATATAAGATTTGGGTAATGTTCCCTCTTGAAAATAAAATTCATCACTATTACCACCACTTAAAACCTGTGTCGTCATCTTATCACCTATAAACATATTCCATTGAATAGTTGAATAACCATTTGAGAGAACATCAAGAGATAAAATAGTGTCTTCATTATAACGACCTCTCCATCTGAAAGGTATGTTATTTCGAATGAGTAACATCGAATAAATTCTTGTATTTTTAACATAAGGTTTATTCTTGTTTTTAAACATCACGAAGGTCTCATAATTTAAACCACTTATTGCTATGTTTTCATAATTTTCTATAAACATTTCAGGAAGTGCAAATATAGACTCATCTACTAAAAAACCTTTATTATCATTATAAAAATGAAAATTACGGATATTGTCATCTAAAACCCAATGAAATTCATAACCTTCTTTGATTGAAGTTTCCCAAGCAAAGTTTCTTGCAGGACCTGGACCCGTAGATTTATCAAGTCCATATTCATCTAATTTATCATATTTTTCTTTATATTTATTATCAAGTATAATGAGTTCTTCAGGTTTAAAATTTTGAAGATACTTATCATATTCTTGTTCTTCAACCACAATGCGAAATTTAACATTCATTGCTGCTAATTTTTTTGCTGTTATACAATTATCCCATCTTCCTTTTGACACTATAAAAATAGGATATTTCTGTTTTGCATCAAATGACACCACCTCATCTATATTTTGAATTTCAAGACTTGGGTAATAACATAAATAAGTTTTTTTATTTCCAGAAAATGGTATTTTAATTTTTTCGAATTTATCTTTATATTCTAAAAAATGTTCTGTGTCTTTAAATTCCAAATCTATCATTTGAATATAACTTTTTTTGACACCCCATTTATAAGTTGGGAAATTTATATTTTTAAAAACCTCATCATTATATATTTCTGTAAATGATTTTTTTGTCTTTAATAAAGTTATTTTTTCTTCATCAATTTTATAATTATAATCTTTTTTTAATGGAAAATTTTTTTTGAAAATGTTATCTAATTCATTTTTCACTTCTAAATCTTTGTCATTTACATATATTCGAATTATCATATTCACTCCTCAATAAATTCATCAACATCAATATGATTATTCTCAAAAATAACTTCTCCGTTTAATAATAACATTTCAATCTCATTATTAGGTGTTACTTCAACCCATAATTTATCTTTGTCAGAAGTCAGTACTGAACCGTCAAATGAAGTTATTTTATCTATATTAACATTTTTAATTAAATCATGTGATAAAAATTCTTCAAGTGAATTAAATTGTTTTTTAATAAAATTCATTTTTACTCCTTTTCGTTTTATATTATAATTATAATACAAAAATAAATAAAAGTCAAGAACTTTTATTCTTTTATTTCAAATTCCTTAAGATTTTCAAAATCTATTTTTAAAGTATCTAATGATTCTTTTATATCCCAGGGAATTGCTTTTTTTGTTTTCATATCAATAGATAAAATTGTTATAGCAGTTAAAAGTTTTATATCTGGAACAATTCTATAAATGACTTTAAATTTAGATTCCGTAAATGTTAAAGCGACATCAGTTTTATTTTTGAACTTGCCTTTATTGTATTTATATAACATTAAATCTATACCCTTAGAAATTTTCTTTTCAGCAGTTTTCCAATCTAAATTTGTTCTTTCTTCAACTTTCTCGGCAAAATTATGGTCTTTTGTATTATAAAAAGTTATTCTAAATCCATAATCGTTTTTTCCGACATACCTCATTCTTTTAAAGTTTTTAGAATCAGAAAAAGTACCATTTCCTTTTCTAACGATATTTATTGCCTCAAGGATTTTTTTAAGCATAAAGTTCCTTTTTGATTATTTAAAACGATATAATAATTCCCCGTGCCCATCTTTTTGAATTTTTACCTTATATTCAATTGAATTGATTTGTCCCCGTGCATTCACTTCATCCATTTTAAATGCTTTCAATCCAAGATAACATATTATAGTCATTAAATTCATTTTTACCTCCTTAAATTTTACTTATAAACTCATTTATTTTAAATCTTATTTTATCAAATAATGATATTTTTTTACTATGGGTGTTATAAAATTCTTTACCTAGATTTGTAATATCCCAATGGTCGCCGCGAATGTTTATAAAATTGGCACCCTTTAACATATCAAAAAAAGCATCTCCAATGTCATTAATTAAAATTGAAACTTCACCTTTTTCGTTATCTCCTATATATTTTACTGCTAATTTAATATCAACTTTTTTCATCATTTAAAACTCCACCTCAGATGATTTAACTATTTCATCATTAAGTATAAATTTTATTTCAGGGTAAGTTTCTGCTAATAATCTAATTCTTGTTTTGATAACTTTTAAATCATTATCAGAAAACTCTTCTTTTTCAAATCTTTTAAAATCAGGCTCACAATATACATAAACCCCACTTGGCGAAATTTTCGATTCTTGTATTTTGAATTTTGAAGCATTATCTTCCCATTCGCAAGTTACTTTTAAGTTATTATTTTTATTTTCACCTATAAATTTTTTTGAAAATATATTTGTTAAAGCGGCACCCATACCATTCGTACCAATAGATTTTCTATTATCATCATTGAAATTACTTCCTGCTCTCAATTCACTCCAAGCAACCTCACACATATAATTGTCGTCAATTTTTTCATTTGGTATTCCACCACCATTATCTTCCACACTAAAATAATTTTTTTGTAACTCAATTTTAATTCTTGGATTCCCTTTGGGTGCTTTAAGATTATTATCCACAAAATAATCAACACTATTATCTAAAATCTCTTCAAAAATTTTAACTAAACCAGGTGTATAAGATATCTTTTGATTAACATATTTATTATCTTCAACGAGATATCTTTCTTCGTCAATAACCTTTATGCTTCCTATATAAACATTTGCTCTTTTCAGCACATGTTCTTTATCTGATAATACTTGAATTTGTCTCATTTGTACTCCTTTTAACCCAAATTTTTTGATTATTTACAATTTTTTGCTCATACCCGTGTTCTATTGCTATTTTTGCTATTTTTGTTTCAAGTTTTTCTATATTATACAAATACAGAAATAGCATTGATAAAATCAATACAAATATCATACCACCAAAGGTTTCTGAAATTGATTTAAACATTTTCCCTCCTCATCCTTTTATTTCAAAGTTAAATTCTGTTTCAGGGTAATTTAATAATTCTTCAAGTGTATTCTTAACACTATCTTTAATAGTTTTTTCGATAGACTTTTTTGAAACATTTCCCATTAACTCGCTTATTTTTTCAAGATATAATTCTTCCATTGCTTTGATCTTTTTCAATAATTTTTCGTTATTCTTTTCAAGTTCTTTAATGATTTTATCTTGTTTTGAAACTACACTATTTTTCCCGATTTCCGAATCTAAAACTTGAGAATTTTCAAGTCTTTTGATATAATCTTTCATTCTTCTATTTTCTGTTTCTAAAAATAAGTTTTTTTCATTTATATCTGATTTTGATTTCATTAAGTCTTGTTTTTGACTTTTGCATTCTTCTAATTCTTCAATTTTTTCATTATAGTAATTTATGAATTTTGATAATTCATCTTTTCTCACTTCATAAACATTTCCTGTAAGTTTATCAAGTGCTCTAACTTCTAAATTAAATTTACTCATGTGTTATCCTTTTATGTTATTTACAATATAATTATAACATAAAAAAAATAAAAGGTCAAGGCCTTTTATGATTTATTTTCAATTTTTTCAATAATTTCATTGAGTTCTTCTTCTATATGTTTAACTTTATTTTTTAATCGAGTATTTTCCTCATTTAATTTAAAAATAATTTTGTTTAGATTGTTAATTTCACTTTTAGCATCCACAAATGAAATAATTTTATTTTTAAATTTTTCAATATATTTATTCATTATTTGCCTTCTTTTTTGTTTTTTTAGTTTCAGGTTTAACTTCACAACTTGCTAAAAATTCTGCGATATGTTTAGGTGAAATTTTATAAACCCTTGATGAAATTTTATAACAACCCAATTTTCTTCTTTTGATATAATCTCTAACTGCCCAATCTGATAAACTTAAAAACTCAGCAACTTGCTGAACTGTCATCAACTCATCCATAAATTCTCCTTAAAATAAAATTCCTTCTTCTGATATATTCTGATATTTTATATATGAATAATCATTAAGATATTTCTCTTGTTTTTCTTTTTCAACTTTTCTTGCTGTAATTTCGTTCCTTGCACCTGTGAATGCAAAAGTTGATAATAATGTAAATCCACCTGAAATTTTACCACCCTGCCAATCAAATAAATTCACCTTCGGTACATAATATATAACATTATCTCCAGGATTTATATCGCATTTTAACTTATTATAAAAAGTTATCAAAAATCTATTATCTTCAAGTTTTTTACATTCTTTGACAGAATAAGTTCTATTATGAATTTCAAGCATTTCATATTCTTTAAAACATCTATTCATAATCAACTTGTTATCTTTTTGGAGTCCTTTTTCAAGAATGAAATTACCTGTTTCAACTTTTTTGAAATTATTTTTAACCCTATAAGGTTTAAATTTATACCAATTTGTAAGAAATAAATAAGTCCCCGAACTTCTCATTAAATCTTTAACCATCCCATAATAATTTTTAAAATTAGGTTTATTTAAAATTTTTTCTTGTATAGTCATAAAAGCAATTGCTAATTCTTCTGAAACGACTTTTTTGTCTTTGCCTTTATTGGCATCCATATCGCGAAGAATTAGAGATGTAACTTGCTTATCATCCATATACATTCTTTTTTGTTTTGCCATTTTGATTCCTTTTTTATTTATAATTATAATATAAAATCAAAAATAAATTAACTTTTATTTCGGAGGACTTATTTTTTCATCAAGTTGGTACCCAACTATTTGAAACTCTATCGAAAATGTCTGATTTCCTGAACCACCATAAGTATTGACCCATTTCGGTAAAGTTTTTGGATATAGTGTAAAATTGCCGCCAAAAACTTTTTCACCTTCAGGAGTGAATCTATTTATTTCCAATTCAATCGAATAATGATGCAAGTTCCCAGGTGCTATACCCGTGTATTTCCTCAAATTAGAATCTGTTACAATTTTATTGAGTGTTTGAAAAATTTTACCATCTTCAACTTCGATAAATGTTATTGAAACATCTTTGGGTGGTTTCCAAGATTTTGGGTATTCAAAAGCAAAAAAATCGAAGTATTGAATAGAACTATAATCTATTGAACCTTCATCGATTGATATTTCTTCAATCAACATAAATTCATTTCCTGCTGCCCCCACAAGGTTCAAGTCATTAACATTAATCGATAAATTTTTACCAACACTAACTATTTTTGCATAGAAAGTGTCGGTCCTAGCAGGAGGTTTATAAATGGATTTAACATTTATGTATTTTGTAATATCACCCATTTAAAATTCCTTTTTACCAATTGCCAGATGCCTTACCTTTATCTTCAAAATAAGAGAAATCAGCATTAAAAGTGTATTGTAATGGAGCAACTTCTTGACCCAATTCCATCGAATAAGTCATTGTTAAAAGACAATTATCAAATGTCCAAGTTCTCCAAACAGTACTCCCATCATTGTCATAAAGGTTCACTACAACTTTAAATCTTGTTTGTTTTTTTGCTTCTCTTATTCCGTCTGCTGCACTTGCTTCTCCACCAATCATATATGTTTTCATCAATTTTCTATAAAATTCTGTAATCTTACCATTTTCATCTTCGAAAACAGTCCAAGTAAGTGTCCCATTTTTTGATATTTTTCCTGGGAATGTAAAATGATACCCCATAACATCAATTTCAACTTTTTCCATTTCAATTTCGCCTGGAATCCCACTTACTGTATCTGTAACAAATTTTATTTTATCAGAAATATCTTTGGGGTCTATTGCCCCATCTTCTTTCGAAATTTCAATTTCCCAAAATTGACTTGTTTTAACTACACCAACATTATCCTTAACTTTGTTATATTTTCTAACTTCTAATGCCATTTATTTTCCTTTATAAAGTCAATTACGGTTAAACCGTAATTGCTAAACTTTTATTGAATACTGCTAGAGTAACTTTTATCTCATTGATATCCATAGTAGGTTGAATTCCTAAGAAAACAGGCAATTTTCTATTGTCAATATCAAAATCAGTAGGACTAACTACACATTTGAAATCATAAACTCCGCCTTTTGCTTTTATAGAATTACCCATAAAACTATCGATAGTTGTTTTAATTCTATTCCAAGTTTCAGGATTATTATAATTAAACAACTCATATTTTAAGTAACTTTCTAAACCATATCTAATTGCCATTAACAAGAATGCTACACTTCTAAGTTGTAACGGCGACGGTTTCGCATACATTGTTCTGTTACCCCAAATAATTAAACCTTGACCTTGTTTATAAATTATTGGATTGATTCTATTATCTACAACCACATCAAGTTCCCCATCGCTGAATTGGTGTTTAATTTCAAGTCCTAAAACTTTACCTCTAACTAAACCTGCTGCTGGTGTGAATAAACTATAATTTCTATGAACGAAGTTTTGACTAATCGCTCCATAAGTTGAAGGTGCCGTCCATACATATTCTTTATTATAAGGACAATACTGTTTTACCCAACCTGTAAATAATGAACCTAAATGAGTGTTTAACATCAATTTGTTCGCATAGTCACCTGTCGCTTTTAATGCATCTGCACTTTCTTCAGCACTTGGGTCCATACTCCAATAACAATGTGTATTATTTTCACCTTGAGCATTCGCAACTCTTAACATTTCTTGAGCATATGCTGGAATTGTATAACCACCATCTAACAATAATTGAACTGGTGTTTCAGTGTTATTACTTAACTTTCTTAATGCCATAATCATATCTGCCAAACTTACAGGACTTCCGTCATCTGCCTTTTCCATATAATTTACACCTGCATCTAAAACTTTACCATTTGATGTCCCAATAGCAACATAATCTCCGATATGTTCTCCTGTTAAAGGATAACTTAAAATTGTGTAAGGGTAGTATTGATAACCTTCCACGATATGTTTATCAACATCTGTTAAATCTTTTTGCCATTTATAAACAATCCAACCTTTTTCGTTAGCATCGTCATAATTGTAATCTCTTTGAATAGATCTGTCTAAGAATAATTGTTTATTATCTCTATCAATATCTTCAATAGTATATAATTCATATAAATCTGTTCCATAAATTACATCTCTTGATTCATAATTGGGTGCAAATTTAATAGTATCCCCAATATCTAAACCATCTGTATCATTTAGGAAAATTTCAATATCCCCAACGAATAAATCTTCTTTTGATTCAAGTTTTACCCCATCATCATTTTTCGCTGGATAAAAAATCATATCTTTATTTTTTCTCCAAATTGAATAATTCGTAGGTTTTGGATTTAACACTTCCCCATTGATTGTTTTTGCGAAAATGTTATCTTTAACTTGAATGAATTCAGAAAACCCATTAACAACTGTTTCGATATATAATTTTTTCCCAAATCCATCTATGAATTCTCTATCCTTTGAAACTAACCATCTTTCAACTTCTTCGCCATTTTCATAAACAACAAGGTAAAATGCTTTCATATCAGGATAATCTTTTGATTTTTCTATACCAATTTCAAGAGAATCATTCCATTTACCTGGATTTACACCAGTTACCATAAATGAATACATCTGTTCCCAAATTGAAACTTTTGTTATTTTATAAATCGTGTCTGAACTTGAAACTGTTACAGGTTGTTTTGTATGAACGAAATATAAATCTATTTGGTCTCTAATTTTTTGAATTGCTGTATCATCAGTTTCTTCGTCGTTTTCATCAAGTACAACGATTTCGTCTCCGTCGTGAAATTCATCTGCATTATCAACTATAATGAATGGTGCTTCATCTCCGTCTATCAATACGATTGCTGTAGCATCATTTGCTTTATTTTTAACCTTAGTCCCTTTTTTAACAGTTAAAGTTGTTTGATTTCCATCACTATCTTCATCAAGAATAATTCTATCAAATTTGTGTGTTCCAGGTTTAACATCTAAAACTTCAACTATTTTAAAACCTTCGCCATCAACATCATAATCTGTAATTTCGGCATAATCATCTTTACTTGAAATAACGATTTTTTGACCTGCTGCGATATTTTTAGGTGCCCCATTTAAAACAAATTCATAAGAATTTATTGAAGTTGCCCCAGGTTTATCAAGTTCTTTTTCAACTTGAATAATTTTTTCTTTTTGAATGAAATTATAACTATCCAATTCGTCTTGTGTCAATCCTTTTTCAAAAGGTTCCACTATTTTTTTAACATCGTCGTCATAATCAGGACCCATATTAAAGTTACCACCTCTAACAAGAACACCACCATATTTAACATCGTCTGCTGCTGCTCTAACTGTCCACACTTTATCCGTAGATTTTAAAATATGAATAGCACTTTGATTTTCAGGGTATCTTAAATCAGGTGTCCCATAAACATTGATATATTGACCTTCAGAAGTCATAAGTCTTGGCATATTCACAGGCCCTTTTTTGCTTCTCACTACAATACCAGCAAAAATACCTGATAATCCTTGGATTACGGCACTTCTATCTTGTGTAGCAAATACAACTTTTGCTGCTCCCATTTAATTTCCTTTATCTTTATTTTTTAACCTAAAACATTCATTTGAGCACCTTTTGGTAACTCTTGTGAAATTTTGATTATTTGACTCTCATCTACATCTAAAACAATTTTTTCGTTGATACCTATTAAGAATATATCTTTATGGGCATTTTGTCCTTTTGTATCCACGATAAATTGTCTTTCACTTCCATTGTAAATTTCAATTTTGACCATTTATACTTTCCTTTTTATATTTAAGTATTTATATTATTTAAACTCTTGCAACTCTCTTCCATAATAAGTCGAGTGTCTTGATTCACATTACATACCTCACGGCACGCTAATGTAGATTCATTATATTGTCTTATGTCTTTTAAATCCATTGATTTATTAAAAACATTAACTTTTAAATCTACAACTTCAATTTTATTATTTCCTAATTCATAAAAAGGACTAAAAAATACCCCATCAATTTTTACCGAAAATTCAATGAGTGTCATACTACCATAAGAAGCAATATCAATATATTCTATAGAATCTATGTTCCCGTATAGTGTATTATAGTTTATTGGAACAATGATTTTATCATCTATAATATAATCTATTTCAATAGGTGGATTTACACCACTAAATTCTATGTTAAAAAGTAATTCAATTAAGTATATAATTTTGCTTTCAGAAGCAAAAAGTTGAAAAGTAAAATTTGATTCCCCATAAAAAATTTGTCTTAATGTTATTTCATCATCAACTTCTATATATTGTGTCCTTACAGGAGAACTCCAATTGTGTCCTTTTTCTTCAGATTTAATAATTGGGTCTCTTTTCCAAACACATAAACTTATATTATCATTATATTCCCCTATAAGTTCTTTTATGGCATCCGTTGTTTTTGTATTATTTATTTTTGAAATTCTATCTTTTCTAAATTCTTCAATAAAATCCATAGAAGGACTATATTTGAAAGGTATATCTAGACCCATTTTTTCAAGGAATAAAGTTTTAAAATAATTTATTACACCTGCTTCAAATTCTTGTGTCATATCTATCCTTATTTTATAACTTATTTAATTTATAATAAATCAATCGCTTTACTCCATCCTGTATCCCCACCGGATTTTAAGTCTTCCATTACCTTATCAAACATTTCTCTACCTTCATCTCTCAAATCCGTTATGTCAAATGGTAATTCTGATAAAGCAAAATCGTTTCTATTATGACCGATATAAATATAAGCAAGTGCAGTAATTAAATCTAAAAATAAAATATCATCGTAGTTAATATCTTCAAGTATAGGATTACATAAAAATTCTACATAATAAGTGGCACTGGCATCAAAATTTGCGAATGAAGTATTGAGTAATTTTCTTGATTTGTCAAATTCCCACCTCCACATCACTTTTAACTCATCACGAATGTCTGCTGGATAAGTTCTATAATTACCATAAAAAATTCCTGAGATATTTTGTATTGTTCTTGATAAACCAACCTCATCTACGATAGTATTAAATTTCATATACTTTGAAGAAATTAAAACAGGAACTAAAATTGAAACAGGATTATATTTTCCATAAATACCAAATGCTCTTCTTAATAACCCATCAAGAATAGGTTCTTTGATTTCAAAATTTTCTAAACCCACAAAATACTGATTTGTATTGACTAATATATAATCCATTAACTCCGTTTTTGTCATGTGTATCCTTTTTTAATTAAAACAAAAGGAGAAAACTTAAATAAGTTTCCCTGCTAATGTCCCTGTTTTATTTTCAACGATAGAACCCTGTCCTTCATCTTCTAAAAGTTTTTCTGCTAAACTTTTTTGAGTGTCGCTTTCATTAGTTGCTTCTTCAACTTTTACTTCTTCAACTTTTTCTTCAACTTTTTTAGAAATCGAAGTTTTACCACCCATAAGTTTTTCTGCTAAACTTGTTCTTTTTGCTTCTGCTGAACCATCTTTTTCTTCAATTTTTGAATCAGTTCCATTTAAGTTTTCTTTGATTCTTTCAATCATTTTTTCTTCAACTAATGGCATTTCACTTTCTTTAATGATGAAAAATTCTTCTTTATTTTTGATTGCCTCTGTCAATTCAGCGAATTTTTCTTCACCTAATGATTCTTCAAGTTTAGTATCAAACGCTTCAACCATTTTGTTTTCTACTTCTTTAATTTGCGATTCTTTAATAACAAAATATTCTTCTCCATTTTCAACTGCTTCTTTAATAATTGAAAATTTCGCACCAAATTTTTCTTCAAGTTTAGAATTAAACTCTTCAACCATTTTGTTTTCTACTTCTTCAAGTTGTGATTCTTTAATAACATATGCTTTTTCTTTTGATTCTAATAATTTTGAAACTTCCGCCTCTGCCATATTAAATTTTTCTTTTAAAATTTCAATTTGAGTTTCACTATATTTTTCTAATAGTTTATTTTCAACTGATTCAATTTGAGATTCTTTAATTACGAATGCTGTTTCAATTTCGCTCTCATCAAGTCCTAATTTATCAAGTAATTCCAATTTTGCTTTTTTAATTTCATTTTCAATAATTGTTTTAAATTCTTCTTCTTTTAAAACAACATTTTCCATTAAAATACTCTCGAATGCCTGAGCATATGCTTCTTTTTGGATTGAAGCAATTTTTTCTTCAATCTTTTTGCTTTCTCTTAAATCTTTGATTGCCATTATTTTATCCTTTAAATCTTATTGTTATAACTTCATTTGTAACCTCAACATCACAATTTGCGAAAATAGTATTATCATTATTTTTAATAAAATCTAAAATATCTTCGCTAAATGGAACTTCAACTGTATTATCAGCAACTATACTAATTTCAACTGCCCCGTTTGTTTGTTTGTCAAGTAAAGCAGCAATGCTTTCTATATCATCAAGTGTATCATTACTCGCTCCATCAGTTGGAACAGATCCTAAATCATCTGCACTCCCGTCTGCATCTTCTGTAACACTACTATCCACATCTACTAAAAAAATATCTTGTAGTAATAATGCCCATTCGTCAATAACAACTAATTCACCTAACTTATAAAATGGTGCTAAAAGCATTTTTAATTTTTGTGAATTGTAGTTTTTACTTCTAACGATTGTCCCATTTTCGACAACTTCTAAATCTGTAGGTTTAACACCAAATTTTGATAATAGAACTTTTATTTCTTCTACATCAACATCGGCAGCGCCATCTGCTCTTTTAATAATTAACCCTTCAGGTATTTCTTTTAAAATTAATGAAGTATCTGCTTCAATAAGTTTTTTAATATCATTAAAATTTAATTTCATTCTGTTTCCTTTTTAGGTTTTCTACCCCTTCTTTTAGGTTGAGGTTTTTTAGTTTCTTGTATGTTTTCTTCTTTAACAACTTCTGTTTCTTGTATGTTTTCTTCTTTAACAGGTTTCACTTCTTCAATTTTTGCTTCTTTTTCTTCAAAAATTGTTTTAACTTGTTTTTCTTTTTTAACAGGTTGAGTTTTCTTAGTTTCAACTTCATTAGTCGATAATTGTTTGATTTCCGATGGGATAAATTTAACTAATTTTTCATCTATTTGAACCTGACTTAAAGGTTGAATTTGTAGATGTGTATAATCTTTTTTAAGAACACTAATAATTTTTTTAGTTTCATTTTTTAAAATTATCATTTTTTTCCTTTATTAACTTTTACTATTATTTAAAAAAATTTTTATTTTCTCGTTTATAATGTTTTCATGTGATGTTCCCGAAGGGGAACTTAAAAGTTTTTTTAATTAAATGTTAGCATTTAAAATTTTAACTTTTGTACTTAAATTAGGCATAACTGATTTAATACCAACCATTGCTGCCGCTGCTTTTTGTGATTTTAGTGGGTTGTGGTCTTGCCCATTAAATGTATCTGTTACAAATAAAGGCATATACGGTGAATAAACAACAGATGCAGTAAATACATCGTCACCTTTACTAACTAAAATCATTTCATCGTTTGGCATTACAATACTTCTGATGATTGGTCTTCCATCAAGTGTTCCATAAAAATGAGTACCTAATGCTGCTTTAACATCAGTCGCAGGAACAAATCCAGGTAACGCTCTTAAAAGTCCAGCAACAGTTGTACCAACTACATAAACAATTTCTCCACCTAATCTACCACTTTGTTCTAAAATAGTATTTTCTGCTTGAGCAATTTTAGCACTAAAACTTAAAAGGTGTTCCATATATGAAACTCCATCAGGTGCTTGTTTGTCCCACTCTAATGTTCCAGGAGTGTGTAAATATAACTCTCTAATTACATTTGTAGATAAGTTAGTAGTTAATTCTGTAACTAAATCTTTTGCTAAAACTTCTTCAGCATTGATATTGAATCTTCTACTCATTTCATAAGATTTGAATAATCCGATTTCTGTTCTTAAACCATAAGTTCTTGCTGTAATTTCAGTTGAATCAAATTCAGTTTGAACTGTTTGTAATTCATTTAAATCTTCTAAGTTTGTCGCATAAGTTGTTTTAATCGCAACTCCGTCTCCAGGTGCTGTATCAAATGAAACTTTTACTTCTCCATTTGCATAATCAACCGAACCTTTACCACCTACACCGATTAAATTTCCTTGCCCATCATCTACAAGTTTTGTATCCGGTTGGTCGTCAACTGTTACTAAAATTGTTCTAACTCTCGCTGGAGCATATTTGATAACATAAGTAAAATCTGTAGCCTTTCCGTCACCTTTTGCATCTACTTCATTGTTAATCATTTCACCTGCGAAGTCTTCTGCTAAACCAACTCTACCTTCTTGTGCTGATAACATTGCTTGTCCGTTGTTAATGTTACCTCTTGTAGTTTTTGATATTACATTTTTGAACCACACAAGACCTTTTCTTTCGTTAATCGGTTGAACGCTCGCAACTAATGGAACAACTGAACTTGTCGCTGAAGCAGCAATAACATCTAAACCGATTTTTGGTAAAACACCTAAATCATCTGCTGAACCATTTGCTTCTTTAAAATTTTTCCAATTTTCGAATTGTGCTAATTGAGCACCTAATGCTGCTAAATCGAAATCTGAAATTGCATTTCCTGCTTTCGATTTTACTGATTTCGCCTCGAATAAATCGAAATACTCTTGATATTTTTTTTCGTATTCACTTAAATTTTTAAGTGCTGATTCTGTCATACTGAACATAATTTAATTCCTTTTATAAAAATTTTTGGGTTTAGTTTTTAAAATAGTTTTGTTTTTTTGTAAGCATTTTGTGCTACCTACATTAAACACATCAAACAATTTTAATTTAATTGTCTCAAATGTTTAATGTAGGTTCGCACAAAAAATTAAACTAATTTTTCTGCTAAACTTTTTTTCTTAGTTTTTTCCTGTTTTGAAATCTGCAAATCATAACCCATAGTTTCATATAAACTTTGTGATTTTTCAGATTCGATATTTTCCAAAACCTGTTTAACCTTGTTTATATCATCAAATTTATTTAAAGTTTCTGAAATAATTTTTTTATCAAGTTTGTATAAACTCTCAAGATATTTTAATTTATATTCATTAACTTCATTTGATAAATTGACATTTGATTCTTCAAGTGTTTCAAGAATTTTATTTTCTTTTTCTAATTTTTCATTTAAGTTATTTAAACGACTTGTTTTTTCATTTTCAAATAAATTTATCATTTCTTCATTTTTATTTAATTTTTCTTGAAGATTTTTTATAGTATCATCACTTTTTTCAATTTTTAATTTAAGTGAATTATTTTCATTTATTAAAATTTCATTTTTAGTATTTAATTTTTCTTCAATCTCACTCAATTTTTGATTATGTTCTTTTTCAAAATTTGCTTCAATCGACTTTATTTCTTCATAAAGTTTTTTTGAAACCTCACTCTCAATAATCTTTGATTGTGTTTCTTTAAGTGTTATAATGTTATTTTTTAATGATTGGTTTAAATCTTCAATCTCACTAATTTTTTGATTTAACTTTTCATTTTTCATTATTATTTCATTATTTGAAGTATTTAATTTTTCATTACTTGTTTTTAGTGTTTTAACACTCCTTTCAAGTAATTTATTTTTTTCTTCAATAGTTTTTAATAACTCATTTTTTTCTTCAACTTCTGAAATAAAATTTTGTTTTAATAAATTAAAAGATTCTAAAATTTTATTTTTTTCATTTTCTGTTTCTATAAGTTTTTTACCCAAATCTTTAATAATATCATTAAACGATTCTTCAAGATTTTTTAATGCTTCATTTGATTTTTCTTTTTCTTGTTTTAAGATTAAATTTGAAGATTTATCTAATAAATTATCAAAATCTGATTTTTTAACTTCTTCAGAATTTTGTTTAATAATTTCAATTATTTTTTTCGCCTCTAATAAAAATTCATCATTAGTTAAAACTTCTTCTAAATCGTTAAGGTCATCGACAGTCAATTCTTCATTATCTGTATTGATGAATTTTAACATTTTTTCAATAACTTCTTCTTTTTCTTTTATTAAATTATTGTCCTTAACATATTTTTCAATTATTGAGTTTAAAAATTTTAATAAAGTTTCATTTGGCAAATTTTCATAGTTATTTTTTTCAGGAGAATCATCTTCTTTATCATCTTTATCTTCTTTTTTAAGAACCTCATCTTGAAGTTTGTCATTTTCTTCACTTAAATTTTTAACAATCTTTTTATATTTTTCAAGTTCCTCTGCCATTTTTTTATGAAGTTCGATACCTTCAATTAAAGTACAAACACCATCTTCACATAAATGAATTTTACTTCCTTTAAGTTTTTTGATGTCTTCGTTATTTTCTTCTTCAAGTTTTTCAATAAGTTTAACATCTACATCAGCAATGCCAGGTTTAATAACGAAGTCAATACTTTCTAATTTGAATGTTTTTGGGTTGATAACTTGATATCTTTTTCCATCGATTTCTTTTGCTTCATTGACAAATTCTCCGAAACCTCTTGTAGAAACCTTCATTTTGCTTCCAGCACTTAAAACAGTTTTTAAAATTCTACCTGCGGGTGTGTCAAGAATTTCATATTTAGCATATCCGTAACCATCCTTCCCCAATTTTAAATCAGTTACAATATGTGAAACTTTCCCATCTTGTAATAATTCGTCAAGAGTATAATTTTCAGGATGCCCAATACACCCAAACATTAACCTATCTTTAAGCATTTCTTTAACTTCATTATCCGATAAGGCATTTTCCCATAATTGTCTTGGGTAAAATCTACCATTCCTACTAATACCATCTAAAACAAATGATTTACCTTCAACCACACCAAGCACTTCAAATTTGCTTGATGATGAAGGACTATATCCTTCATCTATTTTATTTTGGTATTCTTCAACAGTGTAAAATTTATTATCAGATACAATTTCATCAATAATTTTAATCATTTTTTACCTTTATTCACTAAAAAATTCAAATAATTCAATAATGATTTCTTTAGATTTGATTTCATCTTGTTTATATAAATTATTTAACATTTCTTTTTCAATAATTTCGCTATATTTTAAAAACAATTCAAACATTTTTAAAAATTCAGCGATGTTTCTATAATCTGCTTCAAAATAATGTAACTCAATCAGTAAATGTGTTTTTATAGAATTTAAAGCAGTTAAAACACTAATCATTTCTGAATAATTTAAAATATCTTTTTCTTTTAAAGTATTTAAAGATTCTAAAATTTTTTTCTTAAATCTTTTTTTATGAGTAGAATCGTTCCATTTTTTTAAACCATTTTTTAATTTTTCCTTATCAAAATTTTCAACTTCAATCTTTTCAAATTTTTTAGCAAGTAAAATCTTTTTGACAAACTTGGACTCATCAAGTCCAAGGACTTGATATTCAAACTCATCCGATTTATTTTTAAATTTTAACATAAATCACTCCCCATCCGGATCCGGATTTTCATCTACTACAAACATAGGTTCTCCAAATAATTTTTCAAAGGATTTATTATAATATTTGACCAATGCTTTTTGATTAACTTTAACACCTAATTCTTCTGCTTCATCTGCTATATCGCCTACGAATGATTTAATTGTATCCATCATATCGATTGTCATAGATAAGTATTCGACTTTTTCCAAATCGTTTAAATTTACAACATTTAAAAATTGAATATCAATGTGTCTTATAGAAATGTCGTGCCCTTGATTTTTCAAGTGTATTAAAAAAAGTTGCTGTAATGAGTTTATTAACCCTGTTTGAAATGTTTTTAATTTTTTTGAATATCTTACACTATTTTGTATTATGTCCATTCTTCCTGCCGAGTTATTAAAAATATCTTCAGGATAACCATTCGTGGTTAAAATAACATTTCTTAAATCTTCAATTTTCGTAAATAAATCTTCTAAGTCTTCATAAACACCATATTCTTGTTTTTCAAGTTGTCCTTTGTCTCCCCAACTTGGAACAACCTTAACATTATTTGTATTTTCAAGAATGCTGTTTAAGGTATCTTTTATATTTTCAAAATCAAATTCAACTTTATTGAGTGATTTATTTACTAATTTTTCATAACTTTTTGCGATGTTTATTGCTTCTTCAGGGCTTACAGCATCTGGTATAGTTACACCCAATACATTCTGTTTAGTTGCCTTTTTAAGGAGATTTATATAAACTAATCCTTCTAATAAATATAAAGTTCTTAATAATTCGATGACAGGATTTAAAATTCCTTGACCTGTTTTAAAATAAACTGCTTCCTCATCGTTTAAATCGACTTTTACTTTCTTTCTTGAGGTTGAAAATCCAAAAAATACATATTTATAGGCGGGTTCTTTATAAATTTTATTATCTTTTATAACATTATAATATAAAACTTGATTATCTCTCCATATTGGTATGATTTTAGTTGGGTCTGTATCATCGTGTATATTTATAATACCTTTTAATACTTTATCACTATCTATCGTTTCAACATCAAGTCTAAGATAATGAGAACCAAATGCCAAAATATCAGGTGCAATATCTATTAAAAGTTTTTCGATATTAAAATTTTTTTTAAAAAGATTCGCTTCTTTTGTGGCAACTTCATTGACAGTATCATCTTCATTTTTTATAGTAACCTTAAAAATTTCATTTTCACTTCCTACGGGATTAAGAGCATCATCTATAATCCTATTTATCATCATTTGTGAAAGGTAAAAATCTTTCAATTCTGTAAGAAGTTTATGTGTCTTAACTAAATCATCTCTTGTAGATAATAATGCTAAATTTACTTTTTTTTGTGAATCAGTTTCATTACTAACATAATTACCAACTGCGGGGTCTTTTTGTGTATTCATCCAAAAGAATAATTTTTGGGTCGCTTTATTCCACATACTCATTTTTCTGCTCCTGTTTTATATTTATTTAATTTAATTTTTAATATAATCAACTACATAACCTCCCCTTGAAGTAACCCAGTCGTATAAGTCATCACCTGAACTAACACCTGAATTGATTTTTAATTCTTTAATGAAGTTATCATCTTCAAATTTTTCATATTTAATTTGATTAAAGGAATAAATGGCATTGGCAATGGGGTCTGTTAAATCTTTTGAAACATTCAAATCTCTTTCTTTTAAAACAGGCACATTACTTTTAACACCCTCAAGGTGGTCTATTTTTTTCTCATTTTCGATTAAACAACTAATTTCTTCTTTTAAAATCATATTATTAGGAAGTTTTATCCTTCCTTCTTCAATCGCATACTTAAAGGCATAATAAGGTTTTTTGTTTTTATCAACCGAAGATTCTTTAATGTTAAAACCATCTTGCTCTAAAATTTGAATAGTATCGACAGATTGATAACCATCAGTTACTATCAATTCAATTTTAAATCCTATTTTTCTTAAATCCCTTATAAGATCTCTTATTTTTTCAAGTCTAATTTTTTCGCCTGGATTATCAGGCATAAAAGCAATAACAAGATCCGCCCAATATACAAAATCCTCATAAGTCGATATTTTACCATCTCTAAACCTATCAACTTTTTTTTCAGAAACTCTGTGTAATATCGCGAAACCTAACCTATCTCTATTTAAACCAATATCTATTGCCAGAACTCTTTTTTTGTCAAGACCGAATTGTGTAAGTTTTTTAATATCAAAATAGTCTATAATTCTATCAGAAACATCACTTGAAATTTTCATATAATCTTTATCATATGTTTTTGTTAGTGATAATGTTTTATTTATTAAACTTTTATCTTTTAAAAATGATTTTGAATTTATAGTAGGTTTACCTAAAACATCTTGGATACCTGTAATAACACTATTTTTAAATTCTTGTAAATGTTCTATAGGAACCTTAAAAATTTTTGAAGGGTCTATCTCCACTGCTTTATTAAAATCTTCATCTGTATGTATTATAAAAGGGTCGGCATCATAAGTTCCTATAAAAATTTGAAAAGTATCCCCAGAATAATCTATCTTGTGTTTTAAAACTTCAAACCTTGCAGGATTTACGAATTCAACACCTGATAAATCACCTTCAAAATTTTCTTTTAATTGTTCTGTTAAAGAACCATCTGTTTGGGCAGATGAAATAATGTAATAATGGCAGGGCCAAGTATTTCCTTTTAAAAGAAACCTTGAATTGATTCTATTTATCATTTCGGTAACCAATTCCATAGAACCACCCTTAACAACTTCTTGATTTATTTCGTCAGATACTGCAGCAATAACATCTCGACCAACTAATTGCCTTTTTCTTGAAACTGTCTTAATGTCTAAACCTTTTTGAAATAAAGTCCTTCCTGATTTATCAAAATGCTCTACAAAAAAAGGACTTTCTCTTATAATTGCCATCATCGGGTCGAAGTTTATGCTCTCTGCTGCTTCTAATGATGAATTTGTAAGCATATATATAATTTTTGTGGTATTAGGTAAATTAAACGATGCTTGAGGATTTTTTAAATGTAAAATTCTACAAATGTCATATAACAAAGCATAAGTTGAAACCTTTGTATTGTGATGTATTTCTCCGTTGGGAGTAAGGTAATGATTTGGTCTATCTATATTTATATCATAAACAATTTCTTCATCATTGAGTTTTTCTTTTTTAATAATTTTTATATTTTCAATTTCATTTTTTTCATTCATAACATCAATAGAATTAGCATCATTTACAGGCATTTCTTTTCCATTTGAAATAATAGTATGATTTTTAGATACTTTTAAAATGTTACCATTCGCAAGTGTTATTTTTATAGTTGCATCTTTTTTCGTTACTAAAAAATTTATTTTACTTTTACCTGTAGGAGTTTTGATAAACATTTTTACAGGGGACAAATGGGCATATCCATTTTTATTAAAATAATCATTATTTATATGTATGATTTGAAATTTTTGAAATAATTTTCCTATAGGAATTTTTATTTTTTTCAAAAAATACTCCTTATTTTTGAAGTATTTAAATCTGCTGTTAAATAAATCTCCCTAATCCTCTTTTTGCTGTTCTAACCTCAATTATGGGTTTTTTATCGATAGGATTTAATGACAATAAAGGTTTTATGAACTTTTTAAATGTTAATAAAATATCACTCATAACATTTTCATCAATTTTAGGGTTCAATAAAATTATTGTAGTGTTAAAATTACTTCTAATTTTCATAACCCCAGGTATTCTTACAAATAGTTTATTCAAGTCTAATTTTAAAGCAACTTGTTTTTTGATTTTTTTAGCAGTTTGTTTTACAACTTCAAAAAAAGGAGTAACTTTTATTTCTAATAATTCTTCCATTTTGTCAAGAAAGTATTTTTCAACTTTTTTAATAAAAATTTCAACTTTTGAAGATTTTATTTTCCCATCAAGAAAATTCATCCATTTACCTTGTTTGAATATAATAAATTCTCCTAATTTTTTAGAATAAAATCTCATTGAAGAATTGAAAACCTCAACTTGAAATCCCCATTTTTTAAAAACTTTACTTAAAGTATCTAAAACAATTTTATAATCTTCTTCTATTTTTAATTTATCAAATTTTAACATTTTCATAAGAGTTGTATCATCTATACCTACTTGTTTTGAAAGCATTTTCAACTCATTTAAACTAATCATTTTTATTCCTTAAATCTTTTTATAATTATACAAAAATAATAATAAAAATTAACTTTGTAAAATTATAAAGATAGAAATTATAAATAGTATTTATAATTCCCACAATCAAAATATATTTTGAAACCATTCAATACCATATTTTCAATTTCTGTTAAATTTGCATCAAAATATTCTAATTTATTTTTCAATTTATGTTTTTGAAAATTTATTCTATGGTATAATTTTTTACCTTTCCAATAAAAATAATTAGGTTTTGTTATCTCAACTTTTTTGAAAAAATTTTGATAAATGTTATTTTTAAAAACCCATCTTCTGTTACCATAACTTATTAAATTTTCGGGGTTAAAATTTTTTATAAAATGTTTCAATAATTTTGAAAATCCACCATTAACTGTATAATTTAAAATAGTAGCAAATCGTAATAACTCATATTCATTGTTTTTAAATCTACTTTTCCCAAAAGTCATTACTGAAACTAAATTGTCATTATAAAAAAGTCCTAATTTCACGGATGCATTAACATTACCTTGAAGATGATTTTTTTCGAAAAATGACTTTGATGTTTTAGCATCCATTTCTTTAATTGAGCATTTTCTTGCATATATTTTTGATGCTTTTTTTAACTTATATTTTATTTTGGATTTCCAAATTTCTTGTTTTAAATTATTATTCCATTCCAAATCTAAAATTCTAAATAAATGTATATTTTTATTCTCACACTGAATAGTTTTTTCCAAATGAATGTTTCTATTTTTTGTATTGGTACCTGAATGCCAATATATGCCATCTAATTCTATAGCAAAGTTGAACTCAGGTATAAAAATATCCAATTCAAAAGGATAAATTGTTTTTCTGTCATTTACTAAAATTTCACCTGAATAAATTGATTTTATAAAGTCAATAATTTCTTGATGAGGTTTTGTGATTTTTAAATGTTTTTTAAATTCATCAGCACAAACAAAACTATCAACACCATATTTCTCATTCATTGTTTTTTTATAACTTTCTTGCCATTTTAATTGTCTTTCTTTGAATCTTTCTAAACCTTCATCCTTACCAAATTGAGCAATACATTTATTTTTTGAAAAGGTTGATTGTCTCTCTCCGACTTTTAAAATGGCATCTTCTTTTGAATATCCCTTCTTAATCCAATAATCAAGTTGGGTGGGGATTAACCTCTCAACCTTTCTTGCTTTTTCGAGATGTTTTGTATTTTCTATTTTACATTGTTCTATTGCTTCTTCTTTCGTAAAACCTTGATTTATAAATTTTTCAATTCTTGCTTGTTTAGATTTTTCAATTCTTTGTTCTGTATATTTTTTATATTCCTCATCGGTCATATTTTTTTTACAACTTAGAATTTCTGATAATTCTTCAGATGTATATTTTTCAAGTAATTTTTTATTATTTGCTGATTGTAATTGTGAAATTTTTTCTTTTGCTTCTTCCTCAGAGTATCCTCTTTGGGTCCAAAAAATTATTTGCCATTGAGACTTTGGTGCTTTTCCAAATAAGTCTTTTTGTATTTTATTAAAAGATATTTTTGAAGAATAAAATTCAGAATTTATATTTTCATTGAACCATTTTTCAAGTTCTTTGAAAAGTTTGATTTTTATATTTTCTTTATCATTTATATAATTAAAAAAATCATTAAAATTGTTTGAATCAAAAATGAGTTTTGATTTTTTAAAAATTTTCATTGTTTATTCCTTTTTTATAATTATACAAAGATAATGGTAAAAATTAACTTTGCAAAATTATAAAGAGAGAAGATTAAACGATGTATTCTTCTAAACCAAATCGTTTAATATCTTCTTCACTCATTTCTATTTCAATTTCTTGTTCTTTTGAAAGACATTTACCCACACCAGTCGCACCCGACAAAATTATCATTTTGATATTTGGGTCATATTGATAGAAAGGTGTAGGAAACCATTCTTCAAGTTTGTTTTTCCAATAAGGAAAGACCTTAGTCCCTTTATTTGTTTCTTCACCTAAATAATAAGGATTTTCCAAAAACTCCTTTATAGATGGTGGAGTTTTTTCATATCCTAATTGTTTCGATGCTTTATCATAAACTTGTTTTAAAGACATTTATTGTCCTTCTGTAGATTTTCCTTCAACTAATTCATTAGAAACACTATCTACAATTTTTCTAATTTCGTCAATGTTTATTTCTTCGTTACCATTTTTGATTGCCATTTTTAAAACTGCTTCACTTAAAATCATAACATTTACAATATCTTTTACTGATGTCTCGGGTGTGTCAATTTTTAGTTGTTCTCCTACTTCAAATACAATTTTTTTACTCATTTTAATCCTTTGTGTTTATTTTTTATAATTATAACAAAAAAATTTAAAAAAATCAACCTTTTTTATTAAAAATTATAATAAATCATCCTCATCAAATTCAAGTGATATTTTACTTGATTTTTTTAATGAAGGTTTAATAATTTCTTCGCCTAATGCACCTTCAAGAATATCTTCTTTAGGTTTGCCCATTAACTCATTTAAGAACTCATCAGTTGAGTTATCTGGATTTACATCACTATCATAAACCTCTTCCATATATTCACGATTTAATTCTTTTGAATTTTGTGTATGTATATCACTTTTTGTAATAGGAACGACGATTACCTTTGTATAAATATGCCCATATTCATCATTGTTTGAATATAAATCAAAAACCCTGTATAATTCATCTCCTGCTGCCATTTTGAAAACTATCAATGAATTTATAGGAACATTTGCTAAATCATCAAAATATATTGCTTTTTCATCTCCGTTTAATTCATCAAAAAATCCACCATAATGAGGCTTGGAACCATTAAAAACAAAAGGGGCAAGAAATTTACCCTTCCAATCAGGAGTGTCATTATAAACTATTTCATCGTCATATCCACCCCTACCACTCTCGTATTCTTGTGGATAATACATTTCCCCATCTATTCCAAAAATATTTGATAATACATTTACAGCAGTTCTTCCTGCTATTCTTAAAGTTGGACTAAATAACATTCATTTACCTTTTTTTAATCGAATTTTACAACTTCGATGACACCTGGACATTTATCTTCTTTTGCAAGTTCATAACTACCTTCAAAATCTATAAATAATAAAGGTTTTACCCCACATAAAGGTGGTGGTGGAGAAACTATATAATCTTTTAATGATTTATTAAAAAATAATAATGTATTTTTATAACCCAAATTATCATCTATAAAAATTGTTTTACATTTAGGATATGATTTATTGATTTTGATAGGTTGCTTCATAAATCTATCAAAGTAATACTTCTCTGCTGCCTTCGGTACATCTGGTAAATTCTCACTATATTCTAATGGAATTTCATCGTTAGGACAATAACTTATAATCCCATCGCCTTCTGCTTCTAAATATGTCAATGTTCTAGAATAAAAAGTTTCTTTAATCGATTCTTTTTTGATATAATCATTAAAAATGGAAAGAGGTATTTTTTCAACATTTTCATTTAATTTTCTAAAAATACCCATTTTAATACCTTATTTTACATTACTAAATAATGTCTGAATAACAATATCATATATTCCTATTATTTCTTCATTATTTTTTAGGAAAATACTACCACTTCTAAAAGTGTCATATTCTAATTCTATTCCGTTCTCTTTTGCCATTTTTTCGACTTCATCTTGTAACATAAACCTATTATATTTCATTTTATTTTTTAATGTAAAAATCTGAGTTGATATTCCACTATTTTGGAACATTCTTTGATTTTTCATAAGCATTGAAGTTATTGCTGACATTTTTATCCTTTTTAATTATTTAATTTTTATTGAGAATATGAGATATTTGGCATTTTATTCATTCCAAGGTATGTTTTATCGTTCATATAAGTTGAAACTTTTTTAGATGATATAAATTCAACTAATTTATAAAAATGTTTATTAAATTCTTTATGGAATTTTTTATTTCTAACTAACGGTTTTTTAGTTAATGCGATACCCAAATTTTTTTTTGTAGTTTTATTGACAACCACTGCATTTTGTGTATTTAGGACATAAGCAAAATAATACTTAAAAGATGGATCTGAAGAATATATTTTCACAGGATAAGTATCATAAATTTTTATGAACTTTTCTTTAAGTGACTTTTTATAAGGGATTTGTAAGATTTGAATATACTTAAATCTTTTTGTTTTTTTAGTCTTTTTATCTTTATGTAATTTACTTTCCACTAAAAAATAAAAGGTGGCAAGGCCTTTAAATTCACTACCAACACTATCCATTTCAATAGACCAACCTTTATATTCAATTTTACCCAATTCTTTTTTTCTTTGATTTATAGGTGTTTTAAACATTGTATTTTTAGTCGCTTCTTTTAAAGTTCTAATCGTTAATGATGATTGTATATATGCCATTTATTTTTCCTCATTTAATTTTTCATATACTTTTAAAATTTTATCTATTTTCGTTTCTATTTCGTGAAAATTACCCGATAAATCCTGAAAGGCAATAACTTCGTCATCAAAATCCGTAACTATATTTTTTATGGATTTATTGAATGACTTTTTGATTAAAAGTCTTATCTCATTTTCATTTAATGGTAATCCATTTATTGTCATTTTTTTATTCCTTTTAAATTATTTAAAAAATTAAAAGGTTTCTACTGCCGTCCATAAAATTTTCCAACTATTATCTTTTGCTACTTTTAAGGCATTTCCATTATATTGTAAATATATTCTAAATCCGTTTTTTGATGATTTGTAAATAGATGTATAACCTTTTGCCTGCCAATTTCCAGAATTACTTTGTAATGATGTGAAATACCTAACATTATCTGAAAAATTGTATTTCGAAGTATCAATATCCATATATAATGAATCATCTCCACTATATTTTTCCCATTTATCACAAACACCAGATTCTATTCTTGAAACATTTTTTGAAATGACACCTCTAAAATCTTTCATATCAACTATTGAAATGTGTTCTATACCAATATAATTATCTGTTTTAATATCTGTTTTGATTTTTATTTTATCATTTCCATTTGATATAAATTTTATTCTAATAATCGCTGTTAAAAAATTATTATCATTGAATTTTTTATGTGCTGATTTGTTTTCTACTTTTTTAAGGTTTTTAATAGTTATATTATTTTTTTGTAAATGATATAAATTTGATTTTGTATAAATATAATTTAAAGAACTTGTCATTTTCGTGTCTGATAAACTCAAAGTGTCCCCAAATACTTTATTGTCATTTATAAATATCTTAAATAAGTCTGTAACATTTGTGTTATCATCTGTAAAATGTACTTTTAAGTCAAGTGTATAAGAATTACCTTTTATTAATTTTTTAATAAAAGATAACTCGTTGTTTTTTAAAACGAGAACACTTAAATTATCAGAAATTATTTCTTCATTCTTTTTTGAGTTTGTCAATTTCCATTTTCCAGCATAAAAGTCTTCAATAATTTCATAGTCAAGTCTTTCAATCTTTAAATTACTTATATACATATTTTCATCGTTAAAATCATTATCTAAAGCATTGTAAAATTTTAATGTTTGTTCTTTGTCAAGAAGCATTGATATTTTAACTTTTCCTAATAAATCATTTCCAGAAGATATGATTTTTTGCTGAGATAAGTTCCATTGACTTAAAACAAATCCTGAATCGTAAAATTTTACAAAAGGGGTTCGGTATTTCAAATTTTTATCATTGTACCCATTGTGAAAATCAATTACATCTTCAAAAATTTTAAAATCATTTAGTTTAACACCCATTATCTCTTTATCCCAAGAACCTGAAGCAGTCATATCAAAAGAAATTTCATAAAACTCTCTATTATAAGGTTTAAACGATGTAAAACAACTACCTGATTCATCATTTCCACATTCAAAAGTCTTAGGGACATTAAAAAAAGTTTGACTATTTTTTGATATAATACTTGTAATAGGTAATTTTGAAATTGGATGATATAAATTTGTTTGTATCGTTTCGTTTGTATCATTTCCGAATTTTTTAACAATAATTTCATCATTATTAAGATCTCTAAAATAAAAATCATAATATCCCACAGGTGAATTACTCCATAATTCAAGTATCGCATTTTCATTTATTCCACTTAAATCAACCTTAAATGACTTCCATTTGTGTTTTTGAGAAGGATCTGAAGACTTAATTATTTTTTTCTTATAATTGCTTTTTCTTTTTACTACAAGATAAGTTGTATAGGTATAGTTGTGATGATTGTCATTATACAATTTTATATCCCCATTTTCATCATAAGTAAAATGTAAATAAGCGCCAGCATCATAATCCCCATTAGGCTCGGTAACACTTGTAATATCACTTGCCCACCAACAAGGAGAACCATCTTTAACTCTCCAACCATCTTTTCCCATATTATCAGAGTTTAAAGGTTTGTTACTTGAATCTACACTTTTCGTATTATAAATACCCATAGGTCCGACACAACCTATTCGTCCGATTTCTTTTAAATAATCCCTTGCTTTATTAAATTCATTTTTACTTCTTGGGCAAAATAGCATCCACCCTTGACTTTTCAAGTCATCATCTATTTCATCTGTGTAATAGGTTAAACTTTTACCATTATCCACTAATTTGAATTCCGTAATATCATTAGGTTGCATAGATGTATTAGAAAATAAATCAACTTTTACACATTTTGAAGTCAAGGTTGCCGTCATTTGCTCATTTGTTTCAAAATCAAATGTTAAAACACCAAATTCATATTTACCCGATTTCAATCTTGGTATAGTAAAAGCGGCAACATTATTATTTGTATAATATCGGTAAGCAGAAACATCACCTACATTATTTGAACTATAATTCTTATTATTATCATAAGGGTAATTGCCCTTATACATATCACATTCTGATTTTGCCTGAAAACTTGACTTATATTCATCAATTGCTAATGTGTCTATAAAAACACCACCTTTTATATGATTGAAAGGTTCTATTATATCCCCTTCCCTATAAATTTTTAAGTTTCTTAACCCTTTTCTATCATCTTGATAGTTATGTAAAATAACATCTATTTCCAAATCATCGTCGTCCCAGTTTTTTAAAAGAAATTCCAAATCACTTTTAAAGGTATAACTTGACCAGTTACCTGAACTTGAATCAGTGTCAAATTTTCTTTTTTCATTTGTTTTTGGGTTTATCAATTCTATATAAGTCGTTGTTTCCGTATCTTTTTGCTCAAATTTTATAATCGAATTAGAAGCAAGTGCTCTTCTCGGAACCTTTATTGTTTTGGTACAATCTTTACATTCCAAAATAGTGCCATCATAAACATAAGCATTATTTCCTTTATAGTTACCATTATAATTTTCAAGATAAATTATCTTCTTAATGATATTATCTTTAATTGGGTGAATAAATTTATCCACTTTCCCAGATAATATATCACATTTTGAATTTATTTCATCTTCAAAATCCTGCTCATCTTTTTCGATTTTTGATTCTTTATCTTCAATGTTTTTAATTTTATTTTTAAAATCTGTTATAGTGTCATTTATTTTTTTGTTTATTTCATCGATTTTATCAAGATATTTTTTTAAAGTATCGACATCTGCAAAATTATTAACATATGAAATAATTCTATCGTATTCATTTTGCATGTCTATTATTAACTTTTCATAATCCGAAATAATGGAATCAATGGATTCAACATCAAGATTTTTTATGTCATCAAGGTAAATGAGTACTTTATCAAAGATATCTTTGATTGAGTTTTCTTCTTTATCATAATAAATAAGTGCTTCGGCGGGTACTTTATCATTTGTATTTCTATTGTAAAGATAATCTGTTTTTATAGGCATTTATAATCCTTATTCCTGTTTTGTTTTATAAAAAATAAGTGAAGAAAAAGTATAATCTTTTGATTTACTGAGTTCTAATCCATCAATATAAACCCTAAATCCATAATCTTGCGGATATACATTGTTAGGAGTTACAAAAATAACTTCGTTTTTTGATATTAAAGCGCCCACAATTCTATAATAATTTTTGTCCAAATCACAAAAAATATCTAAATAAACGGAATTATTGTTATGTTTTCTCCATTGGGAATTTTCATAGTAAAGGATTTCATAATCTGAAAATGTTTTAACTACTTTTATGGATTCCAAATCTCCTTCAATTGAATTTATCTTTTTTTCAACTTTATTTCTAAAATCGTCCATTTTTTGATAAAGATTCGTTATCCTATCATCAATTTTTTTGAGTTTTTTTTCGTAACTATCAAATTCATTTTTGAATTTGTCTTCCTGTATATCCTCAATTTTATCTTTAAGTTTTTTTTCATTCAAGACGAATTTTTTTCTTAACTCATATCTTTCTTTATATTTATTTAAAGTGTCCTTGAGATTTCTATAATTTTCATTTAATTTTTTTATTCTTTCAATAAAATTTAATTGTAAATTTATTAAAGGAATATCTAATTTTTCATTGAGTGTTTTAAATTCATTTGAATAAAAAACAAGGTCTTGAATGTCTTTTTTATGGACATCTAAACAGGTATTAAAGGTATCAACTCTAACCATTTTTTACCCCTTAAATTTTGGTAACAACTCAATAAATTCTTTAACATTATCTTGGGGTTCTATACTTTTTATGATTTCTTCATAAGTTTCATAAACATTATCCACCCATTTAGAAAGTGCTTTTGCTTCTTTTTGGTATATTTTAACATTTTTACAATATAATAAATCTGCCAAATCGTCATAATCAAAGTAATTTAACACTTCTTTTATGTAATTAGACACTATTTTTGAAAATTTTCGTTTTAAAATTTCAACTTCTTCAATTTCATTTTGTTTTTGGAGTTCTTCATCTAAAACTAATTTTCCATCTTTTACTTTATAATTATACCATTTTTCAGGTAAAAGGTCAACCTCAATAAAAGGTTTTTTGAATAATTTTTTTTCACTTTTACTAATTATATTTCCGTTTTCATCATAATAAATTATCATACTATTCCTTCAATTTTCCAACCAACTATTTTTATGTCAATACTTCTAACCTGAGAAATACTTCTCGAAATTCCATCATTCAATCCAGCAATATAACCATCTTTATCGTTATTTTTTTGATAAGTTTCTACATATATTTTATCATCTGTAAAACTTAAAAACATACCTGAATTATTATCTCTATTATCATCGTCAGAATAACTTGAAAATACACCAAATTGCATAATTTCACCTGAACTCCATCTCATATATCCAATAAAAAGTGCATTTCTACCTAATGGGTTATTTATTGAATAACCATTATTATCTATTGAATGCCATCCACTATCAAAAACAGGTTTTCCAATACCACCTGCCATTTCTTTAAGGGATTTTTGATTTCCATCATTGTGAAATATCAACTCAGGAGCATCTATTATAACTGCTGCTTTTGATTTTAAAACAGTAACATCCGAATCTCGTGATTGTGCATCATTTTCCACACCTAATATAAGTGCTGAATTTTCGTCGCTGCCATCTCCCCAATAAGCATAAGTATTATCATCGGAAACATATTTTAGATATCCATAATCAGAACCTTCATTTGTATCTGAATCAAATTTTAAAATAGTTTCCCCATCTTTATTTTTAAAAGTCAATCCACCTGTTTCAATTTTTTTAGATTTGTCTAAATAAGGTTCTATATCATCTTTTATAGTATCTATATCGTCTTTATTGCTTTTTATATCATCTGAATTAGAACTCACCTCATCTTTTAAATCTTTAATAGTTTCATCATAATTATCTTTAAAAGTTTTAAAATCACTTTTATTAAATTTATCTTCATCAAGTTTTTGTAATTTATCACTTAAATCTTTTAGTTTGTCATTTATCGAATTATTATCGCTTGTCGTTGAATTTATATCGTCTTGTATTTCATTTATTAAATCACGAATTTTATTTAATTCTGTTTCCACTTCTTTAAAATACTCTTCATCTGTTTTTGTTTTTATGAATGTTTCTAATTCATCTATTTTTGATTCAATATCCGTTAAAGAATAAGAAACATTAAAAACCTCATCGCCATTCACTTGATATATTTTTTTAGATTCCCCATCATAATATAACATTGACTTTAATTCTACTTTGTGAAGACTATCACAAGTTTCTAATTCGCAAGTTTTGATAGACATTATAATCCTTTAATTTTTTCATAATAACTACTCAGTTTATTTTGAATGTAATTATTACCTTTTTTATATTTAGATAAATCTGACAGCAATTCATTTTTTTCTTTAAAAGATTTAATTTTTTTCAAATCCTGAAATAATTTATCATAATCCAATTTTAGGTCCATGTGTAATAATTTTGTCATAAAAGTCTCAAAATTATTTTTTTCTTTGGTATCTTCAATCTCATTTATTTTATTTTGTAATTCTAAAAAACCTTCATATATCGTTTTCATTAAAACCCTTTTTTAAAGTTACGGGAGTTTAAAACCCCGTAACCATTATTGAAATAATTTTACAATCTTTATAAACCTTTTTCGGGTGTAGTGTAGATTTTTGTAATCTAGGTCTTTCACTTTGTGGTTCGATACCTGGATTATTTAAAGAATCACCCAATGGCGAACCTTCATCAGTACTTGTATTGTCATCTCCAACAGGAACCCCACTTGAAAAATCACCTAATGGCGAACTCTCACCTGTATTTGTGGTATCGCTATTTGTATTATCTGTCATATCATTTTCAGCAGGAGTACTACCTGTATTTGTAAAATCATTTTCAGCAGGAACCCCATTTGTACTATTGTCATTCGTATCTTCTAAAGGTGTTTCATTTTCTTCCATCATTTTATCCTTTTTTTATTTAATAAAAAATCAAGGTTTAAAATCCTTGATTTTCTCGCCCAATTGGTGTGTTTTGTCTATTTGAACTAAATGATTCATCTTGTGTTATAAAAGTATTTACTATTCCAACATTCGCAACTTCAAAACCATCTTCATATAAAGGCGAATTTAATTTAGTTGAATGAACTCCACTTGCTTCTTCATTGTCGAAGTTTCCATTCCCTACAACCATTGGGATATAACCATCTTTTACTTCTTCTTCGAAATAAATTCTGTATTTACCAACTGAAATTCTTTTGACACCTTTAATCCCATAACCTTTTATGATAGAACACCACCCGTCTTCATCATAATTCGTTCCATCAAAAACAACAGCAATTTTATTGAATCTTAGATCTGTTTTTTCTACTTTAACATTATCCAATCTTTTTTCTTCGGCAGTTGCTCTTGAAATTTCATTATCAAGTTTCGCATCAATTTCGTTTTCTCTTTGAGTTGCTCTATTGATTTCATCTGATAAATCTTCGTTGATTTGATTTTCAACTCTTTGTGCTCTATCTGATTCTTCTTCAAGTGAAACTCTCAATTTGTTTTCTTCGTCAATTGCTCTACTTCTTTCAACTGATATTTCATTTGACAACTCATTTTCTCTTTGAGTTGCTCTTGAAGTTTCATTTGAAATTTCATCTTCTAATTCGTCTTCTTTTGAAGTCGCTCTATTTATTTCATCGTCAAGTCTTTTATCAAGTACATTAACCTCATTAACAATTTCTGTTTCTTTTGTAGTCGCTCTATTAACTTCATTGTTTATCTGAATTTGTAAATCTTCATCTTTTGTTTTTGCTCTATTTATTTCATCATAAAGATTTGATTTGATATTTTCTTCTTCGGCAGTCGCTCTATTAACTTCGTCATCTACTTTCTTTTCAATTAAATCTTCTTTCGAAGTTGCTCTATTAACTTCGTCTTCAATTTTTGAATTTAATTCATCATCTTTTGAAATACTTCTATTGATTTCATTTGAAATTTTATCTTCTAAGTCATTTTCTTTTGAAACTGCTCTATTAACTTCGTCTTCAATTTTTGAATTTAATCTTATATCTTCATCGATTGCTCTACTAACTTCATTTGAAATTTTATCTTCTAGGTCATTTTCTTTTGAAACTGCTCTATTTGATTCATCATCGATTTTTGAATTCAATTCATCATCTTTTGAAATACTTCTATTGATTTCATTTGAAATTTTATCTTCTAAATCGTTTTCTTTTGAAACTGCTCTATTTGATTCATCATCGATTTTTGAATTCAATTCATCATCTTTTGAAATACTTCTATTTATTTCATTTGAAATTTTATCTTCTAAGTCATTTTCTTTTGAAACTGCTCTATTAACTTCGTCTTCAATTTTTGAATTCAATTCATCATCTTTTGAAAAACTTCTATTGATTTCATTTGAAATTTTATCTTCTAAATCATTTTCTTTTGTAACTGCTCTATTGATTTCATCATCGATTTTTGAATTTAATTCATCATCTTTTGAAATACTTCTATTGATTTCATTTGAAATTTTATCTTCTAAATCGTTTTCTTTTGAAGTTGCTCTATTTGTTTCATCATCAATTTTTGAATTTAATCTTGTATCTTCATCAACTGCTCTATTTACTTCATTTGAAATTTTATCTTCTAAATCGTTTTCTTTTGAAGTTGCTCTATTTGTTTCATCATCGATTTTTGAATTTAATCTTGTATCTTCATCAACTGCTCTATTGATTTCATTTGAAATTTTATCTTCTAAATCGTTTTCTTTCGAAGTTGCTCTATTTGTTTCATCATCGATTTTTGAATTTAATCTCGTATCTTCATCAACTGCTCTATTGATTTCATTTGAAATTTTATCTTCTAAATCATTTTCTTTTGAAACTGCTCTATTAATTTCATCATTTATAGAAGTTTCAAGTTTATTATCTATATCCGTTGCCCTTATAATTTCATTTGATAATTTTTCATCAATGTTATCTTCTTTTGAAACTGCTCTATTAACTTCGTCTTCAATTTTTGAATTTAATTCATCATCTTTTGAAATACTTCTATTTATTTCATTTGAAATTTTATCTTCTAAGTCATTTTCTTTTGAAACTGCTCTATTGATTTCATCATTTATAGAAGTTTCAAGTTTATTATCAATTTCAATTGCTCTATTAACTTCATCATCTACTTTCTTTTCAATTAAATCTTCTTTCGAAGTTGCTCTATTAACTTCGTCTTCAATTTTTGAATTCAATTCATCATCTTTTGAAATACTTCTATTTATTTCATTGTCAAGTTTTTCGCTAATACTTCTTTCTGTAGAAATTGCTCTATTTTTTTCATCTTCGATATTTGATTTTAACGAAGTATCAGTTGATATTGCTCTATTTTTTTCGTTTTTTAAATCTTCGGATAAAGTTTCCATTTTTGAATTTAATCTTGTATCTTCATCAACTGCTCTACTAATTTCATTTGAAATTTTATCTTCTAAATCATTTTCTTTTGTAACTGCTCTATTGATTTCATCATTTATAGAAGTTTCAAGTTTATTATCAACATCTATTGCTCTATTAACTTCGTCATCTACTTTCTTTTCAATTAAATCTTCTTTTGAAACTGCTCTATTAACTTCGTCTTCAATTTTTGAATTTAATTCATCATCTTTTGAAATACTTCTATTAACTTCGTCATCTACTTTCTTTTCAATTAAATCTTCTTTCGAAGTTGCTCTATTGATTTCATCTGAAATTTTGTTTTCAAGTTTAGTATCAATTTCAATTGCTCTATTAACTTCGTCATCTACTTTCTTTTCAATTAAATCTTCTTTTGAAACTGCTCTATTAACTTCATCTTCAATTTTTGAATTTAATTCGTCATCTTTTGAAATACTTCTACTAACTTCATTTGAAATTTTATCTTCTAAATCATTTTCTTTCGAAGTTGCTCTATTTATTTCATTTGAAATTTTTGAATTTAATTCATCATCTTTTGAAATACTTCTATTAACTTCATCATCTACTTTCTTTTCAATTAAATCTTCTTTCGAAGTTGCTCTATTGATTTCATCTGAAATTTTATTTTCAAGTTTATTATCAATTTCAATTGCTCTATTAACTTCGTCATCTACTTTCTTTTCAATTAAATCTTCTTTCGAAGTTGCTCTATTGATTTCATCATTTATAGAAGTTTCAAGTTTATTATCAATTTCAATTGCTCTATTAACTTCATCATCTACTTTCTTTTCAATTAAATCTTCTTTCGAAGTTGCTCTATTGATTTCATCTGAAATTTTGTTTTCAAGTTTAGTATCAGCATCTATTGCTCTATTTACTTCATTTGAAATTTTATCTTCTAAATCATTTTCTTTCGAAGTTGCTCTATTGATTTCATCATTTATAGAAGTTTCAAGTTTATTATCGACATCTATCGCTCTATTAACTTCACTATCTAATTTATTAGATATATCTGAAACATTTTCCCTAATAGAAGTTTCCTCTGCCACTGCTCTATCTTTTTCCGAATTTACTTTATCTTCTACAGATTTTGTATAAGCATTTGCTTCACTTATAGACGAATCCAATTTATTATCTGCATCTACTGCTCTTGTAATTTCATCATTTAATTTCGCAACAGTCGTATCTAATTTACTTTTATTTTCTGAAATTTTATTAGATAAATCATTTTCGGCAGTTTGTGCTCTTGTTTGTTCTGATGTAAGTTTTTGTCCTAAATCATCAAATCTATTTTGAGTATCTGTTTTTATAGTATCCACAGAACCATTCAAGTAACTTATATCTTTAGAATTTTCATCGACTCTTGTATCAATATCTTTATTGAAAATATCAATTGAATTGACCCTATTTGTTACATTTTTAACATTATCATCTATCGAATCCGTTTTATCTTTAAGTGATATAATTTCATTTTGAGAGTTTGATATATTACTTTTTAAAGTTTCAATTTTACCAACTAATTCGGTATCTTTTTCAGTCGCTCTATTTATTTCAACTTGTAAATCACTTGACAAATCTTGATATTTATGGTTCAATAAATCCACTTTACCATTCACAAAATCTTCTGAAGCACTTTGATTTATTTCATCTTGTAATCTTGCTGTAACATCACTCACAGATTTATTAACAATATCGATTTTAGTTTCCAAAAGAGATTTATCTGCTTTTTGTGAAATTTTACCATCTACATCTGCTTTTGTATAAATATCGTTCATATTCGCTTTTAGATTAAGTTTTCCTTCGTAATCCGTAATAACTTTTTCAAGTTTTTGCTCATAAATTGATAATGTATTATTTAGAGTTGTAGAATCTACTTTTTGAGATAAAAATCTATCTATATCATTTTTACAATATATATCTGCAACATTTGCTTTAACATTTAAAGAGTCCGTCAAATTTGTTTTTGTTACGGCATTTTCTTGAAGTGAAGAAACAACTGCTGATAAATCATTTATTCTTGTGCTATTGACATTTATTGTATTTATATAGTCGTTTAAATTCATTTTAGTAAGGATATCTGATATATTTAGGACCTGATTTGTTCCATAAATAATAGTATCCGCCTTAATAGTTCCATACATTAAGCATCCTTTTTGTTATCTTTTAAATTATTTAATTTTTTAGTTTTAAACTACACTTAAAGTGCTTCCCTTAGGTATTTCAAGTGTAGTTCCACTCTCAATTTCAAAAGGTCCTCCAACGATAGAATTATGCCCATCTTGGATTTTATAATCATTCGTCAATTTGTTTATGTTCTGTTTTAAGTAACTTTTAGCATCTATTTCATCTTTCGTATAATAAATATCATCGTGTTTATGAGTATCTAAAAGTGTAAATAATTGCTTTATTCTTTCTATAATATAATCTATTAAAATAAAATTTTTCATATAAAATCCTTTAAAAATTTGAATTACTAAATGAAATTATTGAATCATTTTTAACATTTATTTCATCTATCGCTAATAAGTTATCTTTATAATAGTAATTTATTTTTGAAGGAAAATAATTTACATATTCATCAAGGTAATTGAAATTTATATAATCTATTGTCATATAATACCCATTTTCGAACTCAATTCTATAAATATCGTTATTTTTGTTTCTTAAAATTTCGATAGACTTCATAAATTGAAATTGAGTAACTTTATTATAAATTTCTAAAAGCATTTTTTTATAATGCTCAATTTCTGCCTTTAATTTTTCAATTTCTGTTTTAACCATTTCTTCAATATCATTTTTTGTATTCTCTAAATCAACCATTACCTTATTTTCAAGGTCCGAAATTTTATCGTTTATCAATGAAATAAGATCCTCAGGTGAAGTACCATTTGATAGAGTATTTTTTAAATTTATAATTTCTTGTATTGTAATTGTTTGTCCCGATTGACAATCTTTCAAAAAATCTGTTTTAATTGACATTTTAATTTCCTTTATTTAAAAATCAAAAGAGTTAAATCCAAGGGGTGCTCTTTTAAATTCAATAATTGTTTATTTTCAGCAAAGGCACTGGCATCATAAATATATATTTTGTTTCCATCGACCCTTAACTCTGCCATTTCTTCATCTGTTTCAGCAACTATAAAAATACAATCATTTTCATAAATAAAGGGATTTTCTTGGGGTTCCACCGAAATTTTTTCATAACTTGAAGAATCAATTTTTTCGATTACTTCATCTATCAATTTCTTTTTAATAAAAACAGTTATCACACCTTCAACTTCGGTGCCGTCTTCACAAACCCATTTATTACTTATTTCCCGTTCTTTTGTCGCTGTATCACAAAAAACTTTCCAACTTGAAGAATTTCTACTATCAAATAAATCTGCATAATATGCTACTTTATAATTTCCTTCTTCATCTTTATTCTCATCACTTTCTTGACGGGAATTTACCCATTTTTTTGTCCATTTTATAGCAGCATCCGTTGAAATTGTCGATTTTCCTCTAATTAAAACTTCTAATTTTTGTAATGCCAACATCTTAATAACTTCCTCTTTTAAAGTTATTTAAAGTATTTTTCATTTTAAAACAATCAGAATATAGATAATTTTAAAATAAAAAAGGAGGAGAACTCATTAAAGAGTTGCTGCATCCCCAGATTCATTTGTGTCTGCTTCAGCATTAACATTCATAACTGAATTAAAAGCATCTGCAAAACTTTTTGCGATTGCTGCTGGGTCGATTGTTAAAACACTTGAAGTAACATTTTCGTTCGCTTTTTGAACTGCCATTTCTATTGCTTCACTTTTTACCTGAGCAACTTGATTGTCAATTACTGTTTGGAATTCTGATTTTGCATTTTCAATTAAACTTAAAATTTTTGTGCTTGAAAAAGTTTTTGCTGCATCAATAGCAGAATCATCAATTTCAGTTTTTGATTCAATTTTACCTTGAACTTCTTTAATAAGTGATTCAATTTTCGCACTTGAAAATACACCTTTTCCAGAAGCAACACTATCATCAATTTTTAAAAGTGAATTTTTTACTGCTTCTATTTCTGTTTTATTTGCTTCAATAGAATTAGTAACTTCACTTATTTTGCTTGTGATTTCTTGAGTTTTTGCATCTACAACTTCGTTAATTTTACCTTCGATTGATGCTTCTAAATCAGCAATTGTTTTATTTGTGCTTGCTAATTTTTCTGTAACTTCATCAATTCTACCACCTAATTCTTTGAATGAACCTGTAAGTGTTTCAATTGCTTTTTTGTTATCTGTTAAAATACCAATGATATTTTCAACACTAAATTCGCTATCTTCATCTCCATCTAACACTTTTGAAATCGTATTAATTTTTGCGATTACATCATTAATGTCTGCTTTTGATAATGCTTCAATGTTAGCAATTTGGTCTTGGATTGAACCTAATTCTTGTTTAACTGCTGTTGCTGTTGCTGTCCCTAATTGAGCAGCAATCATTTCAAGTAATTTTTCTTGTGTTTCATAAGTTTGAACTGCCATTTAATATCCTTTTTTTGTAATATGGGACGATTTTTTAAAATCGTCCCTCAATTGTATTTAATTTTTAAAGATTTTTTATGCTCTTTCCACAGGTTCTCTTGGTGCATATTTATCAATTAAATCTTTTTCATAGTTAATCATAATTGTAAATGGGAAAGCATTTGGATAATTCCCATCATCATCTTGTTCTGCCCCATCTACATATTTTACATTCAATTCAGCAAAGTGTCTTAAATCTCTTGCAATAACTTTTGCAGATTTCTCATCAACTTTTAATGCTTGGAGTGTTACTGGTGCCATAACCTCCCCATTTAACGAAACCATAACCTGATATTTAGATGTATCTGGGAAATTATATTGACCTAAATCAATAACTACTTCTCCAGAATCACTATTAAAAAGATACTCATAAGTATCTGTTTTTCTAATTACATTTATAGCATCGACTAACTTATTAACAATATCTATAACATCTAAAAATTGGTCTTCGGCATCACCTTCACCTAAAAGTTCTTTAAGTGCTTTAACTTTTGCCTTTAAATCATCTAAATCTCCACCTGCTAAATCATCAATTTGACCTTGCAAGTCGTTTAATGCATTCTCAACATCTCCATCTAGACTATTATGTTTAGATGCTAAGTTCGTTACATTTTCATATAAATCTTTAACTGTCTGAAATACACCTTTTGAATAATCTTCAGGTGTAAGTGTTACTAAATCGTTACTTAAATCGTAAGACATTTCTCTTTCCTTTATTTTATATTCTCATAATTATTTAACGATTAAGAATCGCAACTTTTGTGATTTTCACAATCCTCGCAAGTCATTAAATCGTCATTATGAGCGTGAATAGTCGTATTGTCAAAATATGCCATAACTTCCTCTTTTTTAATTTCATAACAAGGAAACAAATCTCTTAAATTGATATTACAATCATTTCTTTTTAAAAAATCCATTTTATTATGTATAATTTTTAAATCTGTAGATTTTATTATATCAATTTTATTTTTTAATTGGGCAATATGTTCTATAAGACCATCTATATTTGTACCATCCAATTCTGGAATTTCATCAAAAAACCTTTGTAATGGTGCTAATAAATACTTATCATTTTCGAATAATTTTTTTGAATTTATATTTAAGGATTTTCCTGATATTGAATTGCTATCAACTTTTATTTTGTCTAAATTTGTATGTGGTAACATAATTTTTTACCTTTAATCTTCAACTTTTTCAGTCGTCAAGTCCCCATCCTTTATGAATACACGATAAACATCTTCATCTTCTCTAAGGAAAAAATCATTTTGAATGGGTTGTCTATAAGTAAATTTATACCAAGCAATTTCATCAGATAACGATTTATTATTTTCGCCAGTCATTGACACATAAAAGGATCCATTTGCTAAAACAACATCTCCCTTCTTGTATTTTTTTGTAGATGTATATATTTCAAAATTACCTTCAAAAATTCCAAGAAGAGATTTGTTTAGTTGAATAATTTTTTCTAAAAAGATTTGATTCACTAAAATTGATTTTCCTGCTCTGTTTAAATTTTTACCTGTAAATGAAGTATATAAATCTTCTTCAGAACCTTCATAAATCCAAAAATCTGTAAATTCTGAATTTACGATTGGTAAGTTATCGTCGATTCTATCATAATTTTTATTCATTTTAAACCTTTATTTATAATCATTATACAAAATAGTTATTTCCACACTTGGAATTTCATTTGTAATAGGGTTATTTATAAAGTATTTAACATTTTTTCCTTCTATCCACCAACCTGAAAATTGAGTTTCATCTATTTTTTTATTTTCAAAAAAAGGCAACCCATCCATTGAAGCACCTATCGGTGGTATTTCAAATAAAAAACTATTTATCTTACCCATAACTTTTATATTATTAGAAATAGTTTTTAATTCTATATTATCATAAATTGAAATGTTATTATAAAAATTAACTTTTTTATCTTTTTTAAATTTATAAACAATTTTTGAATACCCCACTTGTATTTTATTAGAGTCTTTTTTAAACATTTCATATAATTCCCGTTTAATTATATATTGAGGTTTAAAACAAAAATTTGCCGCAGAAATAGATTTATAGAAAAATAAATCTTTTTCCTGAAATGTTTTTAGTTCGGGGTATGGGAAGTCTATATTTTTCACTAATTTTAAGTTGAATTGATATCTATCTAATATATTATCATAAACTTTCTTTTTTAAATTATTTATGACATCTATTAAAGATAATAATTTTTCTGAATAATTAATCTTATTTTCATCTACTAAAATCATTTTTATCTCCAAATTAGGATTTTAAATGAAATTTTATCACATTTTCCTAACCATTGTTCTTTATCTGTTTTTTTCAAAAATATCTTTATTTGATTATTTTCAATCCACCAACCTGAAAAATTTGTAACAACTCCATTTTTATTTAGTGGGAACCCATTTAATGATATACCTACTGGTGGTATTTGGGTAATTAATCCATTATCCCCACCATTTTTTTGAGCGCACTCATCAAGTTTCACAAGAATTTCCAAATATGATGGAGTATAATTGAGAGTAGCAAGTGTCCCATACCAGAAATCTTTAGAATTGTCATATTCAAGTTGTTTCCACTCAATTATTTCAGAAGCACTTAATGGTTTCTTTTCATTCGCTTCTAAAATACTTTTTTTAATATCATCTATTAAAGGGCTCATATAATCCTTCATCGATTGTAAAAATTCTTCATAAGAATGTCCATCAATCATAGAAGCATTTTTAGCATAATAAACAGATAATCTATTTCCATCATTATCTGTAACTATATTACCCACATTTTTTATGTTTCTTGCTGCATAATCAAATTCTTTTAAATTGTTAAGTGAATTTTCAATATCTTCAAGTTTATTATAAATATCTTGTATTTCCATTATAACTCCCATTTTTTAATAGATCCAAAATCATTGAATAATTGGATAAATTCATCACTTTTTTCTATATCAAGATTGCTAAAATAATAATCCATTATTTTTTCGCAAGATTCTTTTGGTGTATTTTCATTTATCTTGTCAATTATTTCCACAAGATAATTCATATCGTTAAATAATTTAATATCATTTTCAAGTAATTTTTCAAATTGTTTATTAACAGTTTCTGCTGTTAAAAAAACCTGTACAGGTTTTTTATCTTCATAAAATAAGAAGACATCTAAGTCATTAACAAAATTCATATTCTTCCTCCAAGAAAGTATTTTCACCTTGGCAAAAATCAAAAGGAACATTTTGATATAAAGATGATTCCGATATTATTGTGGCAGGATTTGTTCCATTATTATTTATATAAGGGTCTGGAAAAATACTTGGGTCATATGGCACTTTTGTTCCATCAGGTAGTAACACATATATTATTTTACCAGTCAAATCATCTTTTATATAAATTAAAGTATCTTCTGAATTAAAAGTATTTGCTTCTTTAACAATTTTATTGATAAAACATTTTCCAGAATTGTCAAGGTACCACTTAAAATAGTTGAAAAAATCTTTTATTTTATCTAATTCATTGCCGATTATTTTAAACTCTTTTTCTATGAAATAATCGAATGTGATTCTTTCATCTTCTGCTTTTTTCATTTTTTTCTTAACAATCTCTAAATTTTCGTCAAGTATGAAATCATTTTCAAGAAGATGATTAAATTTTTCAAAATAATTTTCGTCATTAAAAGAAGAGAATGAATTTTGGGAATTTCCTGTATAGTAAAACTCAAAATCCTCTAAATTCCATTTTAATTTTTTCATTCAAATCCTTTAAAATAGTTTTACAATGCTATTTACCTCATCAATTACAACCCCTAAGGTATCTATTGTTTTTATAAGTGAAGTTTTACACATACCCGGATTTTCAAAATCTGGTTCAACATATCTTCCTCTTTTAACATCATTTGAAATTTTTACAAAAATCCTCCCAACTAATGCTATTTCAGAAGTATATTTTTTTGTATCTCTAAAATTTTCATTTAAAAGTATAGCATAACTATCCGACACTATCCCAAGAACAGGTCCATTTGTAAAAATCGTCCCTTCTGTTTTCTTACCAACTTGAAGTAATGTCCCAGGTTCATATTTTTTATCCGTTTCATAAACTTCTGCGATATCTGCTTCTGTTCTACTATAAAAATGCCCCACAATTCTTTGTGCATTTATTTCATATATTGGATTTTCAAGTGTCCCTATTTTTGATGAATCATTTTCCGGTATTATTTTTTTAATTATAACATTTTCTGAGTTTAAAATCAACTTATTATTGGATTTTATTTCGAGATTATCATAAGGGGAATTCGAATTGAGTTCTAAAAGTAAAGTGTTTATACCATCTTCATTTTTTAATTTTAAATTACCATACACATTTGCTTCATCATTGATATACTCAAATAAAACCCCATTTGAATTATCTTCTTTTACTTTAAATTTTGCTCCTGTACCTTCTGTATTAAATTCAATCAATTCTTCTTTAAAAACATAACTATCCGATATTTGAAATTCATCCGTCTGTAAAACACCAATTTTGGCATTATTTATTTTTGCGATTGTACTTGTTAATGATGTCGTTATAAGGTCATTTGAAATAGACTTATTGGCAGTTGTATTTTCCACAATAATTTCATCGGATATGACTTTTTGTATTTCTGCTTCTGTAGATGTTATTTTTGTGATTTCAGCAGTTGATGCTTCAATATAATCTAAAAAGTTTTTTTTACTATAAATTGTGTCTATAGATAAGGTATTGTCAGAAAACACCTTTTCAATTTTTATTATTCTATCATCAAGATTGTTTAAATCATATTCTATTTGATTTATTATTGAATTTAAAAAAGACGATGATAAAACTGTTCTTTGAGTTTTATCGTCCCCTTCATAAAATTTTGTAAGTGTTTTGTAAGGTATCATTTATTTATCCTTTAAAGTTTCCAAAGGAGATTTACTAATGAATCTATTGCAGTATTATCATTATCTGAAACAGAAACAGTTATTTTCGTAATGTTTTCATCGTCATCTTTTGAAAATTGTAAAAAAACATTTTTTGGACTATCGTCAATTATGCCTGTTAAAATCATAAATGAAGTAGTTTCCAATTTATCAGTATCTATATTTATATCCATAATTCCTGCATCATCTCCACTAAAAGAAATTGCCGTATCATCAATTTTTTCACTTTTAAAAATGACTTTGCACTTGTCTTTATCGCTGGTATCTATAAAAAATTGAATTTCTCCTGTAATGGGTTCTATTTTTGAATGATTTATATCTATTGATGTATCATCATTATATAAAACATTGTCTTTAATTATGGCATTATATTTTTTTTCTATAAGATTTTCAGAATCAGTTTTCATAAAACCATCTTCATAAATAACATTTTTATCTAAATCTAATAAAGTATCATCATTATTTTTTAAAACATTATCATCAATAATAACATTTTTATCAAGTTCTAAAATAACTTTATCATTTACAATTAAATTGTTATCATTTTTAATGACATTTTTATCCAGATCTAATAAAGTATCATCATTATTTTTTAAAACATTATCATCAATAATAACATTATCTTTAACAATTTTGTAAAATTCATTTCCATCTTCATCAAGCATATAAATATAATTATCATCATTTATATATAAATTTATATTTTTTTGGGCATTTTCATTTATTTTATTTATTTCAAGTTTTATATTTCCATCATTATCAACTAAATTATCCCCATCTAATTTGGCATTATTTGGAATTATTATTTCATTTACTACATCGTTTCCATCATCATCAATGGTTATAAACGACACATTTCCCGTATCTTCATCAAGGTATAAATTGATGTATTTTTTTATTTCTTCTGGATAAGTATTGAAATCCACAATAATATCATTAGAAGTTTGTAATACATTATCAACTATTTTTCCAATCCTTTTTAAATCATCCAATGAAGGGTATAAAGACCCTAAATCAAAAGTTGTTTGGATTAAAGGGGCCAAATCAAAATAATTTTCGTTTTTTGAAGTCTTTATTTCATCCGCTTCTATTTTACCTTTTTTCTCATAATCAGGTTTTGCGAATCTACTATTTATACTCATTTTAAAACTCCTTAAATTTTTACAAGAACTTCATCAGTTCCATTTTCAAGTGCTACACCAATAAGTCTTAAATTTTCAGGCATTGTCAAGATATTATCAATTGCTTTACCTTTTCCATTTGAATCAGCAATAATATATTGTCCTTTTTTCGCTTCACCTATGATTTTAACTTTTACTTTTCCTTTTAGTGCAATAAGTGCTGGATTATCATAATTTCCTTTACCAAGGATTGTCCCAGGTTTTTCAGAAATTACACCTAAAAGTTTTCCACCATTATATAAAGTCCCATTGACATTAAGATTTTCAGCAACTTCCAAGATTGTACCAACTTCATACTTTTCATCAGCAGAATAGTACTCAGCAATATCCTCTCCTACAGTTTTAAAATCTCCTGCCATAACAGTTGAATTATCAACTTCTCCATCTGCATAAAATAAAAAAGTGTTAGGTGTGTCGCCATCGTTTGAATCATCATAAACAATCGCATCTTGTAAATCTTGACTTCCAAAATTATAATACGATTTTAAAGCATAAAATGCACCCGTTCTGATAAAAGAATTATCATAGTTATCTCCAACTTTAAAGTCTAAATAATCTACTTTTTCTTCATCAACTGTATCTTCAATAACTTCAAGTTTAGAGTCAATATCATTAAATTTTATTTCTTCTACATTTAAAGTATGTATTTTTAATTTTTTAAGATTCCCATCGTCATCTTTTAAAGTCATAGTTTCATCATTATAATCTAGATTTAAACCATTTAATTTTATTTTTATTGTATCGATTTTATAAGAATCTATAATAATCTTATTTTCATCGTCTTTATTCCTTAAAGTGATTTTTTCACTGCCACTTTTTAAAATAGCGCCATTAAAATTAAAGGTTCCAGACACATCAAAATCATTAGTTTTTAAGTGTGAAGCAGTTGAGTTGCCACTCTCAAAATCTTTAATTGTTTGGTCTAATTTTTCATCGTTTTTTTCTAATTGTTTTAAGGGTAAATTCAGGTTCGTCCCATTAAAAGGTGTATATCTGTCAGGGTCTGAACCTTCATACCACAAAAACATATTATCTTGTGTGTAAGGTATATAATTTGCCATTTTAATCCTTTTTCTTATTTATCGCAAGTTTTCTTAAAATAAATTGTCCAACTAAATTTTAGTTTCATTTCATAGTTTTTGTATATTGCTGCTCTCGTTTTTCTTGAAAACATTATATTTTTGTCATCCTTATCGTCATTACCTGTATTTTTATAAACACTTTCTGATAATAGACCATATTCTGTAATAAGTTGTTCTCCATTTGAACCATTACATTCGTCTTTTTCAAGGACGATTGAAAAAGTTACACCATAACCACCCACATCTTCGTAAGTTTCAACATCAATTTCTTTTCTAAAAACTTCATTTTCTAATTCGTAGTCATTACAACTTGGTGGTCTAACATTTTTTAAATCATCGTTCTCATCAAGATTCATATCACCCAATACTATATATTTAATACCTTTTATGTCTTCGCCTGCCATAAATCTACTAAATAAATAACCACTATCTGAAACGATTAAGTTTTTTTCTTGAAAAATTGTTTCAATTACATTGTCTTCATCGTCAAGTCTTTCACACTTGACAATACCCATCATATTCTTTTTAGTAAATATATCTAAAAGCATCTTTGTTCCTTTAAAATTACTTTTATTTATATTTAATAAAAACCACAAAAGAATTTTTATTCTTTTGTGAAAAATTTCCTAACAACTATTTGGGCATTTCCTTTACCTACAAAATACTGCTCCTTGAGATTCATAACATATTTTTCATCATCAATTAAAATATCGTTACCACCTATTTTCCAAGTTTTACCTTGATTTTTATATTCATCTTTTATTAACCATTCTCCTGAAAACATATAAGTACCTGGAGGTTCTTCGGAATCTTTGATATAATCTTCTGCATCATCTCTATTTGATATATCACTTGTATTATTCACATATCTAAAAGTGTCTTTTTCAACTAACTGAAATACTTTATTTTCATAAAAAGATTTATTTTCATACTTTTTTATATAAACGACATCTTTCTTATTTTTTAGTTTTAATGAGAAATGAGAACTCATTCCGCAAAATACTTCCACAAGGATATTTTTTGATTTATCAAGACAAGTCTTTCCAACAACTAATTCATTATAGTTATAATCGCCAAAATCATTAGACCCATATACCTTAATATCCTCTTTTTTATTATCAACAGTACCACTTGTATTTAAGTTAGAGTTTTTAACCATTTGCACATCTACTCCAACCTTCGTATCATAAGGATTGAAATATCCATCGGAAAAAATTGCCAACTCTTCTGAATTAGATTTATTAAAGTTATAAATTTCATTGAAGTTTAAGTCTGTTTCAATTGCTGTTTCTTCTATATTTTTTTGTTTATACACATCTTTTACATCTAATTCTAAATCTACATCAAATTCAATTTCTGGAGAAATAATATATTCAGATACCAATTTAGATGATAAGTTTTCAAAATACTTATTTAAGAAAAATGGCATTCTTTCTTCTAAAATTTTGTTTAAAGTGCCTAAATTTTGTCTAAAATCCATAACCGATTTTTCGTCGTTCAAATCAAGTACAACATCATAGTCTATATAGCATTCTTTTGAAGAACCTTCAAGTTTTAAAGCACTTGACTTAATTTCATCACCTGGTATTTTAAAACTCTTAGCATTTGAAATTTTAAAGTTCCTATCATTATTTATTTTTAATGTTACTTCTCTAAAATCAAAACCTTTTATATCTTGAAGATGTTTAAGGTATTTTTTAACATCATCAAGTATTTCTATTCTTCTATTGACTAATTTATCCACATAGTAACCATTTAAAGACATATAAATATCGTTTTCAATGGTATTATTTACAAAATATAATCCTGCATATTCATTCCCATCTAATTCAAAATTCATACATCTATCTAAAGCAACTTTTTCCCAATCAACCCTAATATATTTGTCAATCTCTTCGGTTATAACACATTTGAAATCATTTTTAAATTTTTGATAAAGATTATAGTTAGTATTAAACACTTCCATAATCTCATAATAATTATCTATATTATAGTTAAAAAAGTAATTCAAAAAATTAGTATATTTAGTATTTTCATCTCTAAATGTTATCTTTTCAAAAATATTTGCTTTACTTATTAAATTTATATCCCTATACGAACCTTTCATTTCTAGATATGAATCAAGTATTTCAGGTTCTAAGATATTATAATAATTATCAAGTGTTCCAGGTTGGTAGTTGATAGTATATGCTTTAAATTGATAATCATTCCTGTTTATATCAAACTCTGGTAAAATGTCATTAACTTTTTTCAATAGCGATTCTGTCATCGAAAATATATTTATAGGTATAGTTTCTGTATATTCTTTAATATAATCCAATTCTAATTCGACACCATTGGAAGCAGTTATCTCAAATTTTTCAACTTCAAAAAAATTAAATCCACTTATAGGTTTATAATTTTTTAAGATTACAACATTATCTTTATTATAATAAATGCTCATTAATTGACGATTTGAATACTCAAAAGAGTGCCCATTTATGATAAGAGTAAAAGAATCTTTTACATTCCTATTTAGGAGGGAAATACTGATAAAACCTTCATTTTTGCCTAAAAATCTTTTAAGTGATGAATTATAAAATCCATCATTTTGTTTTTCAAATCTTAAATTATTCTTAAAATTTACAATTTTTTTAGATTTATTTTTATAAGATGTTAAAAATTCGGGAGATTTGTATGACCTCCCGAATTTTTTTAAGTTTTCAAATTTTACTCTCCAATCGATGTTTAAATTCATAACATTCCTTTACTCCACAAAATTGACATCAATACCATAAAATACTAAATACTCATATTTCTCAGAGTTTATGATATCTTCATTTGCTATATTTTTAATATATTGAACTGGATAAACTTCAACTCCATTATCCACGCTTTTATATTTTGTAACCTCAGAAATTATTTTATTTACTTCCAAAGAACTATTCATTTTATATTCATACTTTTTAATTACTTTTTTGATATAGTTATAAACTTCATCTTGAAACTTATTATTAACTAATTTAACCTCAAAACTTAATCCTGTTATTTTCGGTATTCCTGGAATATACACTATATTTATGCCTACAATAGAAACTCTTTTCATAAAATTATCCAAATAAAGCAACTCAGAAGTCGTTAAGTTTTTTCTAATAGGTTCATCCCCTTTTTTAACATAATAAACATTTAAGATGCAACTTTGACTCTTCATAAAATCATTTAATTTTATAATTTCTATATTCTCACCTGATACTGAAATTTCCCTTTCAAGAAATTTTTGTTCTATATATAATTCCACCTCATTTTCAGGGTTCGTTACCATCCTTGGGGTAACTATTAAATTCATTTTTAATAAGTCGTAAAATCTTTTTATAAAGTCGTTCATAGATTCATAACTATACTTTGATAATTTTATTACGGAACCCTCTATTAAAAGTTTATATTCTTTTTCGCCATCAAAATCATCCATTTCTTTAAATTTCAATTGCCACCCTGCTGGTATATTTTGCTCGGGTTCTAAATAAACATCATCAAAGATATTTGAATTTAAAATATGATAATAATAGTCTTCTTTTGTTACTGCTCTTCCGTTGGTTGTTTTTAAAAAGGGTGCCATAATTTTTATTTTATCAAGTGTATCTTCATCTAATCCATAAAAATAAATATCTTTAAATTCAAAATTAAAATTCATTTTAATTTTAAAATCATTAGATTTTAATTTACCATCTGTTTCCATATAAATAAATTTAACTTTTTTTAAGTTTGTTCCAAAATTATTTTCTAAGTCATTTATATAAATAAATGCCTCTTTATTTGTTTTAGACCAATTTACGATTTTGTTATTTAGTATATAATCTTCAAACATAGTAGATAATCCAACGATTTCAAGGTCATCAATTATTGCTAACATATTATCATTATCTACACTTCTTAAAAATTCAGATTTTAGTAATAAGTTGTTTTTCTTATTAAAAAAAGTTTCGATTTCTACTTCTTGTTTAATTCCTATTTTTAAATTTACAAAATCATTATATTTTATTTTTTTAGGTTTATCCAAATACACTATATCATAATTTTTTTTATCTATCGTAACTTTTCCTAAAACTTGCCCTAATTCTAAAATTATATCTTCATTACCTAAATAAACAAATGAAAATTCGGGTGCCTTTGCTCTTTGAAATCTATATCCTAATGGATAAGCGCTTTCAAAAACCGATGTTTCAAGTTTCGCTTTTTGTAAATATGTTTCTTCTCGGTACATTTTATTTTTGAATAAAGTCATAGAAGTATAACCTGCTAAAAGCGAAGCAATTAAATCAGTCGTAGAATTATCCATTTTCGCTTGGATTTCCTTAAAATTATCAAGTGATTTAATATATTTTAAAAAATTTTCTTTTATTTCGTTAAAATCGACTTTTTGAATATCTAACATTTTTTACCTTTGTATTATAGTAAATGATTCACTTAAACTATAAACCCCATCCAATCCATTTATTTTAAATACCAATTTTAAAATATATAATCTTGAAGTAGAGTCTATTGATATATCAGTTTCATCCAAAAGAGTAATCTCAGGGACAAATTTTAAAAGGCAATTTTTTAGTTTTAATTTAATTGCCGTTAAATGCCAAACTTCAAGAGTCCCAAAAAGATATTCTCTTAAATCACAATCAAAATCTCTACAAAAAAACCAATCACCTTGTATTGATTGTAGTAATAATTTGATTTTTTGAGTTATAGCATCGACATCATTAACAAATAAATTGTCTGAAATTGATAAATCCGTATAAACCATTTTTTCCCTTTTGATGTATTTAATTCAAGTTTATTGTGGCACCTTTTATATTAACATTGGCACCGGCAGTTAAATTTATGTTACCCGCCACTTTTATGTTTAAATCCCCATTGACTTCTAGAGTATCATTTAAACCTATTTTTGTACTTCTATTACCCTTTATATCAACATTCATATTTTTTAAAACTTGTAAAATAAAATCATCATTATATTCTTTTTTAACTAATTTATCCACAACCTCTAACAATTCTTCAAGAATATGATTATATTTATTTTTCAAAAATATATTATCGCTATTCCCCGAAACCATAAAATTTCTATCTTGCATAACATAATAAATTTCCGTTCCTGGTACTTTATATTCACTATTCCCTTTTCCATCCACTTTTTGATAATAACCAGTATGATGAACTCTCCACCATTCGCCTGTGGTAAAATTAAATTTTTCAAAATCATTTTGTTTATTTATTGTCATCTTAGTATTAGGGTAATCTTGTTCTGAAGAATAATTTATATCGGACATATCTGTTATATTTGTGTATTTTACTTCGACTTGTTTAACTGTCGTATGTTTGATGTCTTTTTCAGCATCTTGCTGTTCGTGATTATCAGAAACAGCAGAATCAGTTTCTTGGGCAGAATGATTTGCCTCATCTTTTGCCTTAGTTTTTAATTTATTTTCTTCACTTTTTTGCTTTAACGAAAGCATTTTTTTCGCATTATTTGTCAATTTCTTTGATTGCTCGTGTAAAGGTTTTGATATAGATTTTAATTTATCCCTAACTTCGTTTTCAAGTGGATGACCCTTTAAGTTATTTTGCCACTCATCTAATTTTTTATTTACATCACAGAACAAACCCATTTATTCTCCCTTTTAACAACTTGGCATATTAAGTTTAAACTTTGGAAACGATAATGAAAAGTTAAATTTTAATCCATCAAAATGAAATTTTGGTGCTGCTATTTTACAATTCAAACCATCTTCAAGCATTTTTTCAAACATATCTTCATATATTTTTTCCTGTTCTTCTGCCCATTTTTTAACCCCATCTTTCATAGAGTCCATAAATGATTTTCCATCATTATTACATAAATCGTTTGGACTCAACCCAAACATACCTAATGCTCCTGATATTGAATTTTTGATTGCTCCTATCATATCTGCACCAAATTGGTCTATACTTCCCACGAAATCTGCAATAGCATTACCTAGATTATCAATCGTATCTCCGATTGTATCTAATAAATTCAATAACATTCCTAAAAGGCATAAAAGTGCCTTTAATAAACATAATAAAGCACTAATCATATCAAATAATGCCTGTATAGGTCCTAATATAGAATTTACAATGTCAGCAAATTTATTGATGTATTTTTGTAAAAAGTCTTGTGCTCTTTTTAAATTATCATCTAACCACCCTTGAACTCTTGCTATACCTTTATTGACCCATTCTGATAATTTATTGGCATATTCTTGTAATTTATTTTGAAATTTTTGAGCATACCCCATCAATTTTTCTGAAAATTGATTAATCTTTGAAGACCATTGTAAAAATTTATTTCTTAAATCTTCAAGGAATGTAGTTTTTTCTTTTTTAAGTTTTTTTGGTTTATCATCTGGTAATTTTTTATTACTTTTTGAATTACCACATTTTTGTTCTTCAGGAAAATTATCCACATCCGGCAAATCGTGTATATTCTCGTCCATAATCAATGCTATTTCATTAAAATTATTTAATGTAATTTCTCCAAAGGCAGTAACTATTTCCTCAAGATGATTATACTCTATTTCTTTTTCTACTTGTTTAAATTTATCAAATGTTACTTTTTCAATGTCTAAGACTTTTGATAAATCAGTTGTTTTTTTCTTAGGAATGTTATCATTGAAATCTGCTGGAAACCTTAAATTATTGAGATTATTTTTTGAAATAACATCAATGGGTTTTTTAACTTCTATGCCAGGTAAAGTTGAAATTAACTTATCTATTCCCTTTGTCATTTTCGAAGATTGTAATTCTTCTTTAATTTTTTTTGATAATAATTCAATTTCTTTATCAATTTTTATTAAATTATTGTTACTTTTAAAAACAAACTCTGTGGCATTCATTGTAAAATTATTCTTTTTTAACAACTCGTTTATTTCTTCAATGGATTCAAAAAACCCTGTTCCTAAAATTTCTTCAAGTGTCATTTTTTTAGACATATTTAAAAGACTATAAAATTTAAAATTATCCTGTAATTCAATCGATGCTTCTTCACTTTTTTCATCAATGGTATTTATAATTGTATGAATACTACTAAAATCAAGAACATCTAAAAATAAACGAATATAAGCATAAATTGATTTTTCAAAATAAACGATAGAACCGAATTTATCAAATACTTCTTTTTTCAAAAGAGGTTTAACATACTTGAAAGATTGATAACCACTTAAAAATATCTTAAAAATAGTTTCATATAATTTTCTTTCGATTTCATAATTTTTAAGAATGTAAATTATAGGCAATAAATATAAAAAATCTCCTTGAAAACTTTTATCTTTTAATAATTTTTCTACAATAAATACCTTTTTAACACCAATATCTATGAAATCTTCAATTAAATTGTATTTTAATTTTTTTGGTATAAAACTATAAATTAAGTCAATATATTTATTTTTACTAACAAAATAATTGGGTAATAACTCTTGTGAAAAATTTAAAAATTCCCCATAACCATTTAAAATCTCATCAAGTTGCGAAGTCAAACCATAAAAGTAAGTATTTTCAAAAGGAAAGACATTTGATAACTTCATCTCTTTTTCTAAATATGGTAAAATTTCTTCATTTTTTTCACTCATTTCTTTTATAATTTTGTCTTTTTGTTTATCATTTATAGGTTGGTGTTTCACAAAGGTTGAAACTTCAATAGGTTCATCCATATTAAACAAATCATCTGTTTGATTTCTTTCAAGTAATGATATTAAAAACCCATTTTTTTTATTTAGATTGTACTCTTCTATAAAATAAAGAGTCATCATTTTAGCAATGTGTAAAAAATTAACATATTTGGCAAATTCAAGTGTTAAATCTTTTGGCATAAGATAATCATTTTTTAGTTGAAACATCAACTGATAACCATTTTCAATTTCCCCAAGAATTGCCATTTTTTGTTCTTCAGGTAAATTTTTAAAATGGTATCCTTTAATCATTTTACTAATGAATTCAGTATTTTTTTGAAAATTATAAAGATTTGTGATTTTTCTTTCTTCAAAAAGTGTTATAACACCATTCATAAAAATTATATATTCATATATATTATTATATTTTTCAAAATGATAAGTATTGCTACCATATTTCTCATAAATTTTTTCCAATTTTCAATCCTTTAAGTCATCGCAGGTGGTATTGAAGAAATTGATTCAACTATAATTCCATTCATAATATCTTCTTCTGGGAAATATACAATTACTCTAGAGTCTATATTAGGTGTATCATTTTTGGCATTTGCCCCACTTTTGGGTGCCATTTTAATATAATACCAAGGTAAATCTTCTTTATCAATTTCATCTGTAACCCCATCGATTTGAACTTTTAATCTATTTGCTTTCAGTGGGTCAGCATCATCTACAACAGTTGATTGAAAAAAATTACCTTTTAAAAAATTTTCAATTAATAATTCTCTTTTATCTGTTAAAATCATTTCTTCCCTTTATATTTTTATTTAATATAAAAATCGCGAGAACAACTTATTACAAATTTTTCAAAACCCTTATTTGAAATACTCATCTCTATACCTGTTATTATATAATTGCCTTCGATGGCAAGCGAATGCTCTAATGATTTTTTAGTTATATCCTCAAATTCAATCAATTTTAATAATTCAATTTTTGTAAAATCACTAAGATTGTCAAGTGTTATTTCTAAATCAAATGTCTCTAATTTGTTCCTTAAACTTATATTAAATCTTCTTGAATAGTTATATTTCTCGTGTGTATTCATATTGTCATTTAACACTTTATATGGATAATAAGGTACTTTATCATAAGGTTCCCCTGTAAAAAGTGAATTCGTAGGGATATCTTCTGCTATTATTTGGTGGGTTGGTATTTGAAAATTTTGTGCCTTTCTTTCTGGACTTAATTTATAACTATAAATATCAAAATTTCCTGAAAAAATAAAGTTAGTGAATTGAATTTCATCACTTTTTTTGCTTTTCATATTTGTAATTTTTAAAGGTTTTTGTTTAAGAATGTTTGAAAAGGTATTTATCTTAAATTTCTTTTCAGGTGAAATAAATCCTAAAGATAAATCATTATCAAAATATATATAGTCATATAAATACTCTAAAAATTTTTTTTCTGTTATATTGTATCTTAACCAGGTTTGCATATCATCACTCGCCCCTTTCGTTGTCAAATCGACAAATTCAATATTCTTCAATTCAGACATAACTTCAAGAGCACTTTTTTCTTTGAATGCTTCTTGTTTAAAATCATTTTGAAAAAAATCTGTTAAATCTACTAAGCAATTCAATGTAACATTAAACATTCCAACTTCGTTTTTTGTGAAAATAAAACTCGAAATTTGAAAAAACATTTTTTTGATATACCTATCATTAGCAGCAATATCAACCTCAACAGGGGCACCTTGAAACATTATCTTAGACAATCTATCATAAGTTAGAGTCAAGTGTATTGAAGCATAAGGTAAATTTTCTGGGTGTAACTTATAACTTATTCCAATTGACTTAAATTCGATTTTTTCTATTTTTAAATTATTTATTGTAATCTTATTTTGAAAATTTTCATCATTTGATAAAACATAATTTTTACCCATTATTTACCTTTTTGATTTTTTATTATATAATCTTTTATAAGTGTTTTAACCGAAATCATATCAGGAATTTTCACTACATTGACTTCGAATGGATTTATAATATCATTATAAAGAGCAATAACCCACCACATATTCAAATCAGTGTAATGCTTTAATGCTAATGTGTCAAGATTATCTTCTTCAATTGAAATGTAATTTAATTTTTTTAATTTATTTACAAAATCATTGCTCAAAAAATCATACATTCCGTTTTCGTAGTTAAAAATTTGTCCAATCAATTCTTTTCCTTTTTATAATTATATCATAAAAATACTTAAAAGTCAAGTATTTTTAACTAAATGCTGTTTTTATTTTGAAAATTTTAGCATATTCATCTGCGAATAGACTTCTATAAAATTCAAAACTTAAATCTACTTCTATGAAAATAGGATTCCCTTCTTCGTCCCTATCATTTGATATTCTGGCATTGCCACTTTTTAAATACAACCCTCCTGGAATTTCAAGTATGTTATTTATAGTAACTTGAAATAATTCAGTATCCAGGTCAAGTACAGGATTTAATTTTGTCTTTCCTGCATCATATAGATATTGAGTAGTTGGAGCATTTAATGCCAAGAGTTTATCTTTAATATCTCCCGTATCCATCGCCCCTACTGTAGGTTTGGCAAGTGTTCCCCTTGTTATGAATTTAATAATATCATCATAATTTATAACATCAAACATTCCAGGAATTACAAAAAATTTTAAATTAAAAGCAATTTTCCCTTCACTGCTTTTATAAAGTTGAATTGATTCTGCCATAGATTCTCCAATAGCATCTTTTGCCATTGTATTCGCAGCACCTTTAACTACACCATCCAATCCAAATTTTTTAACGAATGGGATATTACTCGCAAATTCCCCTGCCATATTCGCAGCACCCCTTGCTATTTTTGTCGCACCACCTGTTAAAGGAGCACTATCTGTCGTCATTGAAGTTGAAAAACCAAAATCTTCATTATATAATCCATAAATAGTTTTACACTCCATTTTTTTAGGTGGTATTATTGTAACACCATAAGTTTTAAAAATATCACTTTTCGTTTGACCTTCAATTTGAAGAAAATTTGTAGTCATTATTCATCTCCTTTATAATAAGGCAAAAGCACTCATTAAATTTTTATTTATAGTATAGTTATTCACTATATTATGTGTTTGTGATGAAGCATCCATTATACCACCACTACTTTCTTTTGTCGCCGTCGCTGCTGCGGCACCTCCTGTTAAAACCTTTCCTTTAATAGTATCAGATGTAGTTGTATCTGCTTTTTGTTTTAAATCAGGTGAATCTGGATCTTGTGTTTCGACATCTTTACTTTCTACATCCTTTACTTCTTTTGATTCTTCAGGGTCAACCTCAGGTTCTCCATCAGGTGTTTCAGGTAAATCGTCATCATCGAATATATCAAACCCTAAAAATTGTTTTGAAATTGCATCTTTTAAAGGTATTTTATCGTGAAGTGTCATATAAGCAATTTTTGCAGCATCATATGCCAATAATCCTGCTCCCACGAATGGGACTGCTCTTGCTGCCATTTTTGCTGATAACTTAGCGGCAATTTTTGCGCCACCTTTTTTACCAAACTTCTTAAAAATTTTACCTTTGATTTCTTTTAATTTACTTAAAATTGATTTACCTGAAGGTTTTTTCACCTTTTTACCGATTTTCTTTTTTGCATCGGGATTTTTAGATTTACCTGATGTTTTTTTCTTGTCTTTTCCTTTATCATCGCCTTTATCTTTCGAATTGTCAGAATCGCCAAATTCATCATCGTCCGTATCAATTTCCGGTGTTTCACTTTTAAAAAGATTTAAAGGATTTAATTTTGAAGAAAATTGTTTTACTTTACCCCAAGCACCTTTAATTTTACCCATAAATTTTTTACCTAATCCACTAACTTTTGATAAAAGTTTTTTCCCGGAATCCATAAATCCATTCATAACAATACCAAGAACACTACCAATTAGACCACCCACACCAGATTTGCCATCTTCATCTTTTTTTGGATCTCCTTTTGTGCCTAATTCTCCTGTTTTATTTACTTCTTCTTTTTTACCCCATTTATTTTTCATAAAGTCAAGGATTTTGTAACTTATTGTAGAAATTTCCGATAAATAATAATCATTTGTCGCGACAGGTTTGGGAATTTTAGTTTCAACTTTACTCGGTATAGGTTCCATTTTTGGATTTTTAGATCCAACTTCGGGTGTTCCAACATCTCCATTTATGGTATTTTTTTCAACATCATCCTCATTCCCATTTTTAGTGTCATCAGGAGTTGTAGGAATACCTAATTTTTTTGCTTTCATTTTTTCAAGCACTTCATTATGAAAATCTGTATTTTTATAGTTTTCTTTCATTTGTGCTATTTTTGATGTTACAGGTTGTGCTATATTGACTATCTTATCTTTAACTCCACCTGCGAATTCTGAAACTTTATCTTTCGCTGTGTTTATTTTTTCGGCAGTCGATTGATAAATTTTCGAACCTTGAATTTTATCTTTAATTTTAGAACCTATACTTTTTGCTTTATTGAAAAATCTATCTTTTAAAACACCTGCTGCTGAAAATAAATAATCTTTTGTTTCTTTCGATTTTTGATATAATTTTGAATTTTTTATTTTTTCGGCAATTTTTCCTGCACCTGATAAAACTTTTTTACTTAATTCCTCACCTAAAACACTTCCCCATTCTTCAAGTGAAGAAGTTTTATTTAATGATTCAACCATTTCATTTTTTGAATTTATTTTATTTTTTTCTTCTGGGTCATCTTTATGTTTAGATTTTTCAAGTAACTCTTTCTTTTCTTGTTCTGATAATTCATCTTTTTTTAGTTTTAATTCTTCAGCAGCAATCAAATCAATATTCTCAAGATACCCTAATTGTTTTTCGGCATATTCTTTTTGTGTTTTTTGGTATTCTTCAAATTCATTAAAATAGTCTTGTTCTAATTCTTTTATTTTTTCATTTAACTTTTTAGTATCATCTTTATAAACTTCTTCAAGGATTTTTTTATCTTCTTCAAGTTGTTTAGATTGATTTTCTTTAAAAGTTTCAATATCTTTTTTATAAGTTTCAAGTAAGTAATTTTGAAGTTTTTCCTGTTTATTATCCAATGTTTCATTTAGTTGGGTTACTTTTTTATCGTACTCTTCTTGAATTTCTTCAAGTTGTTTTTCTTTTGCTACTTCAAGATATTTCTGTTTCTTTTTCAATTCTTCATTGGATTCAATTAAAACTTCTTTTAATCCATTTATTTCACTTTGGATGTCTTCTTTTGATTTTTGTTCTAATTTTTTTTCAAGTTCTAATTTTTCGTTTTTATATTCTTCAAGTTGTTTTTTAGTGTCCCCACCTAAACTTTCTTCTAATTTTTGAAGAGTTTCGTTTGATTGGGCAGTTGCTGTTAATTTTTGTGCTTCAAGATTATTATTAAATTCTTCAATTGCTTTTAAATACTCTTCACTATTTTTATCCTCATATTGAGATTCAAGTTCTTCAAGTTGCTGTTTTGAATTTTCATCAATTTCTTTTAATATATTTTCAAGTGATTTATTCTGTTCTTCAACTTGCGAAAAATACCCATCTAACCCTTGATATTTTTCACCCAAACCTGCTAATTGTTTATTAACTTCTTCGTGAGAAACGGAACCTTCAAGTTGATTCAATAATTCAGTTACTTTTTCTTTATATTGTTTTGCTTCTTCTGAATTATCATTTAACAAAACTTGACTAATATCTTCATCCGAAATTTTTAAGTTATTTGCCTCTTTAATTTTTGAATCTCTCTCGGTCTGGAGATTCATTATTCTTTTCTTATGGGCATTTTTTAATCTATTCACATTCTCAAAATTATTTTTCAAATATTCGGAAACATCTGCATCTTTTTGATTTTCAATAAGTTTTAAAATGCTTTTTGCTGACATTTCAAAACCGACCATTTCAAGTGCTTTAGCAACTTGACCCTCACTTATTTTCTTTTCATTTATATAAGGGAATATATATTGTTTAATTTCTTCAATTCTTCCACTATCATTTTCTGGGTTAAGACTTTTGAAATCTTCTTCAACTATTTTGAGAATTTCTCCCCAAAGTTTTTTATCGTCATAAATAGGACCAGAAAGTGATTTTAAAAATTCATCCCATTTACCATTTTGACCAGGTGTTCCACCACTCGTCCCACCTGTAGGATTAGGATTGGGTTTCGGTGGTGGTGTCCCACCTGTCCCACCAGTAGGAGTTGGTGTTCCTCTACCTGTAGGATTAGGATTAGGTTTTGGTGGTGTTCCACCACCTGCACTTCCGCCACCAGTAGGAGTTGGTGTTCCTCCACCTGTTCCTGTTCCACCACCTGTATCTGCCATTTATTATCCTTTTTCTTGTTCTTCATTATAAATTGTAACCATATTTGAAATATCATAATAAAATCTACCTTCAGGTATAAAAGTATTAAACATTTTTAAAAAACTTAACTCCATTTTCAATATATTTCTGTAATCATAGTCTGGGATATACCTTTAAATCGACTATATCTATATCAATGACATATTCTTTTTTACAATTTGGGCAAGTTAAAATTATGTTTTCTAAATCTATATCAAATCTAACAATCTGCTCATCTAATTTTAACACTTCTGAAGGCATTGAGTATTTTATAACATCAATCTTTTGCTGTAAAATCATATCCTCATTTTTTATATATAATGCTTTTACAATCGTTTCGTCAGAAGTATTTAATTCATCTTGCAATCTTTCAAGATTTTTTTCGAGAAAAATATAATCACGAATTGTAAGTGGTGCTAATTCTAATTCAACACCTTCAAGATTGAAATAAATAGGCACTTCGACATTTGAATCCTCAACCCTAAATGCCAAATCTGCAAGTGTTATTTTTGAATTTATAACTGTATTACATTTAACCCTTAAATTGTCTGGATTGCTTTTAAGTTTATCTATTTCCTTTTGAAGTTCCCCAATTTCTTTAACTAATTTTTCAATATCACTTTCTGCCTTTTTCAAATTTTCGTCTTTGAAATTAGGTAAAGTCATATTTATATTCTCTAAAATAATTTGTTTGTTTTTTATCATTTTTTCGTTTTTTGTAATTTTTGGGTTGTCAATTATATTATCACATCTAAAATTCGGACTCCAAGAATGTTCTGGGTTTGTATAAAGATTTGAAATTGTAGTTGCTAAAACAAAATCTGAAATTTCCATATCTTCGATAGTCATATTTGGGTCTTCAAATTTTATGGCATTTCTAAAAACCTTTACACCTTCAGCAATTGAATAATCATTATTGAACTTTGATAATTCTCTAACCTCATCAAAAAACAATCCTCTAACATAAAATGCTTTATTTGACCCATAACTTCTAAACATTGAAGGGGTTTCTTCAACTTTTTGATATTCTATTTCTTTTTCGATTGTCCCCAATTTTACTTTTTGTTTTTCACTCGTAATTTTTGGGAATTTAATATCTACTTCTTCTTTTGCTACTTCGTATTCATATTGTTTTTCTTTCATAGTTTTTGAAGATCCAATATCTACTTCATATTGTTCTTCCTTCGTAGTTTTTGGGATTTTAATATCTTCTTCTATTATTTCATATTCATTTTGTTTTTCCACTTTTTAATCCTTTTATTTATATTTTATAATTATACAATATAATGTAATAATTATTTACTTGAATTCAATTTTTCCAACTCAATTTTTGATAATCTACAATCATAAAATTTAATTTCGGATAAATACCCACCGAATGAATTAGTATCATCATTTAAATTTCTTCTCCCACTAATGGTACCTCCACTTATTCCATCAACATTTAATTCTCTATAAAAAAATATCCATTTATTAAATGGTAAATTCAAATCGTGATATGAATCATCTCCAATATATGTTTTACCATCTATATAATACTTTGAATTTTTATATAAATACATCCTACCACTTTTTTCGAAACTCTCAACATTGACACCATCTCCTCTAAAATCGAAAAATTGACCTGAATGTGGTGTAGTTTTATACAAATACATTGAAATTGCTTTAAATGACATTTTATTTTCGATAATTATCCTATCGACATCATCATTAAAATACCTACCATATCTATTATCCACCAACTCATATTTTTCTTCCCCTTTTGATTTTAATACCAAATCACTTTTTGTGGGTTCTTTATCATCTCGTTCAAAATCAATATATGACTTAGCAAAACAGGATTTTTTAAAATAACTTGAAATGCACTCTTGATTTAAGCACTTATCATAAAAATCTATTCTTCCAATCATACTTCCATCAGCAACATAACTTGATAAATGACTATCAACAGAACCACCTGCAAAAATTGTCGATTCTTTTTTATAAAATGAATCGTCAGTGTATATTCCTTTGGCAATGATTTCAGCATCATAATACAATTTTATATTCTTTCCATCAGATGTAACTGCTACTAAAAACCATTTATTTAAGTCTATAGATTTATTTCCTTTTAACCATAAAGTATTATGGTGCTGTCCTTCGGTGTAAAAATCAAGAATACCCCCATTATCTTTATATGAAATTTGTATTCTAATTGAGTTTTCACTATTATCCAAAGAATGACTTTGAAAATTTATTAAAAATTGATTATCATCTGTTATTGATGTTATATAAACAGGAAACACTACACTCCATTTTGTTTTATACATATTTTCAATAGGTCTTTTTTCAAATTTCACACAAGATTTCCCGTCAAATAAAGCACATTTCCCATAAATGCCTGATGAGATTTGTTTTTTGCCTATCCATTCAATTTTCATTTTAGTCCTTATAAAGTGAAAAATTATATTCTTCACTTATTTTCTTTAACTCTTTTGTAAGTTTTCCTGACTTAGGAAATTCAGGAAATTTTTTGATATAATCATTTTCAAACATTTTTTTAAGTTTATTATACTTGCTTTTCATAATTTTGGGTTCTTTATGTTCTCTTGGATGTATTACTATTTCATCATCTGATTTGTTTTCGTGCCTTTCAATATAATCTGCTAAACTTCTTAAAATATCACTTAATTTAAAATTGTCTTTCAAATCTCTTGATGTTCTCAACCATTGATTTTCTATTTTACCTAATAATACATTTATTTCAGAATGTATTACACCACGACAATAACCCGTCTTTTCATAAAACGACTTATGCTCATTATGAATATGGTCTAATACCTGTTTATTGACAGGTATATTGACTTTTAAAACTTCACATTTATTATTTTGATAATTATACAATAAATTTCTAAAATTCTTAACTTCTGATTGTTTTAAAATTTTCATTTTACTCCTTTATTTCTTCGTACCATATATCTTTATAAGCATTTTCAATTAAAATTTTTCTTGATGTTAAGTCAGAATCTCTACAATCACTATTAGAAGATCCACAATTATCACATTTCCAATGGTCTAAAACAAGATTATTACCAACCACATAAATCTTTTTAAATGGATCCCAACTTCTTCCTTCCGCTGAGCAATAATCGACACCAGTGTGCTTTATATAAAATGTTTTATTATGTCTTCTATTTTTGCAACTTTTACTCATTGTATCATCTTTATCCAAATCTGCTAATTGTCTATTTTTATTACAATTCGGATAATAATTAACAACTTCATTATAAGCATCTATTATATTTTGCCTATTAGTTAAAACTTTGATGTTTTTTTCAAAATAATTTTCATTTTTATTATCAACTGATTCATAAAATTCGGTAATTAAAAATAGAGGTTCATCTTTATACCACACTTTAAATGTTTTTGAATTAATTTCATCTACTTTCTTTTTTTCTGTACTTATATAAGTTTTGAAATTTTTCAATTTACCATAAAACTTATTTCCACTTTTTGTTTCAAATCCACCACCTACTTTATCTTGGTCTATACCTAGCATAAGATAATTTTCATTATTATTTTCAACCTGTTCTCCACTCATCTTATATTCATCATCATTTAAAAATAATTTTCTGTTACCAAAATCGACTTTTAAATGGTACCATTTATTATGATTTAATTGCTCTTTAAAAACGATATGTTTTAGGTGTCCAAGGTAAATTTCTTTCCCATTATTACAAAATCCTATAAGAATAGCATTGTCACTATTTCTTGTAGCGATGCTAATCATATCATTTGTACGGGAAAAATTTTCTCCATAAAAATCGATCTCATAAACTCTGTTTGCCATATTATCCAAATTTTGATAAGATGCTCTTCTAAAATGTCCAGAAGAATTTTCCTCGTCTGTAAAATCTAAAACACATACTCCATCTTCATTTAAAACTTGAAGACCCCCTTCAATTTTCATTTTTTCAGGTTTATTATCTTTTTCAAAAATATAATAATCGTTCGAGCATTCAACTTTTTGTATTTTTTTACTATCCACCCCACAAAAAGTTTTAGCAATACATTTTTTAGTATCTTCATCTAAAATTTTATCATATAATCTTATATTATCTATTTCTATAATTCCTTTTTCATCGGTATATTTTTGCACAAATTTACTATCTCCAAACGACATATATTTTCTTGGTACCCTTGGTATATCTTTCTCATTTTTATAATCAAGTGTTATAACCTTTTCATTATTGACATACACATTAACGACTTCATTTGAAGATTCTATCAAAAAACAAACAAAAGGAGCATCTTTTAATTTATTAATATCATTTATTTTTAGGATATTAGATATTATGACTCTTTTTGTAATGAATTTATTTGATGAAGTTCCATTCCCCACTCCTCCATATAAATAATAATCTTCCCCTTTCTCGAATATTATAAAAAATAAAGTCGATGAAGATTCGTCATCTTCATTAATTGTAGAAATAAAATCATCACTCAAATTACAAACAGCAATCATTTTATTATTTCTATCCATATATGTTCGAGCACACATCACAATCGTGAATTCATCTTTTAAAACATTTATAGGACTCTCAAAACGAATACAATTATCTTTACTAATATGTGCCATCTTCCCACTTTGTCCTTCAATAAATTTAGGGTCATTTCCGACCCACTCATATTTTCCCATTTTTTATCCTTTTAAATTATTTTATTGCCATATTCAACATTATTTTCCGCAGTTATTGAAACTATTTTATCATAAATAACAAACGATTCATCCCAGTAAGATTGACCTGCTTTAAGACGAAATGAACCGTCAAATGTTTCTTTTGAAGCAGTGAATTCATAATATACCTTAAATAATTTTGAATCCCTGCTCGTATCTTGACCCTTACAAACAGAATTTGTGCTGAAAATAACATCGGCGGGTATTTCTATACTTCTATCTTTTGATATTAAACCATCCCACTCTGAGTTAAAATAAAATGTATCATTTATATCTAAAAAATCTAATGTCATAGGATCTTTTAAACTTGAATCTATAGGATCTATTGATGCCGTCTTCCCAATATATAAATTTAAAAAATACTTTCTTCCTATTGTAAGATTTTTTATCGTGAATGATATAGAAATAGGATTATCATAGTAAATATCATACCCATCTAAATTACAATTTGAAGAAAAAGATTTATTTAGAATTACTTCGATATTTTTTTCTTCGTTACTCCTTTTTTTTTTCTTCTTTTTCTTCCTCATTTGACTCTGTTTCATTTTCTAAAACTTTATCTTTATCTTCATAAAGTTCCCATATTTCTTCTTCACTTAATTCTTTTTTACATATACCAAATTCCGACATTAGACCTTCAAAAAAGTTATTTACTATGCCATCAGAATTCCAATCTCCACCAATGATAAAATCTTTATTTCCTGATGATAAGTCTATATTTTCAAGTGTAGTCTTTAACTTACCATTTTTAAAAATTTTACCATTACTTTGTATTGTTATCATTGTCCATTCGTCATCTTCAATATCATACTCATATTTTTTCTCATCATCATAATAAAAAATTAAATCCCGTTCGTGTCTTATTATATTAAAAAGATTATTAAAATCACGACTTGCAGAAACTAACGATTGATATTTATCTGTTTCCCCATCAACTTTTATCCAAAAATTTATGGTAAATTCTTCTAAATAATCAAAATTTGTTTTTAAATAGGTGTTCCCATCAAAATCAAATGCTTCACTAATAATACCCTCTCCATACTTCTCATTCCCTTCAACCTCAATAATTACATTGTTATTCTCATCTTTAACATTTTTATCAAATTTCAATAACATAAATTCACATTCAATTATTTCATCTTCAAAATTTTCTTCAACTTTTATCTCGGTTTTTTTAGTAACAACTTCAGCACTATCAATTCTATTTCCAAATATATCATATAAATTATCTTCAATTAAAAAAACTAACCTTTTCAAGTCAAGAATTCTATCTTCACAATCTAAAATTACATTTGTCTTAATAATATCATAATAATAATTTTCATCAATTTTAGGAGGTTTGGGAGAAGTGTTTTTATTATCAAATCGTTTTTTTGTATAAACTTCACCCAAAAGATTTTTTATTTTATCTTCACTTTTAAAGGCAATATATTTTACAGGTATTTTGATATTATCTCCACTCCTATAATTTTCTGTCATTTCGATTTTATCGGCAATAAGCAATTCATATCCTTTATTTTTCATTTTTATTAAATACTTTTGATTATTTAATTAAAAGGTTAAGGAATGGAATCAATTTATCAAAAATACCCCGAAAATTTTTTAAAGGCACTTGAAAAAACCTTGAAATTTGAAGGATTATACAGTTATGACCCAGATGACCCAGGGGGAGAAACATATTGTGGAATATCCCGTAAAAATTTCCCAAGATGGGACGGATGGCATTCGATTGACTACTTAAAACACAAAATAAATTTAGAAACCCAAGAAGTACCTGAACTTGAAGAAAAGGTCGCAGATTTTTATTATCACAATTTTTGGGTTCCTTTATCTTTAAATGAAATTGAATCTTTCAAAAAATCAAAAATAATTTTTGATGCAGGTGTAAATATGGGACTCCATAACACTAAAAAAATAACTCAAAAAGTGTTAAAAGTTACACCAGATGGGATTATAGGTCCAATTACATTAAAATCATTAAAAGAAATTGATGAAAATTATTTCGTTGCTGAATTTAAACTTAAACGAATTGAGTATTATATTGAATTGACAAAAAGGAAACCTATTTTTAAAAAATATATTGTAGGATGGGTTTCAAGAGTTTTAAATAGTTAAAGGTAAAAAATGGAAAATAAAGTTAAAGAGTTATCAGAAAAATATGTAGATTATTGGGCAAAGCATAATATAACATCAAGAATAGGGATATTTTTATTCGTTTTTGCTTATATTTTTGCTATTGTCTTTGTTATGTTACATCCAGTGGCACCAGCAATTGCTCAAATTGTTATATCAACATCAGCATACATTGCTTTATTGAGTGTGATGTCAGTAGTATTAGGTAATAATGCTTTGGTTAAAATTATTGAGGTTATTTATGGGAACAAAAAAGTTAAGAAAACACTTGACGACACAATAGATAACCAAAATGAAAAGTTACCCAAATTATATTAACCTTAAACGAAACTTGAAGAAGTAGAACTTCTTTAAGGTGTTTTTAAGATTATTAAAAAGGATAAATAATGAATTTTATAAGTAAAATAATATCATTTTTTGGGTTAATAGGTGGATTGTTTTTAGCAAAAAAGACTTATGATTTATCAAATGAAGTGGAAACAAAACAAACCCAAATTGACAATCTAAAAATTGATAATGAAAAGAAAGACATTGAAGTTGAAAATTCTAAAATTGAAAAAGAACAATTAAAAAATGAAGTTAAAGTTGAAAAAGTTGAAGAAAAAATAGATTCTTTAAAAAAGATTGATAAAGGCATAAAACATTACGAAGAAAAAAATAATGAAAAAATAAAATCTTTTAAAAAAAAGTATAATTATAAAAATAATTATAAAAAAGAAACTATTACTGATGAGCAGGTTGAAAAAATAAATAAAACGATTGAGGAAGTAGATTCAAAAAAAGATGGAGAAGAATATGAAATTAATCTTTAAAATTTTAGGAATGTTTTTAATTGGTATTTTGTTTTTAGGGTGTCAAGAACCAGAACCCAAAAAAGTGTTAGTAGTTAAAAAAGTTTATATTAAAGAAAAGGTTCCTGTTTTATCACAATTTTCTGTAGGAGAATACAAATTGAGTGCCATAAATAAAGGTGGTAAAATTTATATCAAAGAATGGGATGCCACTATTGATAAAAAGGAATTTTTGAAGTTTATAAAATACATAAAATCATTAAAAATGACTTTATTACAATACAAAAAAGAAGTAGATATTTATAATGATTATGCTAAAAATCATAATAAAGAGTTGAACTCAACCCTAAAATGATTTAACTAATTCATCAAGAAAAGACGAAATGTCTTTCTTGGTATTGAATACTGCCCCGAATGCAACTCCGTGCCCTCCAGGGTTACCATTGTGTTTTTCTATTAAGTTAAAAATTGTTTCTCTTTTATCTTCGTTATTTACCCTCACACTTATTGTCATTGATTGGATATTAACATTGACACTAATCTCATAATCAAAAAACTCCGAATAGTGATTTGCATACTTAAAATCAAAACTTATTAAAAATTTACCTTTATTTATAATTATACCTTTTTCTTGTAATTCTTTAAAGGTTTTTTCAATTTTACCAGCATAACTTTTCATTAAGTTTTTTTGATTATCATTTAATTTATAATTTTGTTTTATCATTTTTTCGGCAAAATCATAGTTAAATTCTTCCCAAAATAAATCATTTAACATATTTGCTATTTTGAATTTAGGATTATCTTTTTGCCAAATATCATAAATATCTATCAATTCTACTAATTTTTTAAGATTTTGTCTTGGTACAGAGTCGATATCTTTAATAAATAATTCAAATGTTTTTAAGGTCGCACTCTTTGTATCATCTATAAAAATTTTAGCGCTGAACTCATTTTGGATTTTTTCTAAGTATGTTTTATCATCGTATAAATGGTGGTCTATATAAATAATCTTTCCTTTAAAATTATGCTTTTTTAAAGTATCGTATAACTTTTTTTGATGTTCTTTAATAAAATTTAAGTCAGTTATTATAAAAGCATCATAATAGGTTAAATCTTCAATTTTATCTAACATTTCGGGAATTTTGTTATATCCCATATTTTTAAAATTCAATTCAGCAGTTTTATATTTTCCTATTGGATTAAACTTTTCGTTTATCACTAATTGGCACCCATAACCATCTAAGTCAGCGTGCGAAAAATTGAGTATTTTTTTCATCTTCTCTCCTCTTTTAAATTATTTATTATCAATATAGGAATCAAAATATCTATAAAGTATGTTTTCTTCAAGTTGAATTCTTTTTATAATTATACTCATAATATAAACAAATTCATTTTTAAAATTTTTTATATTATTTTTATTTATATTTTGATATTTTTTTAAAAACCTTTCAAATTTTGAAGTTATTTTTTCCATCTCTTTTTTAATTTCATTTATATAATTTTGAATTGTTATATCAGGGTTTCTTTTTTCAAAATTGTCCTCAATAATTTTATAAAGTAACTCGTCTTCTTTTTGAAGATGGGCAGTTAATCCTTGTATAAATTCATTAAAATTTTTTGTTAAAAAATTTACATTTTCATAATCTGCTGCTTCAATAATTTTAAGATATATTTCATATAATTTCGCATGCTCGTTATGAAATTCTTCTGTAAGTTTTTTCTTAGCAAAAAACTTTTTGATATTTTTAATCATTATTTATCCTTCAATTTTGAAAAGAAATCAATTGATTTCTTTTCTAATTGTTTTGACATTCATTTTTTTGTTTTTTAATCTTGTTTTAAGTGCTTTTTTCAAAATTAAGGCACTTTTACTTTTTCTTTTTAATGCTGCTTTTTTTGAACCCTTTTGTCTATTTTTTATTTCTTCTCTTGACATTTTTTCACAAGATTTTTTTCCCGTTTTAGGGTCTGTAACAATTTTATGGTCTTTCTTTTTGCAAGTGAATTTTTGTATCATTAACTCTGCTAATACATTCATCTCTTTCCTTTATAATTATATCACAAAATAATAAAAAAGTCAATTATTTTTGATAAATTTCTTTAATTTCATCATAAAAATCCCAACTACAAGGTGGGGTATTTTTTTTGAAATAGTTATAGTCTTCTATATTATTTAAAATATTCGTGGCAGACACATCATCATCTCTTTTTAACTCAATAACATTGATATTATCATCTAAAAATTTTAGTTGAGATTTATAACTTTCTATTCTATCTGTTCCTGCATATATTGATTTTAATCCAATCCCAAAAATAGATTTTTGTAAAATTTTAGGAATTAAACCATTTTGAGTTGAAACGAACTCAATTTTTTCAATATCATCTTTAAAACAATTCGAAATAAGTTTTTTTCTAAATTCAAATGTTTTATCTTTACCCCTTGCAACAGTCAATGCTAATATCAAATATTCATTTTCTAAAAGTGCTTTTTTAATTAATTGAAAATGCTTTTTGCTAAGAACTCTAAATTTACCAACTATCAACCCTGTTTTAGGTGCCATCATTTTTAAAACATTTAATTTTGAAGTTAAAAATAAGTCATCTTTAATGGTTGCCCAATTTTTCTTTGGATGAAGTATTGAATCCTTACTCAAATTTTTTATTGCTTTACTTATTTCCGAAAAAACATCTTCAATAGATTTATTTTTTGTATCGATTGTAGATAATATATTTTTGGCAGTGTCTTTTACATTTACCCAATAAATTGTTTCTTCTTCCATTGTTCCTCTTGTCGCATTTTTCATTGCCAATCTTTCTTCTTTTGATAATTGGTATTCTTGCTGAAATTTATAAGGTTTATCATTATACCAAACTACGAACCCTTCAGGTTTTCCACCAAATTTACTTTCTGCTTCTAAAAAAGTGTCAAGTAATAATTTAAAATATTCTTGTTTATTTTCAATTTTATCTAATCCATTCGGCAATAATTCACGAATTTTAAGCGATTTGACATTTTGTATTAAATTTGAATAAGGATATAAAACACCACCAAAAACAACAGGTGGAATATGAATTCCTAAAATGTTAGCATATTCTTCTCTTTTATTATCAAATCCAAAATCTGAGTTATCACAAATCATTATACCATTTTTAACTTGACAATTAGACTTTCCATAACTCAATAAAATTAAATTATAAAGGTCAGTATAGTTGCTCATTAAAGTAGGTTTTTTAATTAAGTATTCACAAAAAAATTGATATCCTTTAGGTAGTTTTTCAACATCGACCCTTTCTAAAATATCAAAAATAAATTTATATTGACTTGCTCCTAATGATTGTTTTGCTTCTTCATCATCATTATACCCAGATTCATTTTTTGATAAAACATTACCCTTATAAGCAACTATCCAATTTTCACTCAAAAGTTTTTTATTATCTGCATCTTTTTTAAGGAAAAGTTGAATTTTAACACCATCTGTCTTTTCTTCAATTTTTACATTCGATGACAAGAAAGTGTCAATATCACTTTCTTTTTTTAATGCTTTTTTTAATTGTTTTATACTTATGTCCATTACTTTTGCCATCAATCAATCCTTACTCATTATATTTTCGACTTGTTTATATGTTTTCTCAGAGTTATACTCAACCCTAAATGTGTTTCCATTTTTATTCCATTGAATATGGTAAAAAGTCGGCACATCTTGAATATCTTTAATAAAATAAGTGTTTATAACAAGGTATTTATTTGTGTGTTTGAAAGATTTATCTATTGACGAAGTCATTTTTATTTCGAAATATAAAAGTTTATAATTTTCAACTATTTCTTTAATTTTTTTACCCACTTCATCTTCCCCACTAAACATATATTGACCTATATCTAATAATTCAACTTTTTTATCAACTAAATAATCTATAAATAAATTATTTTCAGTATTACCCATTTTTGAATTTTTTTCATATTTTTTTAATGAATTTGCTATTTCGATTTCACTTTTTTCATTAAATTTTGTTAAAAACTTATACAGATAATCCAAAACGAATACATTCACTACAATTTGAGCAAATTCTGCTTCCGAAAATGGTGTATTATATGGCGATTCAATTTTTTTATAGTCTTCTAAATTATTTAGAATATTTTTAAATGTTTTTAAATCATATACCATTTTATCATTATAACCCAGATATTTTGAAAAAGAAGCATAGTTGTTTAAAAAATTATCAATAATAGTATTACCTAATTTAATAATTTTTTTCGTTTCTTTGTTATCTACAATTTGTTTAATGCTGAATTTTGCTTCATTTATTCCAACTTTTTTAAAATAATTGGATACATTTTTTGAAATTTCTTTTTCCGCACTTTTAATGTTTAATAACGATTTTATAAAGTTTGATATATTACTAAAAAATGATTTTATATTAGAAATTACTTTTTTAGAAAATTCTATTGATTTTTTGAAAAAACCTTTTGCTGTATCCAGTATTCCTTCATCCAACTTGTTTGAATGATTTTCAACATTTAAACTATCAAGAATTCCATTACCTATATCATTTCTCACATCAGTCGTAATTTTTCCTATTCTTGCTTCTTTTTTTCCTTTTTTCAAAGAAACCTGCATAAAAAAGTACTCGTTACCTTTTTCGTCTATTGTTTTATATGTGCCGTAAGTACCTTCAACTAATTCAGGAGCACCTGATTTAAAAAATCCATTTTCTAAATTTATGCCATTTTTTGAAAAAATTAATGCGACATCTGCTGTATTATTTTTTGCTGATGAACTTTTGTCAAGGAATGATGTTTGCCATTTATAAAAATCACCTATTTCAGAATGTAGTATTTTTATATTATAACCTTTGAGTTTTGACATATCTTCAACCAGAATATTTGAATCATATCTCGAATTGTCGTTTATATACATTAACAATTCTTTAACATAATATAAAACTTCTGACCTTTTTTCGTCTGTATCAAATTTATTGAATAAAGTTATCAATTTATAAGAATTTAATTTATCATCATTTTGTTTAATTTTTTCAAGTAAAGTATCCCACAATCCTTGAGAATTTTCAATCATAGATGTTTTTTCCAATTCAGGAAAAAATGGTAATTGATTTGTATAGTTTAATAAGTATCCTAAAGAAGCAAAGTATTCCAAAATATCAGTAACATCTTCAGATTTTAACTTGAACTCTTTTCCTGCACCTTTTTTATCCCAGGTATTTTTGCTTATATTATTGAAAGCAATGACATCGCCATTATCTATTTCGATAAATTTTGAAAACCTTGAACCTGTTTTCACACTATCTAATTCTTTACAAAATTCTTTGATATTTACAGGGTCTTCAGATAATTGCTCGTAATAATTTGATGAAATTTTGGCAAATTTAATCATAGTATCTATACCACATTCAAAGAAAATTGCTTTAAGATACTTAAAAAATTTGTTTTCAACTATTTTACCTGACTTGATATTTTTACCGACATTATATAAAATCTCTTTATTGTTTGTTACATCTTCAAATAATTTGGCAATTAAAGATACCTTTCTTGAAGAAGTATGAATAGGGGATTCATAAATTGATTGTTTAATTTCTTCAAAACATTCTTTTAACATAGTATTTTGCCTTTAACTTCTAATAAACTTTCTTTAAATAATTCACCCATCTCTCTTGCCCCATAATTCGCATAATAAGTTTTAACCATTTCTTCATCAAGGTATTTTTCAAGGTATGGAAATGCTTTAATAAAATAACTAATTGCGCCATTTTTAATTTCATAATCAAGTTTGGCATTTCCTCTTTCCAATTCTTGACCTATATTTTTACCACTTTTATTCTCATATAAAAGTTGAGTAAATCTTTCAAATGTTTTAATGATTTGATCTTTTGTAGCATATTTTTTTAACAACTCTATTACACCAACGAAACTCCAAAAATCACTAACTTCATTTTGAGTAGGTTCAATTTTGAAAATAACTTTTAAAATATCATTTATTTCTGTTTTATAGATACTTTCCGAAGTTTTAAGTTCTCTTAAAACAATTTTTCCATCAATTTTTGCTACTTCGTCATTACATTTAAGTTCTTCAAAAGCAACTCTAATACCTTTCGAAACACTAAATTTTAAGAAATGTAAATCTTTAGGTTTTCTTTTTAGTTTTTTCTCATAGTTGCCACAATTTGCTGAATTCGTTACCACTACATACTTATCCAAATCAATTTCAGACATAGAATGTGAAATACTTCTTAAAAGATATTTATGAAAAACTGCTTTCACTCCGTTTTGTAAATCTTTAAAAGTTGAACTATGTCCAAATCTTGCGAACTCATCTGGACTATCATTTTCATATTTTGCGAATTCAAAATCTATTTGGGCATAAACTCTACCTGCTTTTGAATTATATTCAAAAAGTCCATTTATTTGGTCTATTATACTTCTAACAGAAGGTTTGTTACATCCTAAATAAACGAATTTTCCATATTTTTTACCTTCAATTCCTTGTAAAAAATACCATACTTCTTCTTTTAAATCTTCGGGAAGTACAATATCTATATCTCCACTTGAAGGTTTTAATTTTAACAATTCTTCTTCTTTACTAAGCATATTTGCATCCATTAAGTATGAAGTTGAACCATTGAAAATAATCGCATCATCTATTAAACTATCTTTTTTCCATATTTTTCTTCCTGTATCTTTTTCAAAATCTTTGTTAAGTTGATGTAACAATCCACGAATATCTTCTTGAAATTGTTTTAAACCAATATCTTTAACAGGAATTTTGTCTGCTTTATAATTTTTTCCAAACTTATTTATTGAAACATTGCCACCCATAGTAAGGTCCTTTTGTTATTATTTAATAATGAATCATGTGATTTACATTATAATTATACCATTTAAAAATAAAAAAGTCAAGTGATTTTTCAAAAAATCACTTGAAATTTTATCAATCCGTATTGCAAGTTTTATTTATTTCTTTTATCCTAAATACATAACTCAAAGATTGGTCGTTTTGATTAATTTGGACAACTTTTGTATCTCTTATAACTTTTAAACAAAGATTATCATTATAAGAAACATTAAAATCTTCGTAGTTGTATTCCACTTTGAATGGAGTTTCGTTTATATCTTTAATATAATTTTTTATGTTTTCACTTCTATCTATTATTTTTGATAGATTGTCTTCTTTTGTTAAAGTGTATTGCTCATTAGCAAATGTGGAAATTTGATGTCCCACTTCTGGAAAATTGGCAGTTTCGGCATTCTTTTTAGTTGTTAAAAACTTCGGTACAGCAACTGCTGCCAAAAGTCCAATTATTACAATGACAAAAATCAATTCTATTAGTGTAAAACCTTTTTTCATTTTAATTCCCCTTTTATTCAATTACCAAAAAGTCTGCTATAATTGTGTCAGTTGAACTTGGTGCTTCTGTAAATGATATTTTTTTATCAGAAAATGTATAATCATCGTCTTTTAATTGTCTAACACCATTCTTAAACACCATTGGGTTACCTATAGGTGTATTTTCTAAATCGAAGTCTTTCGCAAAACCATTTCCTGAAAATTTTTCTGAAGACATTGAATAATTAACAGCATCTCCCCCAACATCGTTAAGAGTCGCAAGTTTAACTCCATCTAAAACAAGCGGTGCCGAAATAGGTATATTTCCATCTGAATCTTTTTGAAATAATTCAAAATCCGCTGAACCTGGTAAAATTTGATTAGCATTCAATAAAGTTGCCATTATAATCCTTTAAAATAGTATTTTAAGGGGTTACCCCTTATAACTATATTTAACAATGACTTTATCTAACGGATTTATGTTTGTGAAAATTATAGTTTTATTGTCATCTTGAAGTTTAAAATCTTCTTCATTGTCTTGAAGAATACCATTTTTATAGACAAATAAATGTTTAGAATCATCGATTGGGTTTTTTAATTCGATTTTGTTATCTATAACATCTTTAAATTTTTCCTGAATTTCAATACTTAACGATTTTTTTATATTCTCAATTTCATTTTTGTTTATTGTAATGTCATCTGAATTTTGTTTAATTAAAGAAGTATTATTTTCAATTTTTGTTAAATTATCAGAAACCCCTTCATTAGCAACCGAAATTGAATCTTGATTGACTTGTATTGCCTTTGAATTATTTGAAGTTTTTTCTTCAAATTTGTTATTTATATCATCAATTTTTTCATCTATGATTTTTATATCTGTTTCAAGTGGTACTAAATCCGAACTTAAAATAATTTTATCGAGGTCATTTGACCCTGCTTTAAATGTTTTTTCGTTTTCAATCCACACTAATTTTGCTGCTTCTTCATTGCCTCTATAAATTTCAAAACCACTCGTTTCAGCAATAATTTTTTCGTCATTTTCATTTAATGTTATTATATTATCTTTAATGAATGAATTTTTAGCATCTACTTTGACTTTTTCACCTTCAAAATAAACATTATCCTTAAAATAAACTTTATTTGCAAATGTTTTCATACCCTTGATATTTTCGTCTTTATTTGAATGCACATAATCATCTTCTTCAAAATCAACTATATCTTTTTTATGGTGTGAATGTTCTATTTTGGCAAATTTTTCTTTTGCTTCATCTTTTTCCACATAATCTTTTGCCAATGAAACCACATTATTTTTAACATCAAACTCGTTAGTCTGAAAATCATAAAAGGCAACTTTTTTGAAAATAAATCCATCTTCGTTTTTGTTTAATACTAATGCCTTACCAGCATTTCCTAAATAAGCAGGAACATCAAGATATTTATCAAGATGTTTAAAAGTTAAATTCCTATAATATGTATTTATAAAATTTGATAAATCCATAATTTACTCCTAAAATTGAGTAAAATTAGGTATCATATAAATTTCTGCTTCTAAAACATTATCATTAACATCTGAATCTCTAATATCTTCAACTTTTATTTTTAACTTTTCTTCATTTTTTGTAGTAGGTACTGGAATTCTATAATTCCCATCTTCACTTAATCTTCTTTTATAAGTTACTATTGCTGCCCCGTCGTCATATTGCACTGGAAACCAATCATTAGCAGTTTTCTCATAGACATCAAACTTAATGTCCAAGGCATCTGAATTGTTTCTATCAAGTTTAATATAAATTAAACAATCTTTGCCAAGAGATGGTACAAAACCTTCACCTTTTGGATTTGATAAGTTGTCAATTTGAGCAACTAATTTTTTGTACTGGTCATAAATTTTAATCATACTTGTCCTTTTAAGTGTTTTAAATTATTTAATTTCATTCAATTTTGCTAAGTTTTTTCATTTCATTTGCCAATCTTTGAAATTCCCATAAAGCACTTTTGTCTGTTCTTAATTTTATTAAATTTTCAAAATTTCTTTTAGGTAATGTTACTATCATTTCTGTTTTATATGCTTCTGGAATGGCATATTTTGTTTTGTCATTTTCGAAACCACTTTTTATAAGATTTCTTAAATTTTCAAGTGCTTCAATGATAGAATGATTTATTTCAACTATTTCCGTTAAAATTACATATTTTTCTGCTCTTTGAATATCATATATTTTCTCATTATCCTTATAAGTTATAAAAGGATCTTCATTTTTTAATTCCTTTAAAGTATATCTCGTACTTTTAACAGTTATTCCTAAAAAATCATCGTGTCTCACAAATTCTTGAAGTAATGCCCTTGATATATTTTTGATTCTAAAGGTATAAAAAATTTCATTTTTATATAATAAATCACAATAATTTCCAAAAATAGATTTAAACTCATAATCTTTTGTTATAACATCTTTTGTTATGTATGTTTCTTTTTCATCTTCATTAAAAATTGCCTTATGACTTGATGGAATAATATCTAAGATTTTAGTTATAAGTTCTTTATAATCTGCATCATTAAAATGTTCTAAAATCCATCTACCATTGACACTTGCGATATGATTATCAATCAATACATACCCATCATTCAATCTTTGAAATTCTAAAATTTCCGAAAGGTTTTCGCACTCAAAAGAATACCACAAATGTTCTGCCACAGACAAATGTTTTAATTTTCTAAAAAGTCTTAAAGCAAATGAAGTATCTTCTTCAGAAATTGAATCAGTTGGTACTTCATAATTACCACCTTTGTGGAAACTTTGCCAAGCAGTCCTACCAGCAATAATTGCATTAGATAAAGGTGTATTATCATTTAAAGTCATTTTATCTCCTTATTTTAAATTCATGTGAAATTATAACAAAAAGAAAGTTAAAAATTAACTTTCCCAATGTTTTTAAGAAATATAAGCAGAAGTTAATCTTTTAATTTCTTCGATTCCACCATCAACGACACCTGATGAAGCAATACCACAAGCAGCAACAATACTTCTCATAGTTAATTTTCCTTCACCTTCTTTCATCGCTTCAAGTAATTCTTCTTTATCTTCTAGTTCCATTTCAGGTACGATAAATTGTAATAATGATTTAATTCTTTCTACAACATCTTCTCTTCTTAAGAAAACATCCATAAAAACACTTCTTGATTTAATTGCTGCTAAATCAGGGTCTTTAAGAAATTTATCACCTGGTAAATTCGAAACGAAAATTATTTGACTATCAAATTCAAATGATGAAGGTAGTCTATATTTTTTACTTCCAATTAAACCGATTTTATCAGGGTCCTGAAATGCTAAATCTAAATTTGCCAAATATTCTTTTGCCTTTTCAGGCTCTAACCCATCCACATTTAAAGTCGCATTTGAAAACCAACTGATTTCTCTCATTGTATCTGTATCCATTGCAGATTTAAGCATATTTATACAATCTCTATCGTTTAAGAATCCATCTGAATCATCGAAAACAATCGTCATATTTTTTCTGTATTGGTATAAAATTCTATATAATCCTAATGCTGTTCCTTTAAGTCCTTTAAAATGTTTCCATTTCGCATCAGGTCCTTTTGGATCTCCATACATTTCTTTAAGTGCCTTAGACACATGGAATGTGTTATGATGAACGAATCCATAAGCATCACTATAAAGGTGATTATCAGTGTTAATAGCAATATCATATACAACTTGTTTAGGTAATTCTTCAATTTCAACGATTTTTTCGTTTCCATTTCTATTAACTAATACATCCTCTACTTTTATTTCACTTGTATCTGTCATTCCTCTTTCAGTTAAAATTCCGTGTGCTTTAGCAACTTCAACCACTTTTCCTGTTTCAGTAGTGATTTTTAAAACTTCATATTCTTTAATAATCATTCCTGAAATTTCCTGAAATTCTCCATTTTCATCTTTTATTTTGAATTTTGTTTTAGGTGAATACATTTCATCAACTTTGAAAATATGCCCTTCTTTTTCAGAAATAGTATCAAAAATTTCTTTAAAATTCATTTGTCTCATTTATAATTCCTTTGTTTATTTTTTACTTTTATGCCAAAAACCTACCAAAAAATTGGACAGGTTTCCAATTTACCATTTTTTAAATTTGTTATCTTGTAGATAAAACCCAAAATTATAATCCTTCAACCTCAAGAACCATATTTTCAGATCCACATTTTCCCACACCTGCCATTCCTGCTACTATCAGACCTTTTTGTGCTCCTGTCGCAACAACTTTTACAAGAATTTCAATATCTTTAAAAATAAGTTCAGGGTCTGCATATTTTCTTTCTGCTAATTTTTTCTCAGCAGTTTTCATTTGTTCTGTAATTGAATTATCTTCAGCAGAACCTTTTGTGATTTTGAATGATTTATATTCATCGTCGTCCCAAACACCTTCATCTTTCATAATTTTTTTAAGTTTTTGAGCAGAACTTCCACCTTGCATTGGGTCAATACCTTTTGCTATCGCATAAGCATTTATTTTTTTGTTTAATTTAGGATTAAACTCTTCATTTACACTTTCTCCAATCGAAGCAGAATTATTTTCAAGTGCATCTTTAATTACACCAACCACTTCCACGATATTTAACCAATCAGGAATATAAATTGTTTGTGAGGGTTGTCCGAATGATGAACTTCCATCAGGTCTCCAAAAATCGACTCTATTTACACTAAATTTATTTTTTAAACCTTTCGCTTTTGTTTTTCTATTAACAAATCCAAATCTAATCATATATCCATTTTTTGAAAGATATTGAAAACCTACACCTTTTTCTCCATCGCTACTTGTAAAATCATTTTTGAAAAACGAATCTGTCATTTTTTTAAATTTACCAAATTTACTTTTTGAAAATAAACTTGCTAAAAGTTCTGAAACTTTTAATAGATTTTTTTCACTGAACGCTTCGTTTAAATACCCTTTCGAACTTAAACCTTTTGCTTCTAAAATAACATCTTTAAGCATTTTTATCCTTTATTTTAAGTTTTGTTTATATTATTTAAAATTCAATTATCAAATATTTATGTTTATAATCTCATTTTTCTCATAAAAATCTGACTTGACATTCAATAAGTCTGCGATTTTTTGAATTTCATTTTTATTTACCTCATTTAACCAATAAATTTTTTGAATTTTAAAATTTGTCATCAAACATTCATTATAGTTTGTTTGAATGTTTTCTTTTATAAATTTATTAAAAATTTTGTACCCACCCTCATCCAACCAATCAAGTATTCTATTATAATAAGTTTCAAGTGGATTATCACTTTCTAATGCTTTTTTTGAAAAACCACTTAAAAAGAAATTTAATTTTTTGCCAGCAGGAAAATCCGTTTTTATCCATCTTCTTCCTTGTGTATCAGGAAAAGTATATAAGTCAGCATTACCTTCAAGAATACAATCACCTTTAATTTTCACAAGAATAGGAGTACCACTTGAAATAACAGGTAATTTCATCAGATCATTTCCACCCTTAGAAAACCCAGAAATAGTTTTATCTGTTTTTTGTATTTTTGCTAAATCTTTGATATAACTATTTGTAGTCAAGTGATAACATTCTTTATCTTCAATTAGATAACCCAATTCTTCAGACATTTCCTTAAAAAATGGTATAAAGTTATTTTTAATTAAAAAAGTTTCATCATATTGTTTAGTTGCCATTTTTTCGAGGATTTTTTTAAGCATTTTTAGGTTTCTCCCCAGAAACTTTTCTAACTTCTTCAAGTGGGTTTTCATCGATTCTTCCAAAAATATAATCCATTAACAACTTTTCATTATCTTTGTTTTTTAACCATTCCTTAGCATACTCGCTTAATTTTTCGTGTTTCATTTATATCTCCTTATATGTAATTTATTATTCCTATTATATTAACAATAACATAAACAGCATTTAGTGTAATAAGATTTTTATTTTTAATATCATAACCAAATTTTAAGTAACAAAAACTGCTCAATAAAAAAATAAAAAATCCAATACCATTTATGCCTATATTTGATGCTATTATAACTGCCCCTACAATACCAAAAAGTGTTCCCAAAAAGTCCCATTTAAGATTCATTTTGTGCCTTTAATTTACTTATCATCTCCCTTGCTTTATTAAGTTTATCATATCTTTTGATATAATATTCTTTACATTTTTTAACTAATTCATCTTCATCTCTTGATTTCATAATTGCCCCGAAGAAAAATGCTTTTTTATGTTTAATCGCATATTCTTTTCTATCCATTGTTTCTTTTTCTTTAAAAATTTCAAGTGCTTCTTTTAGTCTATGGTTGAAATTGTGAGAAACTAAATCTCTAACTTCTTCAACTTTTTTGAATTTATCGCCTTTTAAATTACTCATAATATCGTCGATATTTTCATTTATTATATGTTCTATAAGTTTGTTTTCAACTAATTCATTTGGGCTTATTAAATGATGTAAAGCAAAATACCATTTTGTTTTGAATTTTCTAAATTGTGTTTTTCTGTTTTTTATGCTTTTATTTCTAACAACCCACCCTTCAAGTCCTATAACTGTTTCTTGTAATTCTTCAAGTTCTTTAAGTGTATATTTATATTTTTTTGTAACATATTTTTCTGGAACTTTTGAAATGATAAAATCATAATCCATATAATTACCATCTTTATCTCTTATTTGTAGGATTTTTAACTCGCTTTTATCATAATCTATAACTATTTGATTAAAAGGTGATATATATTCCATTAAAGGAAAATATCCTTCTTTAATTAAACCTTTTAAAATTATTCTTAATTCAGGTTCATTATCCAAAATCATTTGAGCATTCATTGCTTGTTCTGAGTTGAATGTTCCTTTTGTTTTTAATCTTATGTTATCATTAATAAAAATAGGTTGAATTAAACTTCCATCTAATTTTTCTGTAACCTCAATTTCATTATCTGTATCCCATTTCGCATGCTCGTCCATTGTGAATGGATTTTCATTATGATTGAAAAACTTATGTAGTGAATACCACACTTTTCCCGTATCCAATTCAATCGTTAAACCTCTTAATTCTTCTGAACCTTCAGGTAAAAAATCCGAGTAACTTCCCAATCTGTAATTGAAAATTCTAAATGTTTTATCTTCAACTATTTCATCTTTATAATAAAATACATCTGAGTTGTTTTCAACTATTTTCATTGCTTTTTTTAAATTCATTTGGTACTCCTTTTATTTTGAAAAAAATTTAATAATTACGAATAATACACCTGTTATTTGTGGTAATGTTAATTCATAAAAAACAACTTGATGACCTATTAAAAATTGTATAATAAACCCTATACCATACCCAATGAAAAAAGTAATGACAGTTGCCAACAATATAATTCCTATTGTAATTGCTATTATTTCAATTGTTTCAATTGTTTCTCTCATTTTGTTTCCTTTTTGTTTTATTTCTTTTTATATTATAATTATAACAAAAAAACAAAAAGAAGTCAAGTAAAATTCAATTAAAATTTAAACTTTTTTAAATTTTCTTTTGTTTTTATACTTTTTTATTTTTTGATGCCATTTTAAACATTTAGGCCTATGAAATAAATTTATTAAAAAATTACTAAATTTTTTATATCTTTTTATTCCATCACTTGAATAATTTCTTTCTCTCGGGTCATTATACTTTTTTGAATTTAATAATTTTAATTCAAGTTTATATCTTTTACACGGATTTGTTTTTGTATTCATAATAAGCCCTTATAAATGTATATCGTAAGTTTTTCTATGAAAATCCTGTAACCCATTTTCTCTAATTTCTTCTTTGTGTTTTTTAGTTACATAACCACTATGCTTTGTAAATTTAAAATTTGGATTTTCTTTTTCAATTTCTATATTCTCTAATTCCTTATTATATTTTGCTAAAATACTTGCTGCTGAAATTTCTGGTATTTTTGAATCGCCCTTAACTAATGTTTGGATTATTTCTACACCATAATTACAATTCCCATCATATATAAAAACATCATCATCAAAAAAAGTGGTAATTTCTTCAAGAGCAGTTTTTAATGTATTACTTAATCCATTATCATCTATATATTTGGCATTAAAACTTAAAACAATACTTTTAAATCTATTATCATTTTCAAGTTTTTCGCCCAACTCAAAAATCTTCTTTTTTGATAATTTTTTACTATCCATAACTAATTGTTTCCAATCTTCAGGCAAATCTTTGACTGCTGCAACGAAAAGACTACCACCTACACATCCTCTACCTGATTCATCTATTCCAATCATTTTTATCTCCTTATTTTTATGCTCATGTGAAATAATCCAACCAAAGGGTTAGACATTTTTGATATATTCAAAATCGATTTTATCATTATATCCAATCGGATTTAATAAATAGTCAATTTCTTCACTCTCTTGTAGTGATTTTTCACTATTTCCGAAATTTAAAAATTTGCCAATCCATTTTAATGGATTTTCATTTATATCTGGATAAATCGACTTTAAACCAATTGCTCTTAAACGGACATTTGTTATAAATTTAACATAATTTTTTGCGATTTCTGAATTTATACCCATAGGACTTCCATATTGATATAATTCATCGATCCATTTCATTTCTTCTTCACTTGCTTCCCAATACATATCATATATTTTTGAAGTAATTTTTTCAAAAATACCTTTAAAATTCGGGTCTTTTTTAAGAATTTGAATAGTTTTTTGTGTAAAAGCAAGATGTTTATTTTCATCTCTTGCAATAAGTTGAAGAATTCTTGAACTTCCTGCCAATTTATTAGTAAATTCTGTAATACTCCAAACACTCGCAAAACCTGAATAAAATCTGATACCTTCAAGAATGTTAATGGAAATCATTGCTAAGAATATTCTTTCTTTAAATTCCTTCATCCAATCATTTGAAATAGGTATGCCTTTTTGATTTTTATAGACATATTCTATAACCCATTCGTATAAATTATTGTACTCTCTAATTACTGTATCTGTTTCTTTACCTAATTCTTTGTTATCCCAACTATTATCAAAAATCAATTCTGGGTTTTCACTCATCATAAATTCAACCATATAAGAATAACTAAATGAATGGATCGCTCCTTCAAAAAATTGAATAATGTTTAAAGCACCTTCGAATTCAGGATTTGTAGTGATTTGCCCAAACATTAAAACAGGACTTCTCCCTTGTAGTGAATCAAGCATAACTAATTTCGAAATAACAGTAGTGAAAATATGTTTTTCAACTTTACTTAAATTTTGAAAATCTGCTTTATCATTTACGAGCGATATTTCTTGTGCTTGCCAAAATAAGTCTTTCATATCCTGATTTAATTTAGCATAAAATTCATACTTTACCTTATCGTATCTTTGAGTGTTTCTCATACAACCAAAAAACAAAGGTTGTTCTTCCGTTTTTGTTTTTTGATTTGTATATAATTCTAATTTACAATCCAATTTTATCTCCTTAAAAATTTTTCAATTTTTATATTTTTTTAACCTTACCTGCACTCATATCTGCTTGAATGGCATCATCAATTTCACTATTTGAACCCAATTCATTATATTTATTAGCATATTGTTTAACTAATTCATCAGGGTGCATATCCGAATCTTCAATAACCTCGAATTTTTCCTTATTCCATACGAAATAACCACTTTTAGCACTTACTTTTTTCTTTGCTTCGTCCATACTTTTTAAAATTTCTTTTAACATTGTCTTCCTTTGTTTTAATTTATTTAATTAAAGTGGATGCTCTATAATGAGCATCCACCCCCAGCACACCCAACTTCATCATCGATTTTTTGTAAAACTTCATTTTTACTATGGTCATCAGTCTTTCCTATAACATAATATAAAGTTTTAATACCATATTTATGTATAAAATAAATCCTTTTTAAAACTTCATTAAAAGGAATTTTTTTATCTGGGAATTTCGTAAAATCGACATTTTCATTAAGTGATATTGCTTGGTCCGTCCATTTTTGAATAACTGCTATAAGTTTCCAATACTCTAAAACATCACTATCAAGTGCCAGATTTCTTTTATAAAATTTTTTATATTTTTTGATTTCTGGCAAAACACCATAAACATTTATTTTATTATCTTCTACTGAGTATTTTAATGACTTGGGCATATTTATACCACTAATCATTCCTGCTGGTCTTGAAGAATTTGAACTTGGTACTGCAGTTAAAATAGTTGAATTTCTTAAACCATTTGTTTTAATATCATTTTTTAACTTATTCCAATCTAATTTCGGGTCGTGCTTAACCAAATCATTTACATTTTTTTCATACCAATCTTCTGGGGTCAATCCATCACTATATCTTGTATCTTTAAAATAATTACAACTACCTTTTTCTTTTGCTATTTCATTACTTGCTTTTAAACCATAGTATAAAAATTCTTCCATAACATCATTAACTAAATCTCTTGCTTTTTGAGTGTTATAATCGGCATCATTTTTCGCAAGCAAATAAAATAAATTTCCAGGACTTATACCCAGTGCTCTTCTATTTTTTGTGAATTTTTCAAATGATTCTATACCAAAATAATCTTGATAATCAATCTTTTCATCTAAAAACTTGACTAATAATTTCATATTTTTTTCAAAAAATTCTCTCCTTTCATCGACATTCTCGGGTAGATTACCAAAATTTATCCCACCTAAAATACAACTAAATGTCTCTCCAAAATTGATTTTAAATTTTTTACCATTATCATCTAAAATTTTCTTTAATTCTTCTAAAATAGGTACATTTTCAAAATCCACAATTTCATACCTAAAATATCTATATAATTGGAACCATCTACCACTTGAATATAAATCATCTAACCATTTTTTTGCTTTCTTTTTAGATTTTACTTTTATAATATAATCTTCATCAGGAAAACTTGGGCTTTGTATTTCGCAACATAAATTGCTTGTATTTACAGGTAACTTCCAAGCACTTTGATTTTGAAATGCATTAGCATTGACTAAATAATTTCTATTCGTTGAATATCTTTCATTCACAAAAATTTTAAAAAAATCTTCTGCTTTAATTGTTTTTTTAGTTTCAACTTCTTTCTCAAATCTTTCATACTCTTTTTTGAATTCTTCGGTTCCTATTTTATCCCATAAGTCATTGACTGTATTTAGATGAAATAATGAAATATCTTCATCTTTTTCAAGTCTTTCGAATAATAATTTTAAGTCCATACTAAAAGCGTGATCTGCTTGTCTGACCGACATTTCTTCAGAACCTCTATTATTTTTCAACTTAACCAAATCCTCGTACTCGTAATGAAAAAATGGATAATACATTGTAGTAGAACCTGTCCTCCCACTATTAGGTTGAGTTGAACTTTTACTAATTTTTTCTTGAACTTGAAGATAAGGTATCGTCCCTGTATGTCCTTCAAAACCTTTTCCTATATCGGCACCCAACCCTCTAATTTCCTCCTTTATACCAATACCTGCTCTTAACTTTGTGATAAGTTTAAACATCGATTTGGCAGAATTAGAAATGCTTTCAATACTATCCCCCGAATTCAAACCAGCACAACTTGTAAATCCTCTCATCGTTGTTCTAATACCAGACATATCTGGCGTTGGTAAAAATATATCAAAATTTGATAATGCTCTATAAAAATTTTTAATATACCAACTTCTTTCTTTTTTGTCTTCAATTCTTGCGAAAACATATAAAGGTATCATAAAATAAATTTCTTGTGGAGTTTCAACTGCTTTTCCATCTCTTTTTATCGCATATTTTTTGAGCATTTGATTGATTCCTAAATAACCAAATTTATAATCGTTTTCAAAATCAATAACCTTTAAAAGTTTTTTTAATTCTTTTTCACTATAATACATAAATAGTTCTGGGTCATAAATTTTATTTTTAATTTGATTTTTTATTCTATCTAAATCAAATTTTGGAATAAAACTTCCATATATTCTTTTATATAAATCTTGAAGTTCTGTTCTACAAGCGGCATATTGATAATCTGGATGCTCTTCATCTATCAAGTCAGCAATAGATAAAGTTAAACTTTTCTGAATTTCTTCCGTCGTAATTCCATCGTATAATCTTATTCTAAAATTATTAACAATTTCGTTTATATCACAATCTAACCCTTTAATCGCATATTTTATATGGGTATAAATTTTATCGAAATTGAAAGGAACAAGATCTCCATTTCTTTTCTTAACTTTAATATCCAATACTTTCTCCTTTTTATAATTATATCATTTTTTGAACTAAAAATTAAAATTTAGTCCCAAAATTTCATTATATCTCTTCCTAATTGACAGTAAAATTCCTTGTAATTTTCTGTTTTTTCGATTATTTCCAATAAATCTTGTATTTTCTTTTTAACTTTTTTGTCGCCCACGAAATTTGAATCTACACCATAGTGTTTTTCCATATCTTTTAAAATAGTAATTACAAAATTATTCAAGTACTCATAATCCCACCAATTATAACTATTCAAGTTGTCATCAAAAATATCCAAGTTTCTAATGTAATTTTGTTTTTGATGTTTATCTAAGAATTTCTTTTTTTTGAGTTTCTTATTCAATTTTTTTAGTTGTTTTTTTGAAAATTTTTTCATTTTTATCTCCTTATATTTTAAATTCACAAGAACCTGTTCCATTATATCCATAAGGACACCACTTACAAACTAATTTTGAAGGAGTTGGTTGATAATCTTCTGCTTTGTCTGAATTTGGTATTTTCATTCCCCTTAAAATTAAATTTTCTATCGTTTTTTGCAAATCATCCAGTGTAACTCGTCTTGTAAGTTTTTCATTATGGTCTAAATAATAATATCCTACAATGATTTTATCAAAGGGTCTTTTTTTCAAAATGACATTTAAAGCATAAGCATATAAATAAACTTGTAAAAAAGTTTCATCTGTATCTTTTGCGATGTTACCTGTTTTCCAATCTATCACATATAAAGTATTGTCATCTGTACCATAATAATCTATATAACCGGCAAAATCACTTTTTCTACTATATCTATCTGAAACCTCAACTGTTCCATCAGACATAAAATTCATACTAAATGGTGCTTCTGTTTCATAATCAAGACTCAATAATTTTTTAACGAATGGAGTTTCAAGTGCTAAGTCGCATTTTTTACTTGTTTTTTCATAATCGTCCTTTGATAATGTACTCGACTTGAATTGACAAGGTGTATGCTTGAACTTGCTTTCCATATATTTATGGGCATATTGTCCAATTTTGAAAAATTTTGGATTATATTCACTTTTAGGAACTTTCTCTTTAACGATATTTTGTAAATAATATCTATAAGGGCAACTCTCATAAACTTTTAATTTTGTTATGCTAAGACTCAATCGGTCTTTATATTTTTCTGTTTTTTCAAGTATTTCTTTAAGCATTTATGACCTTTCTATTTATTTAATCCATAAACTTCACAATTCGTAGAATATCCATTTGAAAACATAAATCCAAAATTGTGCCCATCATCTAAGATACCTGTTATTTTTGACTTGTCAATATCAACGAAACCTTTTCCTTTGATATGGCAAATTACTGAAACATTATCGTTACTTTTAATCTCGTTAATGTATTGTCTTTCTTCAAATGTACCTAAGTACCATAAACCATATAACAACCCTAATAGTCCTAAAAACTTATATCCAGGTTTTGTTTTTACTCTTTCAATTATTGTCATGTGAATTCCTTTTCATTTTATATTATAATTATATCAAAAATAAAATAAAAAGTCAAGTGAAAAATAACTTTTTAAAAGTTATTTTCCATAAATTCAATATGTACGATTAACTGGTCATTTGATAGAGCATTAAAAACTGTTTCAACGAAGTATTCTCCCCCATCAAGGTCAGCAGCATATTCATAGTAATAATCTTCAATGAATTTTTTATATTTATGTTTTGCATAAAGTTCATTTAATTCTGGATAATTGTTTTCAAAATCCCCATCTTCCATAACCAATAAATCAGCGACTTCTTTTGCTTCTTTATCACTTAAACCACTTACAAATTCTTCAGCAACTGCCGAAACACCAGCACCACCAATAATTTCTTGTAATCTTTCGTAAAGAGCATTTCTTTCAGATCCTAAACCTTCTAAAACTTCTTTAAGCATTGATATCCTTTTGTTTTTATTTAATCTCAATTTTACAAATTTTTTCGAGTGTATTTTTATTTGTGAAATAGTTCAATCTTTTTATATTTTTATCATTCGGGAATAATATATAATAAACATTATTTTTTGTTTTTATAATACGATAATAAAATTTTGGAACTATCTCACCTCTTTTAAGTCTAAATTTTTCCCCACAATTTCCTGTAATCACTTGAACTTTTCCATATTTTTTAGCAAGTAAAATTTCGAAATTTTCATATTTCCTATTTATAATTCTATTAACTTTTGGATATTGTGGGGCAATGTTAGACATCAAAAAAGTTTCTTTTTGTGCTTTCAAGTTGTCATTAAAAGCATTGTTACTAACTGTATGTCCCCTATCAATCTTAAACCCATTCAATTTTGATTTATAATCTGAACTTTTCGCATAAGGTAATTTCATAGACCTAACCTGTTTATCAATCGAAAAATACTTAATTCTTTTCAATGGGTCTTTTTCGACATTTTCTTTTCTCAATGTATAAACAGCATATCTTGGTATTTTACCTTCCACAGAATAGAAAAGTGTAAATTTTGATTTTTCTAACTTAACCAATTTTTCTGGGTATTGTATTGTTAAACCATTTAAAAAAATGGCAAAAAATAATAACAAATATTTCATTAGGATCCTTTCATAATTATAATATACTTATATTTAAAAATTAACTTTTTCTTGATTTTTTAAATACTTTTGAATATAATAAAAGGCATTTTAATGGATAAAAAAATCTTACAACTATTAGAAGATATAGAAAAAATTAGAATAACTTTAATATCTAATCTTAACTCTAATTCATTAAATTCTCAAGAAATAAATGAGAGAATTATTGATTTGAGTTCTAAATATAAAGACCAAGATTTAAACGACTTATTAAAATTTATTGTTTATATGAATGATAATCTAAATAATCTAAATAATAATACGAGTGAAGCATTTTTAGAAGCACTTGATAAATTATTAGATAAGAAAAAAGAACTTATAGAAATAATTAGACATCAAAAAATTCAAGTAACACCGAAGAATAAAAATAATTTTAATGAATTCGTAAAATCAATAGGATGGCAGCATTCAATTATAACTATTGGATTTATTGGAATGCTTATTGTCATTTTTTTATTTTTTCACCCAGAAAAAACAGAAACCATTGTAAATGGTGGAGTAGCAATAACAAAAAATATAAAAGGCAAAAAATGAGTTTCTTAAAAAACATTTTTAAAAAATTTTTAAAAAAACCAAATATTGTACCAGAAGAAAAAGGAAGTATTGAAACTGATTTAGATTATATAGAAGGTTATGATTTTTCAACCTTATGTGCTCAATGTATGTTTAGACAAAATTGTTCTAAGAATAGTCATTTTTGTGAAAAATGGCATAAAGAATGGGACAAATCAAAAAGGACATTTTTAATAATAGATGATAACTTTGGTATAGTCGCGATTATCAAAGATATAATTGATGAATTAAATGAAGAAGGAAAAATAGATCTTAAAGAATGGAATATTCTTTCATTTCAAGAAAAACAAGCAGGAATTCAATTAATAAAAGCACTTAAAATAGATAAATTAAAAGTCGATGCTGCTTTTATTGATATGACATATGGAAGTATTATTAGAATAAAAGATAAAAACATAAAAATAAATGGTATTCATATTTTTAAATTTTTAAAAGATATAAACAAAAATTTAAAATTTAAGTTTTATACAGGAAATATATTAAATGATTACATAAGCAATAATAAAGAAATTATCGATTATTTTAAAAAAATAACAGGTGAGGATATTGAAAATTATATGATTTTAAAATCAGGAACAACAGATGAAGATTTAAAAGAGGAAGTTTTAAATCTTTTTCGAAAGGTTGATAAATGAACCTTATTTCAAAACTTTTAATATCTTTTTTTGTATTTGTTATTTTTTTATGTTCTTCTTTATTTTTTGCATTTAATTATTTTGAGGTGAAGTATTTTACTGAGCATTATTACTCAACTAAAAAAGTATCAAAAGATTTTCATTTAACGAATGAAAATAAATATACTGCTTTTTTAAAAAATAAAGAAATTGTATATTGTGATAAAAATAAATGTATTGCTAAAAAAATAAAATTTAATGATTTTTTTATCATAACAACTATTATTAGTACAATTTTTACATTGATTTGGGGATATTATAGCCTTAAAACTATTAAAAAAAGTGAAGAAGAAAAATTTTTAGTAAAAAGTAGTAATCTTGAAGCATTAGCAACTCAAAATAGTATGACACTCTTAACGGAAAATATCCATCACGAACTTAATTCCCCTTTGCAAGTACTACAAAGGAATTGTAAAAAAACAAGAATGATATTATTTGAAGTTTTAAAAGAAAAGTATTTTCCTGATAGATTCATAAATGATGAACACGATTTAAAAAAGATGTTTATTTATAATCATATAAATTATATAAAAATAGGTGAGAAAAAAATTCAAGTGGATGCGATGTTTGACTTATTTATGTTATCTACAACTTCATTAGAACAAATTCAAGGTATTTTAATGAATATGTCTAATTTTAAGCAATTAAGATACACTAATGGAAATAAATCCGTTTATGAAATAATTGAGGGAGCAGCGAAAATTTTAAATGTTACAATAGACACACCATTTAAAATTTATATAGAAGAGGGAATTGGAGATTATAAATTAGACCATTCTAATGGATTTAAAAATGCCGATTTAGTGAATATCATCATAAATCACTTGAAAAACAGCGTTGAAGCAAATTCGACAAAAATTGATATAACTATTGAAAATACCAAAGATGGATTTATGCTTTTAAATGTAAAAGATAATGGAAATGGTATTCCAGAAGAATTTCAAAAAAGTATTTTTCAACCAAATAAATCCTCTAAAAAAGATACATTAGGTTTAAGAGGTAATGGGTTATTTTTAAATCAGAATTTATTGAAAATGTATGGCGGAGATATTCGACTTAAAAAGAGCAAACCTGGACAAGGGACAGAATTTGTTTTAAAACTGCCCATTATTCACTATAAAAACGATTAAGAAATCCTCACATAATACTCTTTATTAAGGGTATTATGTTTAATTTTTATAATTCCCTTTGTAATATCTAACTTTTTAAGTACTTCATTTTGATAAATGTATTGTATATCATAACATTTTAAATTATCATCTATTTCTGAAACAATTTCATAATCACTATTAAATTTTACATTTTTCGGCATTGAAGCACTTTCTTCATCTTTAAAATAAACATCCTTTTTAACTATTTCATATTCTTTTATTTTTTTAACAAATTTATTTTTGCCAAATAGTAAATTAAAACTTGTAAAATATCTTTTCTCATCTAAAACAGTTAAAAGTTTAAAATAATCTACCCCATCTTTAACGAAATGTCTAAATGGTACAAAAAAACATTTTTCAAATTTTTTGCCTTTTTTATAAAAAGTTTTTTTAATCATAATTATATTTTTTATAAATTGATTTCCTTTTTTATTATCTTCGTGCCCATATAAAAAAGATAAATCTCCTTTTAATAATTCTTCAACATCGTTGAAATATGTTCTTTGTTTTAATGCTTCTCTAAAATGTCTATTTGCTAAAATTATCATGTGTTACCCTTTTATTTTTAATTTATTAGTGGGGTGTTACCACCCACTAATATCCATAATATCGTTATTTTCTTCAACGATTTCTTCTTTAACTTCCTCGTTTTTACTTTTTTTAGGAGTGTCTTTTTCAACGATTAACTCTTCAACTTTAATATCTTCTTCGCCTTTTAGTATCTTAAAATAACTTGTATCTTTTGCCAATCTTATACCAAAATTTATTATGGAAGTGATGTGAATTGGGTCAATTTCACCCAAAATCTCAACACTTTTATCATCTAATTTTAATTTAACTTCTTTCATAATTTTCCTTTATAAGTAAGAATAACCTCTAACATTGTTAAACTCTAATGGGTCATCATCAATAACTGCATTTGGTGGCAACTTGGCACCTTTTAAGAAATTTGCTCCACCACCTGAAATGATAACTAAATGTGATGAACCCAACATTTTTTTATCTTCAATTAAAACACTTTGGAAAAGTTTCATAATGAATTTTCTTTTTTCGTCTTTTATGAATTTAACTACATCTTCGTGCTCGACACCATTAAACATAAAACTCTCATCGATAACATACTCATTTATCTCACTATCAGAACATTGCATATTAAATTTATTTTCTATAAATGTTTTAACAGGCCTAACTAAACTTGAAACTCCGTGCCCAGGATATGCTTTTGAAACTTGTTTTTGAAATTTCTTTTTAACAATCGATAAAACATTTATCGTATTAAAACCTATATCAATTATCGCAACTTTTTTGCTTGCTAAATCAAACCCTTCTTTAACTTTTGAACCCTCTTTTAGATATCTCATATAAATACCTATACCTTGTGGTACGATTTTTAATTTTAAGTTTATCTCTTGTCCATTTATGGCAAAATGAGATAATCTTTTTTCAAAATCAGGAATATGACCTAAATCATTTAATGCCAATCCTGTTTTAACCACGATTGGCATTTCTTTATTCGCAAGTTGAAATTTACTTAAAATATGATAAATGATTAACGGACTATATTTTAAAAGTTGTTTAAAATCAGTAGTAGTAAATGTTTCTCCCATTGAAGCATCAGAACCAACTATGTATTTTTCGCTTTCAAATTCATACACTTCTTGGTCGCCATAGTCGATTCCATTATCTGTATATAAACCCACGGCAGTTGGTATTTTTACTTCTTTATTTTTATATCTTATTTTAGTATGACCATAACCAATATCTATTGAAATACTTTCCATTTATTCTCCTTTTTATAATTATATCATTTTTTATAAAGATATTTAACTTTTGAAATGACTTCTTAGTGCTTCTATATCAATATCGTCTGAAATTATATTACTATAAATTTTATCTTCTTTTTTCAAAATGTGTTTAAAATTTGTTTTTATGAAATCTTTTAACTCTATTCTTTTTGAAATTGACATAAATGCCTTTCTAGATTTTTGAATATAGTTCAAAGTTGATTCAAGTCTTTCATTTACAAATGTTCTAGCAACTTCTTTTGCACCTGCTCGCATTCCTTGTGTTTTCAAATCCTTCCAAAAAATATCTAACCATCTATTTTTAACATCGTTTAAATCTTCATTGATTTTACCTTCCGAAATATCACTCGCCACTCTAATTAAATCTTTTTCGTATAAATCTAATAACTCATTTTTTACTCTCATTTTTCTTTCCTTTTAATAATGTAAATAATCTAAATCCATTGATTGTAACTTTTTAATTGCACTTTTATATATTTTTGAAATTGCTGCCGGAGAAACACCCATAAGATAAGCAATCTCTTCATTTGAGTATTCTCTTGCCTCAATCAAACCTTCACTCATTAAAAAGTCAAGTAATTGCCATCTTTCTTTAACCTTTAAGTCCAACATCATAAGTCTTATTTGATTCAAATCCATTTTTTGCTCCTATATATAGTATTCGATTGTATTTTCTTTTTCCACTTGATAAATATCTATAATTTTTATTTTTACATTATCAAAGTTTTTAAATGTTTTTAAAAAACACTTTTTTCCTTTTTTGTTACCACAATAATAAACATTTAACCCATCTTCATTTTTATGAAAATATAAATCCATTTTACAGGTCGTTAAATGTTTATTTTTGAAACCATATTTTGCTGATAATTTTCTTAAAATATCTATATATGTTAAGAAAAAAAAGTTTTTCCAAAATTTCATATTTTCTCCTTATACACCATATGATTTATACAACTCATCTAAGTTTTCTCTAACTTTTTTAAGATTGAGTTTCTTTGATATTTCATCAATCATTTTAAGTTGATTTTTCATATATATCTCATGTGATTCTTCTAATTTTTCAATATCACTCATCTTTATGTAATCCATTTTTTCAAAAATTGTCATCTCATTGAAAACATCTAACCATTTTTTCATTTTATCTTCCTTTCTATTTTTTATAATTATAACATTTTTACATCAAAAAGTCAAGTGTTTTTTAAAGTTTTAAATAAATTTAAAAGGAACTAAATGATTATTTCTACACGGGGCAAATCTTTCAACTTGATAACATTTGACGATTTCACTCAATTTTTGAATGAAAATAACATAAATATAGATGCTAATGCTTTTTTCACAAAATATAAAAATGAAAAAATGACTTTATCTAAATTTAAAAAGATTTCCGAAAATTATCAATTCACAAAAAAAGAGAAAATAGAAAAACCAAAAACATTTTCTGACAAAGATTTATTTAAGCAAAAATTTATCAAAATTGCCCCAGAACATTATGGTAACTATTTCAAAAGACTTAAAAGTGAAATTAAAGAATTGAAATTGAACCCACCTAAAAGGTTCAAAAAGTATATTTTATATTATGTACTAATTGATAACTTTTATGCTTTAATACTACAACCACAAGACCGAAAATTTTATCTGGAAAATTACGATTGTAAAATTCTAGATAAGAAAAAAGGTTACTATTATGATTTGTATTATATAAAACATTCAATTCTTAAATCATTCTTAAAATATAGAACGATTAAAGAATTAAATGGTAACTTTCTGTTCGAAGGATTTGAAGAAAATGTTATTGACTTCATACCTGACGAACCACTTGAAAAAATTGATTATCTGGAAATTTGATGTTTAATCTTTTTCCAAATTTTCATATTTTTTAATACTCTTTTATAATAAGTTTTGTTTTTCCAACCACCATTATATCTACTTATTGCTCTAAACCAAGGATTACTATAATGTCTTCTTAAAGCAATTTCATAGTTTTGTATTAAATAAAGTGCTCCTACACTTACATTAAATTCTATATCAGATAATAGTAATTGTGCTAATTCTAAATCTTTTTTATAGTATTTTTTATAAGGACTAAATAATTTTTTATAGTGTCTTAATTCTCTATTTGCCCATCTTTTCACTTTTATGCTTCGTTCGTCATACTTGTTCTTATATCTATTCAAAATATCTTGATAGTATTCAATTTTAATAAGATATTTATAATACTTTTTAAATGCAAACGGGTCTTTATGGATATATTCTTGAAATTGCTCATATACATCTTTATGGGCAATAATCATATGAATTGCTGTTTCTAACTTGACTTGCCCAACTCCTAATGATTTCATTATGAAAGGTTTTTCTTGCCCATTTATGTAATTATCCCCTATCAATTGCTTCCCACCACTTGATTCAGTCAATATAATTGCGACCATCGTATCATTAAAAATGTGCCCGTCTTTTGCCGAAAACCAAGACGCCACTTTATATGTCGTTTTTAAAACATTTGTTTGTGAAAAACTTACCCCAAAAAGATTTGTGATAAGCAAAATTGAAATTAAAAATTTCATTTATACCCTTTAATCTAATAACTTTTTTAAGTCATATTCAACATTATACGATTGGAATACAACGAACGGCATATTTCTCATTTTTTTACCACCTATTCTGCTTTTTATGAATTGAATTGCTTCAGCACTATTTGCATAGATTTCTTCAATCCCTCTTACGATATTTCCGTAACTATAATGAATTGCATATCTGGGATTACCGTACATATCTCTATTTATTTTTTCAACTTCTACTAAAATGTTTTTTCCGTTTTTGTCAGTTAAAGTTATTGTTTCCATGTGTTTCCTTTTTTGTTTTATTTCTTTTTACATTATAATTATAACAAAAAAAGAAAAAGAAGTCAAGAGTTTTTAACTATTTTTTTATAAATTTCTTCAACTTTTCCTTTTAAAACACTTTTATCTTTTATTGAATTATCAATTTCATAATCAAAAAGTATTTTATCAATGTCGGTTTCTTTGATATTTTTATCTTTAATATGAATAATTTTAATGTCTTCATTTTTAAAAAATTCATATTCAACTAAAAATCTCAAATCAGAAATAACATAATTTTTATTATCTTCAATTTGAGTAAGAACAGCATTTGCCCAAATGTTTTTATCTATTTTTTTCATTTCTTCAGCAAAATATATAAGTTTATCTCGGTACATTGATTTATATTTTTCAAACCATTTCAAGGGTATATTTAACATTCCACAAACCATTTCTTTAGGTTTATCGGCAAAGGCAAGTCGTGTAAAACCTTTCTCTTGAAAAATTTTTGCGACTTCATCTTTACCCACCCTTTTTTCTCCATATAACATAACTATCATTATGAACCTTTTAATTCGATAATTGCTTCTTTGACATAAATCGGTAAATAATTACTTCTTTTAAAATTATTAAAATTTTTATCAAAAATATAAAAAATTGCTTCATCATCTTTATGTCTTACTGCTCTACCATAACTTTGAATTATTCTATTCGCAGTTTCTTGCTGATACCATTTTGGGCACATTTGCATTTTTGTTTTGACATAACTATCTCCTAAACTTGCATAAGGTATTTTAGTTAAAATTTGCCATTTCGCAAAATTATCTTTAAAGTCGTGTCCTTCAAAAAGTGTAGGCCCAATCAAAATTTTTTTACCTTTATATTTGTTTATAGTATAACTATCTTTTGCCACAACTATATCATTTTCAAATTTTGATTTTTCTTTAAAAATGTTAGCAAAATAATAACTTGATGTGTGTATTATGCCCATTTCACCTTTATGTTTTTCGATTATTTTATCTATAATTTTAGAAGTTTTTTCGATTGCTTCTTCTTGATTTTTGTATGAAAAATCTACAACGGGTTTGAAGACGATTTTTCTATTTTCGACAGGAAATGGACTACTGCATTCGTAACTATCATAAGATTTTATACCATTTTCTTCAGCATAAACTTCGATATCTCCTATCGTTGCTGATAAGTGAATAAAATAACTTCCTTTATCGAAAATAACATCTGAGACTTGATGAGCATATATAGGTTTTATCTGTATATGAAAACTTTGTCCCATAAATTCATCACCTCGTTTTTCAAGTTGGAAAATATAATCCCCTTTACTATATAACATAAGTGCTAATTTATTTGCAAGTGTTCCAAAAAATAGCGATAAATTATAATAAAAAGGCACATCTAATAAATCATTTTCTTTAAAACTTTGTACTTCGCTTTCTAATAACTCGATTAAATTTTTTATATTAGAACTATTTATTTTTTCTCTTGAAATTATAATACCAACCATAGATTTGATGAATTTATTCAATTCGAGAAAAATTTCTTCAACTTTTAGATAATTGTTATTGAAACTATCATCCTTAATGGCATTCATTTCGTTTTCATCTAAAACAATTGTTCCATAATTTATCAACTCATCTGCAAGTGTATGGCACTCATCGATTACGACTATTGAACTTTTTGCTTCTGGATAACTTATAAAGAAACTCATATTTGTTATTCTTTCAAACTCATCCAACCATTTTTTTCTTTGCACCAGATACGGACAATTTTCCTTTTTACATCTTTTAGATTTAACCATTTTTAAACAATTATCCGTTGAATATGTCGTTCCAAAAGAGCAGACATAGTTTGTTTTTCCTTTTATATCGACTAATAATGGGAACTCGTTGATGTATTGGTCTTGGAGTGCCTTTGTTTTTGCTAATATAACCCCTTGGTAATTATCTTTTTCAATATCGCTTCTTGCATCTAAAAATTCTTCCAAGATTTTAGTTATGGCAACTGCTATATAACTTTTACCTACACCTGTTGGTAATTGTCCAATAAAATGTTTATCGCCTTTTAGAAATGACTTGATTATTCTTCTAAATGTTTCCATTTGTTCTTTTCTTGGTACTTTTCCACCAGGAAAATGTTTAAGAATAATTTCATCAATTTTTTCATTTGAAAATTCTTTCAATTTTACTCCTTTTTGCTCGTTATTATAAAACATTCATCTTCTCGCATGTAACAAAATTATACCAAAAAAGAAACAAAAAATTAAGAAGAATTCTTAACTTTGATAACTTTTTAGTATTTTTTTCATTTCTTCAAGTGATATAACAATCGTAAAATCTTCATATCCTTTTGTAGATTTGAAAATTTCTTGAACCATTTTAAAACCTTCAGATTTTTTATCATACATATCTTTTGAATTATGTTTTAAATACTTCCATTCTTCTTTTCCAAAATAACTTTTAAAATCTTTATAGTCAAGAATTGCTGTTCTAGCATTTTCAGCAGTTATAATCAAGTCGATTATTTTAAAATCATATCCTAAAATCTCATTATATCCATCAACTAAATCATTTTCACTATACTCTAAAAGACTTTTTAAGTCATCTTTATAATCAATTAAAACTTCTTCAGTAACATCGAAATAAAGTTTTATCAATTCCATTTTTGTTTTTTTCAAGTCATCTTCATTATATTTACACTCATTAGATACTATTGTTTTACCTATAAAACAAGATAAATCTTTACAAAATTCACAATTTTCTGTTTCGAACCAATCCGTATCCATAATTCTTCTATGAATTTGTTCTCCCATAGTTTTCCAAAATCTTCTCACTCTACTATCTGCTATATTATCTGGTTCTACCCATCTTCTACCTTGACTATCAAATTTTGTCCAAATGTCTGCATTGTGATGAACTGCTTTTTTACCACTCAAAACAGCACAAACAGGCTCTTCAAGTTCTATACCATCTGCTCCTGAAAATATATCATCATTATTCCATTTATCAAAACAAGAAACTGTTTTTCTTTTATTTTGTAGTTTTCTAAGTTGTGGGACATTCAATAAATCTAACATATGAAAATATGTACCCTCTTCATCTCCGAAAATTCGTTCCATCATCTTTGGTGAGATTGGAACGAATTTTCTGGCGATAAATTCTAAAATTACCACACTTGAATCATCTTTTTCATTTAAACTTTCTAAAATACTTCTTAGCATTATTTTATTCCTTTATGTTTCATCTTTTAAATTATTTAAACAAATCCAACTTTTTTCTCAATTTTTTTATGTAGTAATGAAACATTTTTTTTCAGGTATTTTCTATCTATTATGTCATTTTTAACATCATCTATCATACTTCCTAAATCAGATTGGTAGTAAATATCTTTATAAGGTAATTTTTTGTCTGTGTGTTTTGCATAAATTTTTTGTGCTTCTTTATATTCAAGTGGTAAAAATTTTAAAAAATCAAATAATCTACCCTTCCTTTTTAATGCTTCATCTATTTCATCAATAGGTTGATTTGTAGTGATTATAATTTTTGTGTCATTTTTAATAACACCATCTGAAAACGATAATAATTTGCTTAAGAAATTATTTTTTGAAACATCATCTCTACTATCATCTCTTTTACCTAAAAGAAAATCTAAATCATCTAAGATTAAGTAGTCATTTCTTTTTGCTATTTCCCAAAAATCATCCATATTAAAAAGACTTATATCTTTCGCGAATAAAAAATTATGGTATTTTCTACTATCAGGCAATGTATTATTTTCCAATAAATATCTCATAAGTAAAGCAATAAATTTAGATTTACCTGTTCCGGGTTCTGAGGCAAGTATTAGAATGTTTTCGTTACTTTTTATGAATTGTTCTATGAATAAATTCACATCAATGAATGGATAAAAATCTTTATCTATATTTGAAAAATCCTCGTGATACTTTTCTTCAGAACTTTCTTTTATACCACCTTGCATAAGACCCACTGTCGTTAAATTGATATAATCGTTATCATCAAAAGATTTATATTTTTTAGTAATTTCATAAATCCTATCTAATAAATCATAATCTTTACAATATATTTCACTATTATAAGTTTCTTTCCCCGATTGAAGACTAATGAATATATCTTCATTGACTAATATATAATAGTTATAATACCCCATATCATAATGATGTACCTTTGTTTTAAAAGTATTTGAAATTTCCTTAATAAACTCACTTAAACTTTGTTTTAAAATTTTTATACCACTATGAAAGGCATTAAATTTTAATAAATGCTTATCCCAAATTGAATCGGTAATATCACTATTACCTGGACGATGCGATAAAATAAAATCCATTTTTTGCTCCTTTTAATAAATTTTAATATAAATCTTTTCTTGATAATGTTTGAAGGATATCTTTAATTTTTACCTCATCTATAACTTCAAAATGACTTTTGAAATCTTTTTTAATTAAGTAATGTCTATCCCATTCCTCATCAAAACCGATATAATTTTTATTAGATTTAAAAAATGTATATACTTTATCTTTTTTCCAAGATATTTCACCTTCGGGGTCTTTCATAATAAAATCTTTGACACATTTCGCTAAAATAAGTTTCATTTTTTCTCCTTTAATTTTTTTAAAATAACCTATCTAAAATCACTAATCCTGATGTAATTAAATTGAATGTTAAAGATTCATTCAACACCCCAAATGTTATTAGTTTCATTAAATAATCATCCCATATTTCCATTTCAATTCCTTTAATTTTTATTTCATGCGACATAACGAGAATTGTGCTTTTCTTTTCTCGTATAAAGTTTTTTACTTTTAACAACTTTTCTACTCATATCTATTTCACCTCTTATTGCTTTGATGATATTTCCGTCCCTTCTTTTAACATTTTGTAACTCATTTTGAATTTGTTTCAAAGTTCTTTTTTTGTTCTTCTTCATAACTTATCCTTTATGTTTTATATTTATAATTATATAATTTTTTGAAAGAAAAGTCAAGTAATTTTATATAACTTTTTATATTTATTATAAAATTTATTGATTTTTGCCCATTCTTTATTTCTATTTTTAGTTGAATTTAGATATATTTTTATAAAAGTTAGATAAAGGTTGATGTCTTCAACAGTTATTTCTTCTTCATATGAATAATCATCATCGTATATAGTGATTTTTTTATTTTCAATCGCACTCATATAAAAATCAACACCCATATCAACTATTAAATTATATAATAATTCAAAATTTCTTTTCTTCTTTCTTTTTAAGTGAGATAATTTTTTCGTTATTTTGCTCATACTTCATCCTTTAAAATACATTCATAAACACATATATAAGGGCCATTTCTTTTATCTATATGAAAATGTCCAAATATCCATAATTCAAATTCAACCAAAAGCAATACTTTATCCATAAATTTTGAAACAGGGTCTGACAATTTCAAAAACCCAACATTATCAGGCAAGTAATCTCTTATTAAAAATGAAGGACAAGTGTGCGAAAGAATGGAATAAAAATTCTTTTTATTTTTTGCTATTTTTAAAATTTCTTTCTTTTCACTTTTCTTTAAAGTTTCTTGTTCCCACCAACTAACATTTGCCTTTCTATAATGTTTATCGATAGATTCCGCCCCCCTAATGCATAAAAATTCTTTATCTTTGATTTTTAATAGTGGATTTTTTATAAAATTGAACTCAACTTCCTTATATTTTAAAGTGTAAAATTCGCCTTCAATGTCGCCTTGTTTTTTAGTTACAGGAAAATTAAAAATGGCATTATAATTTTCGTGATTTCCCGGAACAATTATTAAAGTTATGTTTTTACCTTTTAGTTTTTCAACCCATTTATCAAGTGTAGGGGCATTATCCTTCAATCTATCACTCCA